TTATCTAAATTTACAATATTGTATAAGGCCGTAATTACTTTAGTCCTCCATTCAAATACTGCTTGCTGAGAGATGGATAAATCTCTGTTTAGTTCTCTTATCGTAGGAAATTTCTTACCGTTAATCATTAAGTCTAACATCTCTTCAAATTTCTCTAATTTCTTTATACCAGATAGTATCGTCTTTGATTTGTAAGTAAATGTTTTATTTGTAGTCTTACACTTATATTTTTGTATGTCTTTATAGCTTCCTTGCTTTACAAAAAGATTCGATTTACAACATGGACATTCTGTTACCTCTCGTGAAATGTTTTTAAAAAGAAGTGTTCTTAATTTATTGAGCAGATATTTTCTTTGCTCCGGTGTGAGCTCTCTGAGAAGTTTATCTAATGATCTTTTGTCCATAAAAACTGATTTAATAAGGTTATATTAATAACGCTTTTTATCGGTTTTTATTGTATATTCACACTAAAACGTCAAAACGGCTAACAGAGCCACTCTTATAAACATTCTTTAAACCTCTATCTTTATATAAATAGGGTGTCAGGACTTATTTCCTGGAAACAATTAAAATAACTAATTTTCAGTCGTTTTGTAATATATACTTTATTTGACCAAAAATCACTTAATTATTTAACTATCAATCAATCAATTTAGTGGGTGTGTCTGGAACTTATTAGATAATGGTGAGGTATTATTTTGAAATGAAGCCAAGATATTATCCCTAAAATATCGAAGAGCATTACGTTTATCTTCATAATGCTCCCAAATAGTATATATATCCTTCTCTTCATAAGATCGTGGTATTTTTTTCATTAGGTAATTTCTGTTATGATATTAAATAATGATTCAGATGTTATATCAAAGAGTTGTAGCTTAGGTGATCTCTTACCAAATTTCCAGACACCCCATTCTTTCTGTAATATCATACAGTCAGCATGCAAGCCTACCATATCAACTTTTCCAAAAAATCCAACAACATAAGTAGCACGAGGTATTAAAGAAATTCTTTCTGTGCTAAATGTTATTTCTAATTTTTTAATTTTATATTTTCCAATGAATTCTTCTTCGAGCTCAATCTCTTGCTCATAAAAAAATAAAAGCTTTTTATCTTCGTATATTCTAAGAAGTTCCTTAATATCTTTGTATAGGGCTTCAACAGAGGTTATCCATTGATTTTTCCTATCAGAAGCTTCGGCTTTTTGTTTCTCTCCTTCTTCGTACTTCTTTTTTAAAAAATTTTCAAAATCATCAAAATATTTTGGCATTTCATCTAAATTTAGAAACGAGTTTATTTTTTCTGAAGACATACCCTAATACTTTTAGGTATATATCTTGTCTAATTTTCTTGTTCAGCTGTTCGGTTAGGTATTGAATTTTATCTTCGAGCAACTTTATATTTTTCTCGTACAGTTCTCTTTCTTTCTCGTTAATATGGTTAACAATAATAATAATAATATTGCGATAAGAAATATCATAATAGAGATATTGAACCTTGATGCATTTGGAATAATAAGGAATGTCCCAGATTATTCTCGTCATGAATATCTCATGGTAGGTAAGCCATACTTAGTCATTGTGTGAAATATAATCCTTACAATGCGTATTATAATTATGATTAGCAGCACGTAATTTAGCATAAGGGACTTTGAAATGTTCTTCATTTTGAAGTCCTTTCTCTTCTATATAGCTTATAGCGTCACTACAAAAATACTCATAAGTTTGTAAAGCACCTCGTTGAATTTTTATATCACTTTTTAAACGAGAAACCTTACGACTCTCTCCAAATATCATTCGAAAAAATAAACCTATGTTAATCCAAGTTTTCATATTTCTTTCTTTTCTTTATATAGCATGGGTTAAGAGCTCCATTAAACTATAATTTTATCAGCATTAAATATCGTTTGAGTATGATTCTTATTTATTTCTAAAACAGTCATAAAATAATTTACATTACTATATACATAATGCTGCACACTTTTTACGATTTTTTGAGTGCTTTTCTATATTATTCGTTGAGAAAGTTTAATCAAACTCACAAGTACGTATTTATATGATGACAAAAAACTTAATAAACTCTCAAAGTTGTACAGGTAAGGATAGTGCAGAATGTGTAATGAAATATCAAACAGCAACTATGAATGAAATGAAGAAATATCAAGACTTACAGTCAGATTATTTTCCATTTATTATTCAACTAACTGCCTTATTAACTGAAAAAGGTAAATTGAAAGCATATAAAAGATTAGACAGAATGTTAATTGAAGGCGAAGAAATTGGAGATAAAAGATTATCGGCTCTTTACAAACAATTATTAATAATATGTGATGATTTTCGTAAACTTGTTCCAAAAGGTGAGAACAAAGCTTTTGATCCAATGACCCTCATTCCATCTGTTAAAGATATATATGATATTTATAGTGGAATAAGACAAACACAAATTGATAAAGCCGGCTCAATAGTTGATTTACTAAATACTTTACAATTAAGCTCCGTATCAGACTTGTCAAGTGGAAATAGTAGTAGTAATAGCTCTTCCTCTAAATCAAAAAAATCATCAAAATAGATATTAAGTATTATGAAAGGTGACTTTGGTGAAAGTGTTGCAAATACTCTTATTGGTATGTGGACTCAAAATGGGCAATTATTTGAAACAAAAGCTATTGGAGGGAAATGGCCTGTTATTGATATTTATGCAGAAGCAATATCTTCTAATGGCCAAAGGATATTTTGCTTCTTTCAGGTGAAATTAACAGAACTAGGATATACTAAAAGAGAGCATAAATTAAAAGTGCAAATTCATAAAGATGATTTAAACAAATTAGCAAACTACAATGCTCCTACTTATTTAATTGGTGTAGATTATGACGAACAAAATCCAACTTCTTGTTCTGCATATATAAAAGTGGTAAGGGGAAATTACCAAGTAGGATTAAGTAGTATAGAAACAACTAATGTTCTTAATGCAGCCAACATAATTATCTTAAAACACGAAGTTGAATCCTATTGGGCAAATTTATCTCCTTTGATTAGTAAATCAACATATCAAACAAGTTTTTAAAGATGAAAACAATAAAGCAATTTGGAATATGGATGGCAGAGGAAATAGCAAAAGTCTATTTGTTTGAAGCTAATTTTATTGAAATTATTGAACAAGATAATAAATTTGACTTTTTAATAATGGATAAACAGAATCGTAAATCTATAATTGGAATTGACATAAAATCGTCTAAATATAAAGAAACTAAACTCTTGGAGATTTATAGTAAAAAAAGACAAGAATATACAGAGAACAAATTTCCAGTGATTATAATGTACATCAATTATATTGACAAGACTGGATTCTTTGAAGTGATAAATAAGCGGTTAACTAATAATTTAATCATTTTAAATACTACTAATTTTAAAGCTGAAATAAAGAAATTAACTAGAAAAAAAAGTAAGTAAATTCTACATCCAGATAAAAGCTATGATTTCTTCTTCTGCATAATAAATTTCAAAGCATCCTCAAAACTCATATTAATCTTCAATGGCTCTTCATAAATTCTACGCCACACTCTCAGATTTTAATAATATATGACGTAAATATAAGTATTGACTGTCTCTTTAATCATTTTTTCCTTGCCCTTGTAAAATCCTAAAAAATCACTCCAAACAACACTCATTTATATATTTTGTTATATTCACTTTTAGTTTTATATTCGAATTTCTTACAAAGTTTTAGAATATGTACTCAATATAACTATTCTAATTCAAGAAAAAATCATGCACCAACTTATGAAGTAGAGCCAATACATTTAACTTTAATTTTCAACTTTTGAATAATCATATAAATTACCATGAATTGTTTTTGCTTTTTTAATAAAAATTTCATTCTTGTCACTCATAAAGACTACCCTTTCATATATACTAAAAATATATATATTTAAAGATGTCCACTCCATTGTACATGCCCCTACGTTCAGGCATCAGCACATTTTGCTTTTCTGGTGCAGCTGAAGACACAAGTGCTGTGAATCAAAATCCCAACTATAAAATGACTTTCAGTAAGTTTGTTGCTGGGAAAATGGACTTCACAAGAATGAAGATGAATCCTGTAACAAATCATAACTTCAACACAGAGTCTACAAAAGTATATTCGAACGCTGAGATAGGAGATCTTCTAGTTGCTTCACTTCGTAATTACGTAGCCAACCAGGAAGTTACAATCAGGGAGTCTAAATTGAATTCAAATAATTATTTTTACAACCCAGACATTTTACAAAACACATCCGAAAGAATTTTTTGGAAATGGCTCCGAAAAACAGGAATAATAGAATTCGAGCCGGCTTTACCAAATGACGAATATGTAGATGGTTCCGATTTAGCTGTAGATGACACCTTACCTGATGATTATTTCAAAGAATATATTTGGAAAGAAAGAAGTCAAATTCAGTACTCAGTTAATTCAATAGTAGAAAATTCTAATGATACTACAACATATTTAGTATCATTAAACAGTTCATCAAATATTAAACCAGGTGATTTTATTATATTAACAAACCAATCACCAATAAATATAGGCTTTCTTGGTACAAAATATTTCGTAGTAACACAAATCACAACATCTACACAACCAGGTGCAAAAAATGATGTTGTTATTATATCCAAGAAGCCTGTTGAAGTTGATTTAAACGGAAATCCTTTAATTTTCCCTAATCCGATATTTGTTCCTGATGATTTAGTTATAAATCAAACAAGTAATACTCCTACAACACTAATGCTTTATTATGAAAGAGTAATAAAATATATTGGTGAAGTTGCAGGTATAAACAGTATTCAAAAAGCAAATAGTTCTTATACACAGGTAGCAACATTTATTCCTGATCAGAATGGTGAAACTCCAGATATACTTTTTAGAATTAAAGCAGATGCTAATTATAGCCCAGGTCTTTTTTATCCTATTCTTCCTAGTCAAGATCAACCCGAAATTATAGGTTCAGAAAACTATAATTCACCCCTAGTATCACAACCACAAAATTATCCAGGAGACCAATATGGATTTTTTGATTCAGAACAAAAATACCAAAATAGTGCTGGATATCAGGATAGAAGACGTGGAGATTATTATGGTATTACCGTAGCAGATCGTACAACAGCAAGGATTATAAACACACCTTATGTATATCCAGAATTCGATGGTTCTAATCTTGACGGTATAACAATGGATTTTAACATTGACCACTTTTCAAAAATGAATCTTCCTAATAATAGATCAACAAATTTTGATGAATTTAGTGCAAAAGTATTTAATAATTTACCACCAAAAGATTTTGATTTCAACTTTATACTTTGGTATTATGAAGTAGAAGATTTAACTAAAACACCTACTGTAACAACAATAGACTCTACAACTACAACGGTTACTACAGCAGACTCTACAGAAAGTATTACTTTAACAACTCAGACAAACACAACACCAATTAATCCAAACGGAACGAATTATAATCTTTACGCAATCAGTATATTAAGTGATGTTGATCCAACTACTTTCAATCTTCCTGTTGTAAGTAAACTTGTTACAAACGGTACACAAGATGGTACAGCATATGAGTATGGATTGGATCTAAACTTCTCAATAAGCTCTGATAACCCAACAGAACCTTTTGATCCATCAAAGACATATCAATTATTCGGTATGGATTTATATAATGAGTTAATGAAACAAATGATTATATCGAATGATTCATTTTCACAAGGTTTGGGTGTTATGACAACATTAGCTACGGAAGTAAATACTATAAAACAGTTAATTTATGGTCAGACAGATATCCGTGATATAAATTCAAAAATTCAAGCTCTTTATACTTTATTAAACGCATATAAAAGTTTGCAGATTAAAGATTCACCTTCCATTGTAGTACAGTTGGATGAATCAACTACACCACCAAGTATTTTATTAAATTCGATAGATCCCAGATATGGTGATATTAAAAAACTACCGGTTACTACTCTGTATAACGCTCAAACGAATCTTGTTCAAGATATACAGATCGTAATACCACAAGGTAAAGATATGCTTGTATCCATTATAAACGATGATCAAACCTCAACAACACTTGATAGAAATTTGAACGTTGTAATCAGTGGCGATTTAGCTTTTAAACAATCTATACAGTTTTATATCTACCCAGAAAATGCAAACACATTTAAAAATATTAATATTTCTATAAATACTGCTTTAGTAACAGGAATAGATCCACAAAAAGGATATCAACTTATTAGTAATCTTATTCTTCCAGTTGATCAAAATTTAAATACAAATCTTGCTGTTGAAGGTATACAAAAAAGATGGGCTAATATTACATATCCACAAATTTTAGCTTTATCTGTTAGTATACAAAAAATAAGTAATGCTTATTATTTAAGAGTTGAAGTTGATGCTTTCATGGTTAAAGCCTTTAAGACTGGTGATGTAATTATGCTAGAGAATCTATTAGTTAAAGGTGTACAAAATACAGACTTATCAGGACAGTATGTTATTGTTGGTGATATTACAGATAATAAAATAAATGTACTCCTTAACACAGCTCTTGTAACATCATTATATGAAACAGATCTTTCAACAACATCTCCTACATTAGTTGATAGACCTATTCCAGATGCTTATTTATTACAACCACCTTTAATAAAAGTACACAAAGGTTATAAAATAAATATTACCTGTATTGATAGAACCACTACTACAATATCTGATAAGTATTTAATACAAATCGAAAATTTCCAAAAGTATGAGTTATAGTTTCGATGAAGTTAAAGAGTGTGTTGAATTTGTATTAGATAGCAGTCAGGTTCAGGATCTTAAACCTGTATGGGAGAAAGCAAAAGATGATAATGGTTATAAATGGGTCTTAACCTTACATCGTCTCACATGGGATAATGCTAATGTACTTTATACCAAAATTATTATTCGTACCGATGATAGTAAAAGTAAACTAATAGACAATAGATTTTCTTATTTGTATGAATTAAGTTGTTATTATAGAGAAGTTCAGTTTGAGAACCTGGAAGATTTTAAAGTAAAACTAGAAAGAATATTTAAAGACAATAAATTTGGTGTAAACTTAAAAAGAATATCTGAATTCTTAGTTTCTCCGGCCATGACCCTTAATGAATGGTTTTATAAGAACAAAATAGATACTATTAGTGTCTTTGATTTCCAGTATCAACCAAAATTTCTTGTTCTACCTTGTAAAAAATTATCATTCGATTTTACATTAAATATAAACAACAAAGAAGATATATCTATTACCTTAAAAAGAAAGATTACAGAGACTGATAATTTAACAAAAGATGTTTACGAATATACTTTTAACAGACTTAATAAATTTGAAACCGTTGAACAGGAAAATTTATCTACTATAGTAGAAACAGTAACAAGATATCTTAAAGATAATTATACTATAAATATATAATAATACTATATCATTATGGTGCACACTTTTTTGATGATATATAAAACAAATAAAACGTTGATTCTGTGATAAAAAGAGATGATTTTTTACTAAAACTAGCAAATTTAAATAACTCAGCTTATTTAGAAACTTTAATGTCTGATTTAGAAAATTTTGTTGATGCAGCATTAATTAATCAAATTAATATTACTCAATTTATAAATACTAATCCTTCAGGATATGATTCAACAAGTGGTGCTTACACAGATGGTATAGTAGATCCATCTCAATACGACCCTACTTATGCAATTCATAGAAATCCTGATGTAACATCTGGTGATAGTCAAGCTGGAAAATCAGGAAACTATACCATATGGGTAGATGACTCAACGGATTTAATTTTAAATGGTAATCTTGTTAATACTACACCATGGCTCGATAAAACTTTAGATAATCCAATAAAAGGAGAATTCTCTATTCAGCTTCCAGCTAATACGAATAAAAATCTTGCTTTATTATTAGCACAAAAATATATGTCTACTGATATTGGTGTTGATGGTACACCTTCTGGTGGTTATTGGAGTTATGTAACTTATCCAATAGGCCCTGAATATGGGTCAACTTCTGGACTAGATTATGGTGATGCTGTACGTATAAAACAATCAGGAAATGATTTGTATATAATTTTTAGGTTATACCCGCTTTAATATTTTGAATTTATGTAGGGCCTTTAAAAAGGCATAAAACTCATCACTATGTTTATGGAATTCTACAGATTGGAATAAATTCAAATCTAATTCATAAATTTCTTTTACCATAACATAGAAACGATCATCATGTTTACAATAAACAGAAAAATAAAAATTCTTATTACAGTTTCTGAATGTCATTTTAGAATCTTTAAACCCTAACTGATCCATATTTAAATCGAACTCAATATATCTATTTCTATCTACCCAATAAACATTCATAAAATCTTGTCTAGGAGACCTTATACCATTTAGACAGGCGAATGGTCGATTAATATCAGATATTCGCTCTAATAGCTTTAAATCATTGTAATATTGGGTAATAAACTCTTGATATAATTTACCCAACAAATTTATCTCATCCAGTGGTATCATCTGGATTATTTATTTAACCTTCAATGTTTCCTCGATATATACATGAAATTTGTTTAATATACATGAATTACGTAAAAAATTATCAGGAATTTTTAAATGAAAAGAAGGCACATTTTCTTTCTGGAATAGTTTTGATTTTAGAAAATAAGATACTTTTAGTGAATCCGAAGAAATATAAAGATGCCCCTCATAAGTGGAGTATACCAAAAGGTCATACTGAAATGGATTATACCAGCTTAGAATCAGCTTTAAAGGAACTACAAGAAGAAGCCAATATAGATTTACCTGAAACAAAATTCATTAATTGTAAACAAGGCGTTGTTAACTATATGAGAAATACTGGCCGGGAAAAGAATCTTGAATTTTATATTCTGAAAATTAATCGTTCTGTTCTACCTTTCAAACTCTATAATGATATGATACTCAGATTCTATCTAAACAAAGGAGAAATTCATGAGGCCGGATTTTTTTCAAAGACAGATGCCATGGAACTTATTGAGTCAGAACAAAAATCTATTTTAAATTACATAGATTAAAACCTTTTTTGTAATTTTGCGTATAAACTTGTTATATTCAAAAAACATTATTAGTTTTAGGCCTATGAAGACGATAAAAATTATATTAATCTGTATTTTAGCTGGTTTACTTAATATAAGCCAAGCAAAGACTGTAAACTTAGATCCTGTTTTAAAGGATTTCTTCGAAACAAAACAATTTAGTAATTGTTACAAATTAGCAAAGGTCATTAATAGTGGCCGATATTCATCTTATACACTTTCACCATTTGGTGTGAAATACAAAGAAGATAATGTATACATATCCTCCCAGGCCCAGGAGTTTGAATTCAAATCTCTATACCTTAGTAACAGAGCATCATTCTATACAAGCTACATAAACAGAACTTCAGAAATACTTAAGTACTTCAAAAAGGATGAAATACACCCACAATTTTTAATCTGGGCTGATAGTATATTTAATAGTCCTATTCCAGATCAGTTTGGTTTATTAGTTGATAATTATATAGAAAGGAAATATAAAAGAGGCGATGATATTCCAGAAATAAGAGATGAAATGCGGAAAACAATGAAGTTAAATGAAATTTATAATTTTTTGAAATCTACTGATACTGTAGCTTTACACAAAATATTCGATATAGACAATTCAGAGTTAATTTCTTTAGTGAAGAATAGAAAAGTGGCTGATTTGATGACTCTTGACTCTAAAGGTTTTAACATTAGAACACATATTGTATACTCTAATAGTAAAGAGGATCCTATACAAAACGAATTATATATATTATTCGAAAAATTTAATAAAAGTAAAAGATTAGTAAATAAAGACCAAATAATAAGATTCCTTTATAGGAACACTAAATTTACAAAACAAGAAAAAGCTTTTGTTACATTTTATTTTGTTAAAAGTTTTTTAAGATATTGTAATAAAGATAACTCAAAATTCACTGAATATAGTGACATAGATAATATTGTTCTATACAAAACAACTGTATGTAACGGATATGCTTTACTATATCAATTTCTTTTAAAAAGTGCTGATGTAGAATGCTATCACATATCTTTAAAAGAAATTGCTCATGCTAATAATATTGTAGTTATTAATAATAAGGCTTATTATGTTGATGTTACCTGGGGCATTTATTGTAAGGAGATAGGAACTTTTAAAAAAAGCACTATTAAAAGTACATTCGATTTAGAAATAAATCCTTATGATTATAAAGAAATAAATGATTTTTCATATATCAAATATGTTAATAACATAGACGATGCTGTTGGTTTTGTTAGTTATCTAAATAATACATGTAAGAAATAAAAAAGCCCCAGAATGGGGCTTTTTTATTTATACTGGTTTTACTATTATTTGTAGTTTTACAAATTGTTCAGCTAAGAATTTTGGATCATCAGGCTTATCAGTACCTTTAACATAAGGAGTAGGTCCTACAACACCCTTTGTCTCAGCAACAAAACCTATTAATTTAGAAAGTTTTGGTAGTGAGGTTTTGAAATAATCAATCATATATTTTTTAAGATTGATTGCTCTATTTTCAGCAAGTTTTTGGTTTCCTCCAGCATAAGTAGTAGTTACTTGAGAAGCACTACCCAATATCTCCATTGTATATTTATCTGTAGCTCCAGGAGCTTGTAAAGCAGCTTCATGAGCACTATAATATACACCAAAATCATCTAATTCTTTATTCAGTTCTACTTTTTTCGCATCATCAATAGTATCTTCGTTTGGTACAAAAGTATCACCTACACTTTTCTCATATGGTTCTATATCTACTGGTTTAATACTTACAAACCCAGGATTCAAGTTTACTGCCATCCAGGCTCCACCATATTTTTTAACGTCTATATCCATAGCACCTTGAACAGTAAATCTACTTACAGTCATTTTCTTATCAGTAGCAGCTTTATTAGCATCAAGTTCTAATATAAAGTTCTCGCCGGATAATAGACTTTTCCCAGCATCAGCTAAATTAAATTGTGGTTTTGTGAATTTAAGTATATCACCTTCTCTAACAAATTGGAAAGGTACTGCTGTTTGATTGATTGGTTTACCTTGATACTTGAATATAACATCAGCTACAGCACCTTTACTGAAGTCTGGCGTTTTAGATAAGTCAAGTTCTATAGTAACTAAATTTACATCAAAGTTATCAGTGGCTTCATTTATTTTAGTAGCCATGAATTGTTCAAATGTTTTAACGTAATTTTTCATGCAATTATTCGATAGTTTTATTTATATATCTATGAACAAAGCTGTGATTTTAGGATACTTAAAAAGGCATATAGTTCTTTTGAATTTTCTGAGGAGATAAAATTTGTATGTTCAAAATACATATTTTTATATTCTTTTTCTATATCAACAATATTAATACTAAAATGGTTATCTATCTGATTGAAAGTAAAATAAAAAGGTTTAGATATATTTACAAAATAATATTTTGCGAAAGTATTATATCTATAATCTGTATTTGTAAGTATATACCGAAAATTATCGATCCATATTCTGTTAGAACAATGAGTCTTTTCAAAGGCTATCAAGGGAATATCTACTCTCTGTTCTACTTTAGTATTAAAAAAGCCTATTCTATTAATTGTATTATTCAATATCTTTTCATAAACTTTTCCTACTCCAGATAGCTCACTTAACAATATCATACTACTCAGCAGCAAACATTATGAAACCGTTTGATACTAATTTATCTGTATAGGCTTTTTTACTTCCTGCACCGATTTGTTTATCTACAACAATACCATCTTTAAAATATAATACACTTGGAAGATTACGAACGCCATACTTCTGAGTTGATACTGAATTTATATCAACATCTATTTTAGCTACAATTATTTCATCTTCATAAGTACTTGCTAATTCATCAAGAATTGGTGCTATCATAGTACATGGACCACACCACGATGCTCTAAAGTCCACTAATACCGGCTTATCCGAGGCAAGTATTTCATTTATATTACTATCATTAATTTCAATCATTTTCATAAATTTTATTTTTCGTCCCAAGTATGTTTACAATCGTTACAATTACAAACAGAAAGAAAATAACCATAACTCATCAATCTACCTTTAATCAATTTTCCTTGAGTTCTTATTATCTTTTTATCTATAGTAATATTTTTTGAATTACAAACATTACATATTTTAATATTCATATTTTTAAACATCTTAATTTTTAAGCCATTTTTCATTAAATGTATAAAGTTCTAATGTTACAGTATCTCTTACCTTTAATATAATCATAGGTGCGAATTCTTTTTCTGATATAATAGTGAAACTTTCAAATACATATCCATTAACCATGTTATCTTTAAAATAATCCTCCACTATAGACATATCCAAGTGATACTTCATTACGAAGAAAGATCGTTGAATGGTTTCCTTAAATTTTAATTCCTCAATTTTATTCATAGGTTTTTTTATTCTAATATTTTTCTGATAACAAAATCATCAGGGCTTTCATAATCTCCACCATCAATAAATTCCATATTTTTCTCTTTAAGAAATTCAGCAACGGTTCCTATTATTTCGAAACCTTCTCTTTTGTAAAAATTTAGTGGGGCTCCTTCTTTATCAACGTATGACATTAATTCTTTACAACCAACTTTCTTAGCTTCATCTTCAAGATATTTTAAAACTTCAACACCTAAGCCTTTATTTCTATAAACCGGAACAAGTCCAAACCATCCAAGCCATAACGTTTCTGTAGATTCATTCAGTGAATATAATCCACAACATCCTATAGCTTTATCTTCAGTTTTAATTAATCTAAACTCCCAGAAGTGGAGAGCCCACAGATCCTCAATTACGCCACACCATTCTAAAACAGTTGAATAAAAGATATAATCAAAATCTTTTACCAACGGTTTCAATATTGGACCAAATTCATATATATTTCTTGTATTTGAATATTCAATATTTACCATATAACATCCCATTTGGACAATTTACCTTTATCATATCCAGCAGTATACATGTTAATTAAGGCTTTTTTTATTTCTTCTGGATTTTCTATACTACCTAAACCAAGTATTAACTCATTAGAAATTTTTTCTAACACTTCTTCCTGAGTAATATTATGTACATATCCAGGCATATAAGGCTCACCTTCGATACATTTTCTTCTATTAACTTCAAATAATTTTGAGATGTTAGTTAGAATATCTTTTTTAGTGTTTTTCATTTTTTCATTATATAATTTTGTAATGTTCTTTCAATATTTTACGAGCCTCTATTTCCTCTACAATCAATTGTTTTTTACTTCCTTTAATATTAAGTATATCTAAGTGAGCAAATATTTTTAACACGTTTGTTAATTGTGTTTTCGATATTATGAAACCTTGAGCCTTTGCTAAATCTTCGAAATTCTTAAGCGGTGGTAAATTAGCACCTTTTTTTAAGTGTTTAAATGTGAATACCAAATCTAAAACTTTATCATGAAATTCCCAAGTTTTATATTGAGTATTTTCTTTAAGTTTTAACTCGTACTCTTGTACAGATTTAGTATTGTAGAGAAATGTGAAGAATATACCAGTGGAAACAAATATCTCAACTACAACAGCACCGATTACAAATATCCAAATGATATTACTATTTTCTGATTTATTTACATCAAGCTCAGTATTTAAATCTTTTTCGTAAACAGATATACTCTTATCACGTTCTGATTTAAGTTCTTTTATTTGAGATTCATTATTTTTTATAGTTTCTTTATTACCTTCAATTTGTTTACGATATTGATTTCTTTCTCGGCTCCATTGAGGTAATTCATCAATTCTTGTTTGTATTGTTAAATTGACATTAAATAACTGTCCATTTTGTTCCTCTATTTTAATAATTTTATCGTTATAATTTTTACTCAAAGAATCAGAATATATTTTGATATCCTTCTTTGTTTCTGTAACCATTACTTTTTCTTTACTACTCAATTCTTTTGCTCCAGAAATACTAAAATAGAAGGATCCTGCAATCATAAGTAATGATGATAAAAAGAGTATTATTAAGCCCTTACCAGCAAAATTAAAATTAGCTTCTACGAAATATTTGGAGAATTTGGAGTAAATAACTCTTTTAATAATTTCAAACAAAGCTATTGTGAATATAGCAGCACTAATAATAAATACAACAATACCACCTGTAGGTTCTTCAGCAATCTTTGTGTAAACATCTTTAAAGAAAAAATATCCAAAAAACATAAGAACGCCTTGTAATAAAATAGATATCCAGTATCCTACATCTTTAAGGCTTTTATATTCTTCAAAAAAAGATTTCTTTTCAACCTTCTTTTTTAAACTTTCGTATTCTTCATGTTTCATGTGTGTATCTTATATTATTATCAATTACTTCAATATTTATCACGGTATCCCGAATCATATGTTCTATTATATATTCGGCTAAAGGATTTGTTACTTCATTTTGTATAACTTCAGATACTTTCCAGGCACCTTTAGATTTATCCTCACATATAGTAGATAATTTTTCGATAAAGTTTTGCTGATATACCAAATCAATATTTTGTATTTCCTTTAATCTAAACTCAATATCATTTATTTTATCTTTTACTATATCAGATAGAATCTCTAAACTTAAATTATTGAAATATAAAACATCATCGAGTCTGTTTAACAATTCTGGTGTTAATACCTTTTTTATTTGTGTACCAACTGACTCAGATGTTTTCACTTCACTACTACCAAAACCCACTGGTTTATAATTAAGTTCTTTTGTACCAATATTTGTTGTGAGAAGAATTATGGCTTGAGTAAGTCTTGCTTTCTTACCCATACTATCTGTTATAAACCCTTCATCAAGTATTTGAAGTAATAAATTTAAGATTGAACTATGTGCTAACTCTATTTGATCAAAAAGTATTACACAAGCAGGATGTTTCAATATTTCTCTTACAAGAGGGCTTCCTGCTTCATAACCAACATATCCAGGAGCACCACCGGTTAGTTTACTACTGTTCATTGATTCCATGAAGTCTGACATATTGAACCTTACAACTTTTGATTCATCATTCCATAATTCTTTTGCTATTTTATAAGCTATACTAGTTTTACCGGTACCACCTGGACCAGCTAACAAATAACAAGCTAAAGGTCTATTAGTCGATGATAAACCTGATACTTTTCTTTTTATACTATTCATTATAGCTTTTACCGAACTTTCTTGACCACGTAATACTTTATTTATATTATTTTCTATATTATTCCAACGATTGGAGGCTTTACCAATACTCACCCAATCCAAAGGAAGATTAGCTTGTAAAGCGGTAACTTTTTCTAAATCTTCATTTTTTACTTTTTCCTTTTTTGTTACCAACTTCATTTTCCTAACAGAATCCTTCAATAATACTTCACATCTTTCAACGGATTCTAAAACATAAGGAACCTCTATCCAATCATGATCCTTTATTATTCGTAATTTCTCTTGTTCCAAATATTCTAATTCTATTTCTAAAAGAACAACATCTTTTGGTTTTTGTTGTTTTCTGTTTTTAATTACACCACCAACTTCATCGATAATATCAAAAGCCCCATCAGGCAAAGCTCTATGTGGTAAATATTTTATAGCAAGATCTACAGCATATTCTAATACTGAATCTGGGTATGTAATACCATGATGTTTCTCATAAATCGATTTTGACTTTTTAAGAATTTCTATGGTTTGTTTTCTATCGGTTGAAGGAACATCTATTATATTAAATCTTCTAGTAAAGGCACCGTCTTTGGAAAGATATTTCATATACTCCTCTTGTGTAGTACAACCGATTAAAACTATTTCATTACTTGTTAAATATGGTTTAATTATATTACCTAGACTCAATGCCTGACTTTTATTTGCACTAAAGAAAGTATGAATTTCATCAATAAAAAGTATACAGTCCTTACTAGTAATTAAGAATTTCAATAATTTATCAAATTTCTCCTCTAACTCACCACGAAGTTTAGTACCAGCCATAAGGCCAGCCATATCAAGTTTGAGTATATGTTTAAATTTATGAGCTCTATTTTGATTTAATGTATGAGCGAGACCTTCTATTAAAGCAGTTTTACCAACACCAGGATCACCAAGTAACAATACATTTCTTTTCTTCCTTCTGGACAAATAAATCAGAAGTTTTTTCATTTCATTTTCCCTGCCTATTGCTGGATCTATTTTCTTCTCTTCAGCCAGGGCTACAAGATCATCACCATAATTCTTTAATTCACTCTTGTCCAAGACCTAAAATTTTATTTTAGTTTACCACTTAAACGTTCCCAAAAAGTTAATTTCTTTTTGTATCGTTCACTTAAGTTATTTATCTTGTATTGCTGTTCTTGTATTTGATTCAAAAATATTTGATTTAATCTTAAAAGTTCTTTTTCACTATCTCTAGCTTGTTCAAGCTCATTAATCACTCGTATTTTATCTGATTGAATATACCTTATAGTAGATTTTGCTTCATCAAGAAATGAAGAAACTTGTTGATGTGTGTAATTTTGATAACCATCATTGTTATACAAAAATTCAATAAAATCTTTTACCTGAGGCCACATATTATATTGTTTATATAGGCTTAAAATATTATACCTATAAACAAAATTCTAAATATTCCAAGTTGGTATATCATGAATAGGCATCCAATATAGAACTGTAACATAATCGTCATCAAGTTGCCATTCGTTCATACAACTATTTCTATATACTTTTGCGGGAAAAGTATATTTCTCATATTTTTTACTAAAAAGAGTTTCTTCGGAAGCAATTTTTTCAACAACACCCCAGAAACAACCTATATCAGGTAATTTTTCAGATGAAGAAATCCAACCTATACCAAGTAGAGATTTTAATTCTTCTCCACTAATTATTGGTACTTCTATTTCTGTTTTTATTTCGTAATTTTCCATAATTTATTGTAAATTGTAAACAAGAGTTTTAAAATTAATAGCATTCAACTGTATTTCAGGGACTTCCTCAGAAAAGTAATACCAGTGATCACCTCTACATAATTTAACATCGTTATCAATGGATTCTATTACCATAAAATCATATTCTGAACAAAAGAGTAAATCTTTATCATAATGGTAATTATGAATATCGTCATTATAATAATCCCAAAATTTATCATAAATTTCTGAGAGTCTATTGTAACATTCAGATTCAGTTTCATAATACTCTTCTACATGTTTCTCTTCATCTAAACGGCCTTCGTATATTATGAAACGCCATCCTTTTTCAGATTCTTTCCATATATAAAAATCATCCAGCATATCTTTTAATTCATCACTATAATTATCCGGTGTATACATATTAGTAGTTTTTTTAAAAATCCCATTCTTTATCATCATTCAAAATAGCCTCGTTATCAGCGTTTATTTTAATAGTTTTTTCATCATCACCCCATTTATTAATAACACTGGTTTTAGCATTTTCTAAGACTTTCTTTTTCATGTCTTTAGTAGTATTGAATATATCAAGTCTCATTTGAAGATTTCTATCAAACTGACTTAGTCCAAGTACAGCATTAAATCTATTTACCAGAGAAAGAATTGTTTTTTCAAATGTTAAATCACGATCTATTGGTGCTTCTCTCTCAGCAAATTCAATAGGATATGAGCCACGAATATAAGCAAATTCTTTAGTACCTTTTAATTTAGTAACTGATTTAGCATAATAATATTTTATTTTATCACCAGCCTGAATTAAGTTATACTTATTTTTTAAGGTTGAGTTTTTATTTAATAAATAATTATAGAACCCAGCAGCTTTAACATTATGTGTTGCACCTTTTTCATATAAGAAATTTGCTTGGTCATCAATTATAGCACCCATATCATTTACTGATGTACTACAACTAATATCTTCTATATCAGCAACCTCATGAGCCATTTTAATTTTCTTTAACAATTTATTCAATTCAAAATCATTAAGATCATCTTTGTTGATAAAATAATATTTTATAATACCATCCATATGTTCTCTCACAAATAAAGGTGTTTTAGAACTTACGATATCAATACCTGTTGGACTTAGTTTAGACAAACTAGCATGAAATATTCCTTTCTTACACCAATCAGGATTTTCTGTTCTTTCTTCACCATCTTCCCAGGCAAGATTTTTAATATATTTTTTCTTCTCTAAGAAAATAATAGATTCGCTTATACTTTCAAGTTCAAATTCTTCTATATTTTTCACTTTATATTTATCAGCATAAGCTTCGAGTACATCTACAAAATATCCAGCTAATCTATGATTATTAACCGTATGTACAAATTTTATAGGATCCTCATTCCAACCACAACTTTGTGCACCCGGATAGAAAGTTATATAATTAGAATCTGTGTCAATATATACTGTACATGATGTTTTTTTAGGAATTTGTTTAACATCCGTTACACCAAGTATTTTATGTAATTCAGTATCTAAATGCCATTTATTATGCCAATAATCTTCATTCGCTGTACCCATTACTTGAATTATATCACGACCAAATGCTGTAATAGTACTTGCAACACCGTTTTCGAAAGCAACGAAGTGTCTGGCTGCAAAGGCACCATAAGAACCATTCAACACAAGTTTTAATGCCATCTGAATAGCATCAAATCTGTTGTAGCTGGCCATAGCTTCTTCATATTTAACTTTTAACTCAGCCATCAATTCCTTATCTGGTTTCAATTTAGACTTCTCAGCCTTCATCTGATCCGAATATGTTTTAGCTTTATCTTTTGATTCTGTGGCCCACTTCTTATTTTTCTTTCTATCATAGTAAATCTCTGTAAGTTTATTCACCACAACAGATTCACTTCTGGCAAATACAGCATTATTAACAGCTACAATATCATCTTCAGCAATTTTATATTTCTTACCTTTCCATAAAGCATATCCAGGTTCATCTTTAATAACATAACCTCTAAATGTTTCAGGCGAAAGATTAAACTGTCTGATATTTGTCGGATATAGAGAAGCGAAGTCATAACATGACACATACCGGTTCATACCTTTTAAAGGATTCTTTACATAACCACCTTTAATCTTCTCTTCAATATGACTATCATCGTAATCTTTAAAGAAAACAATATTTAACTTATCCCGGTAATCTTCTCTAAGGATACCTTCAGTTACACGAAGCGTTGTCACAGCATCCAATATTCTTACCTTCGCAAGAGAAGCAATAGCAAACATAATGTTTGCATACTTAGTCTTTTCATGAATAAGTTGCACAAGTATGGAGTCAGCAGCATTATAAAATAAATATTCTTCCAAATTTTCATCATATAATTGTTGAAGATCTCCAGGATATTTAATTTTACCAACACCAAGAAGTTTCATAGAAACGAAATCCAAAGCAGCCGATTCTTTTACTTTGATAGAAGTATCCCATTTTTTATACAGATCCATGTAATCGACAATTACACGATGTCTTGGAAGTTCTTCGTATTTCTTTTTTAATTTCTTCTTTTTATCAGCAGCACTTGGTTCCTTATTAAAAGGTTTGTCAAGTAATCTTGATGGACTTACACTAGAAGGATCTAAACCAAGTTTTCTTGCTCTATTAATGATATAGACCCAGTCATATTCAACAAAGTTCCAACCTGTTATAATAGAGAAATTTGGTATAACCTGTTCAAGTAAATAAGCAACTAACGCTCTTTCAGGATCTTCATTATCATGAAAACTGATGTATTTCACATCAAAATTTAAATTGAAGTTTTCAAAGTGTTTATCAAGCTTCTTTTTAATGTTATTAATCTGACCATTACCCATAGGTTTAAGGCCTAATAGCATTACTTTACTACCAACAACAATTGACACAGTAAGAATAGGTGCAGCTGCCTTTTGTGGGGGCGACCAACCACCAGGAAGAATTTCATTTTCAATATCTATAAAAGCTATTTGTTTTGGTTCAACATAACCAAATATTTCTTCACGTTCCTTTTGTTCCAGAGCATCAAAAAACTCAAAAACACTATAACGGTTTGGTATTTTACAATTTACAACTTTTACAGCTTCACCATCCCAAGTATGATATTCACTTTTATCAGGATCATCTTGGACAGTTTTTACGTATTTTTTGGGCTTTCTCCAGGGATAGTATTTCATCCTAAATTTACCTTTAGGGTCAAGATAGGAGGCCATCAAACTTCCCGATTTGTATTCAAAATCTATAAGCATATTCTAATATTGTTTGAGAAGTATATTGTATAGCTGGGTTATTAGATAAAGTTTTTGTATTTAAACAAAATATTTTCTACAAATTATATGTTAAATTTTTTATAGGTTTTTGTAAAATAGTTTATTACTTTTGTATTATTAAATATTTGAAAACATGTTTAAAAAATTAAAAAATCACTTTTGGGGAGCATTCTTTTTGATTACCAGTATTCTGTTAATCGTTTCCTTAATATTTGCTAATAAATTTAACCTTGTACCAGTTTTTTTGGTTATATGTCTAATTATGAGCATTATGTTACATTTGGGTTGTGCTTATGAATCAAAATGGTCGGATCCAACAAAAATAAAAATTGTTTCTGTTAAAATATTAAAAAAACGGCAGTGTATTTGGGAAACCAGATATTTTGTTTTTGAACAACATACTGTCACAGATTATTATATGGGATATTTTATAAAGTCTAAAACTATATGGCCAGAAAATATCAACTACAGAGAACGTTACAATGATTCATATGAAACCAAAGAAGATGCTATGATAGAAATTTTATTAACACTTAAAACTTTAAAAGCTAATCTGTATAATGAACCTACAGTAAAAGATATAGAAGAGGTTTACGAAATTACGGTTGCTGAAGAACTGACCAAAATAGAAATATAGTAATGGAAGTTATTTTTACAAATAAAAAGGCCCGGTATGAATACGAGTTTATAGAAACCGAAATAGCTGGTATCATGTTACATGGTTCCGAAGTAAAAGCTTTGAGAGAAGGTAAAACCAATATTGATGATGCTTACCTAACTATAAAAGATAGCAAAGTAATTATCCAGAAAATGTTTATTGGTGATCAGAAGGTCTCTAATCACACTTCACATGATAACTCCAGGGACCGGATTATTCTTATGACTAAGAATCAAAGAAGAAAATGGTTACAAAAGTTGGAAACAAAAGGTTTAACAATTATTCCATACAAAGTTTTCTTTGATGATAAAAATATTTGTAAAATAGAAGTTGTTTTAGCTAAAGGCAAAAAGCTTCATGATAAGAGAGAATCAATTAAAAGTAAGGATATTGACAGAGACACAAAAAGAGAATTAAGCAATCTAAATTAAACTATATGACAAATTCAAAATGGACACACGAAAGTTTGTTGTTGATGGAGAAAATCAACAATCACTTTAATAAACTATGTAGTGAGACAAACTATGTAAACAGGCTCGGTGAAGAAAACAATTGGACTTTTACTTATACCGTAAGAGCAGTTGAAGAATATAAGAAATTTTTATTCTTATTCGCTATAGATAAAGACCCTGTTTCACCATCACATCCAATAGATGAAGCTTGGCACACACACATTCTCTACACAAAAAATTACTTCAACGAACTTTCCACTATTCTTGGTAAAACATTACATCATGAACCAGAAACTGGAAGAAAACAAATCGAAGAGATTACCAAACTAAAAAATTGGTACAAATCTACACTGGAACGTTATAACAGTTATTTTGGTGAGGAACCTAAAGATATTTGGACTGTAGTCAAAAAAGATAATTACAGTATTGCTGATGAGGAAAATTTATCAAAAAAAGCTAATTCTTTACATGGTATGTTGTATGTAAATATTATCCCCATTGTTATTTTAGTAATACTATCCGGTGGATTTGCCTTATTTGGTTTATTCTGGTGGGCTTTAATTGGTGCTGTAATAGCTACAACTTATTATATTTTTAATGCTATTTCAGAAAACAAAAAAGAACGTGACGATAGAGAGGAAGAAGAACGATTGTCTAGAATTAGACACACTTCTCATAAAGAAACTCAATATAGCTCAAAAAATAGATATACGGAAGATCTTAATAAAAGGCGTTCTGAAACACCAAAAACTATTGAGACAATTCATACAACTGAAACAGTTCATCATTCAGGATTGGATCCCGTGACTTCATATCTTTTGATGGATTCCATAATGAATCATAATAATGAAAGTAATAATCCAGATACTAGTAATGATTCAGGAAAATCTAGCTGTTCAAGTTGCTCATCAAAATCAAGTTGTTCCAGTTCTTCAGATTCTAGTTCACATTCAAGCTGCTCTTCAGGTTCTAGCTGTTCAAGTAGTAGTTGTTCATCAGGTTCTAGTTGTGGTGGTGGAGATTAATAAATAAATTTCCGCTTATACGAATTTATGAATAAAATAAAAAACCTAAAGAAACAACGTGTTTTAAACCGATACTTTTTCTTCCAACAAGAACTCGATATAAAAGAGAACATGTTGGAAGAAATGGATATCGAATTTAGAGATGCTCTTAGTGTTTTCTTAAAAAACAATCCTGAAGTTGATAAATTATATCAAGAAAGACTCAAACAAAAACAGGATGAGGAATTTCAACGTTATAAAGAAGCCTTCAGTGAAGAAACTGGTGAAATATTAAGTGATTCAAAAGAAATAATTCTTTCTGATAAAAAAGAGGAAAATTTCTTTGAAGAGGATCCAGAAGAATATACTAATGAAGAATCCGATGATAATGAATCTGAAGAAGATAATTCTGATAAAGAAGAAAAAAAGATATATCAGAAGTTATATCGAGAAATAGTTAAAATAACACATCCAGATAAAGTGAAGGATGACCAGAGAAATAAAATGTATATCAGGGCTACTACAGCTTATGAAAAAAATGAATTTCTTGTTTTAGTAATGATTGCGAGCCAATTAAATATTGAATGGGATTGGAATCCTATTATGGAAACAAGAGTTAAAACAACGGTAGATGGTTTACAAAAGAAACTAGTTTTAATAGAAAAAAGTGTATCCTGGCTTTGGTATAATACAGAAAATGACGATACAAAAAATCAAGTTCTTATGGTATTTCTCCGAAATATTTTACAATCATGATTCTTCAGAATCAACTTATCAATTATTTAAATGAAAACCTTGATCATAACAATGATTCCAAGGTTTTCTTATTATATCTACATTCTGAATTAAAGAATAAGCCTGCATCGGATGAGTTAAATAATCAGGTATTAGAAAAATTAAAAAATATGTTACCTATGGGTGACTGGTATTCTTATTGTTTAAATACAAATAATAAAGAAGATTTTTTCGATAGACTAAAACAAATTGTATATGAAGCTTCACATTTGAACATTCTTGATATACTTAAAAAACATTCTGATTTAGAATCGGATGCAAGACAGGAAGAAGATTATAAGTTATATCTTATTGATTTTCTCACTAATAATATCAATGAGAAAGATTATGATATGGAAACAAAGGATTCCTTATCACAATTATATGAACTTATTATTTCTGGTGAAATTCAGTATGTAGAAGATATGTCGAAATACGGCCTTATTTTATAAACTTTTCATCAATAAAGGATATAATTCTTAAACTGAATTTATATTCATGGAAAAACCTGTAAGCAGAAAAATATATCTATCCGAACAATTTACACAAGAAAGTATTAAATTAGTAACAAAAAGTATTGATGAAATTAATGATAAAGATGATACCCTTGAAAGAGAACTTTTAATTACTTATGGATTAACATATGAAAGAAAACCAATTGAGCTCAAAATCGATTCGTTTGGTGGGATGGTATATATGGCATTTGGATTAATTTCTGTTTTAGAAAATTCTAAAACACCTATACATACAATTGTTACAGGTTGTGCAATGTCTTGTGGATTTTTACTTCTAATTTGTGGTAAGAAAAGATTTGCACATAAACATAGTACTATTTTATATCATCAAGTATCTTCTGGTGGTCGTGGCACATTAAAAGAACTCGAAGATAATATTGTTGAAACTAGACGTATCAACAAAGTTCTTAGAGATGTTACGTTAGCTAAAACTAAAATATCAAAAGCAAGATTAAAAGAATGTTATGAAAAGAAAATCGATTGGTACATTACCGCTGAAGAAGCTCTTAAACTTGGTATTATTGATGAGATATTATAGTTTGTTCTCTGTAGAAAACATTTCTTTAAGTTTTTGTTTATGTGTTTCATTTTTACAACGAATAGCGTACACTTGATATTTTTTATTAAAATATACACTACTTATAGCTTTACCAATACTCCTGGCGATATCTTCGACAGGAGTTTTTTCTTTTGAGAAAACATAATTATTTCCACCTATACCTACTTTAAATACTACCATATTCTTATAAAATGTGAAACCCGGTTGATAGCGACATCTCCGGGTTTCTTGCCATAACAGGCAAACGATCCTAATTCGTATTTTAAATATTTTAATTAAGCCTCAGTATCTTCAATAACTTTACATAGAGAAGCACAATATGTATCCTCTAATAAAAGTAAACTATCATAAAATTCCTTTGCGATAGCTTCTTCTCCTATCTCAAAAAATTTCGAATGATCTATAATATCTTCAGTTCTACCTAAATCTTCTTTTTTTGTAGTCCAAACTACACAGTAAGCTCTCCTTGGAGCATTATTTTCATGAACAAAATTTTCAAAAGATTTTATATAGTTTTTCATTTCAGTTCTATTTTACTGTATTTATCAAGTTCTTTATCATCAAAATAGAAAAATTGAAAATCAACAATTCTACCATTCCATTTTGGCTTCCATTTATCTGAAACAAACGATGACTGATATTCTTCTGTGAATTGTAATGATGTTTTGCGAGGCATATTTTCTATAACAACAGCAATATCTAAATCGCTATCTGGTTTAGCCGTACCTTTAGCTTCACTACCAACTATAAAGGCTTTTAAAACTTTTTTCTTAATCGGTTTAACTAAATTGAATCTTAATTTCTCTCTTACCCATTTAAGTGAAGGATATTCTTTAATTTCTTCTGAATATTCTTCTCCATATGTTGGTGTATAAAGGTGATCTAAATCTTCTCCAACATAAGCCCATACAGTTTTAATTCCTTTTTTAATAAGAGCTTGACATCTATGTGTACCATCTATAATTTGATTGTATTCAGAATCATAAACTATAGGTGGATAATTATTATCATTTTCATTTAATAGTTTTACATATTCATTTACAGTATCATCATCAATGGTAAATTCATCTGTATCAATATCACTAATGTTAAGTTTATTAAGAAGAAAGTAATTAAATTTATAAACTCTATCATGAATATCTGTATCTTCCATATCACCATGAAGGCTCCAGATATAATCATATATGAAAAGGCTATCTACTTTATCAGGATATTCTTTAGGATTTGGTCGATCATTATCTAATATATTTGTTACATTATTAAATCCACCTTTCAATCTACCTATTTTCTTAATAACGACACCTTTAATAAGGTATACTTCATTATCTTTTCTAGTTTCAATTTTATAGGGTCCCCATGATAAACCATTATCAGTAGCTATTAAACTATTTGGATCCATGTTATTTATTTTTAGCATGTTTTTAACTTGATCAAAATATTCATTTGATGTTTGATTAAATTCAAAATTCTCATATAACTTAATATATCTCATTCATTTTAAAATAATTTTTTAAATATTCCACACAGTATCCTGTAATAGTGTCTTCTATTTCTAGATGTGGTATTTGTGAAACAGGTATTCGTATACTTTGACTATTTGCTTCAGCATCGGATCCATCACCTTTAGCTTCTACCTGGTCATAATCATTAGAATTTATTTCTAAAAAGTAAATATGATATTTAGCACTACAACCTTTAGAAACAAATAATGTATTAACTTCTACAGCTTCAACACTTGGTTTAAGACTCATACCAGTTTCCTCTAGTACTTCTCTAAAAAGGCATTGAATAGGTTTCTCATTCTTATTCATTGTACCACTAAGCATGGTCAAATAGTGTTCTTTCGAATCACGACATTTATAAGTAGGTACATATTCATATCTAAACATAACTTCTCCGGTATCAGAAAGATATATTATAGCAATAATCATATCTGGTTCATCCATATAAATCCAACCTTCAGCTCTTTTTACTTTATAATTACCATCCTGAAATAATATTTCACCTGTACCATTAGTTTCAACAGTATTTGTTTTTTTAATATAATCAGAAAATTTATCCATGTTTTATATATGTTATTTAAGCACCACGATTTATTGCATAAAGTTGTTTCAAAGCACTATCTGCTATGATAAGATCTCTACCATCTTTTACAAAATACTGGTTTAACACATCCATGTGTTGACTCTCCGGTAACAAACTATCCCATATTCTTAAGTTTGTAAGGAGAATGGGTGAACCCATAAGTTTCATGTTTAATCTATCAACAGAGAATGCTTGAGGTTCATCAAATTCAGCTGCTTGATTAGCAACTTTAACAAGGTCTGTAGTAGAATAACTCAATGGATTTGCTTCATTTTGTCTTCTGTATAACCAGAATTCAATATGTCTTTCTCTTTGATTTAATCGTATCACAACGATATACCAAGTATTAAGTTGTACACTTACATCCCATAACCAACTAAGTTCATTTAATCTGAATTCAATCATACCATCTTCAAAAGCAATATCATAACCAAGTGGTTGTGTAGGATGTCTATTGTTAAGAAGAACATAACGTTGTTGTGTGATATATTCTTGAATATTGAACCACAATACAAATGTTCTATTTGTAGAAACAGCTAATTGATCAGAGAATCCATAAGTAATAGCTGCCTGATTAAGTGGGGCCTTGCTTAGATCATAGTAATATCTCGAAACTATAACAGAGCTATTATATAAATCATAATCAACAACTAATGTTGGATCAAAAGCTTTACGTATCATATTATCACCTCCTCCTACTATTACTACTTCACCATTTTGTATTAAAGGTGATAATGCTATATCTGTTAATGTCTCCATTTGTGGAGCTTCAGCACCTTTATTCATTTCTCTTTGTACATCATCACCGAATAAATTATCCAGACTATTATGTTCAAGAGGTGAGTCAACTTCTGAAGCAAATTCTCTTTTATCGATTTTTGATAGTTTTTGATGTTTTTTAAGAACAACATTATAATAAACGGAGCCATTAAGAACATCTTTAAATGCTTGTGCATGTGAGATCATATACCATCTATTAAGAATACAGAAATTAATTATGTCACCGACAGCAGGTCTTTGTTCGATTCCAAAAGCAATTTTAAATTCATCTCTAGTAATTTGAATTTTAAATACTTCAAAAAGTGCTAAATCAAACATATTAAAGTGAATTGTACTTTCAGGAAATTTATTATCTGGAACAATAACTTTTATAGTACATCTATCAGAGATGTATAATAACTGTTGTTCATGAAGAACAGCATCCATACCTTTAGCATCAGGTTTAGTTTTATAGTATTTAACTTCATGACCAAATAAACTTGTATTATCATTAGCTAATTTATTATAAAGATTTAATGGTTGTAAATCATAAACATTCCATGTCGGTGTACTAAATGATGAACATGAATCAACTGAAGGGCTTTCCATTACAGAATCACCATCACAATTTTTTGTTCTTGAATTTCTCCAAATATCAGGTATATCTGTTACACTATAACATTCATCAACACTAGGATTCAATGTATAGTCACATTGACCTCTAAAACCAAATTTGTTAAGAGTTTTATATGATTTTGTAATGTTTTGAAAATCACCCTCCAGCATTAAATCATAAACTTTTATGGCTCCAGTAGTATCTGTACCAGTTCTAATAAATCCGACTTCAATATTTAAGAATCTTACAGGATCAGGTTTTAATGTTCTTATATTATCGAGTGTTAAAAATTCCCACGGTGTCCAACTATGTTTATAATTACTAGATATTCTATATTTTAAGTCAAGTGTTCTTTCCGCTATACCAGAAGTACCTGTAGTATCAATTACTATTCCAGCAACGTCGATTTGAAATCCTGTAAATTTAAAAGCTTTGTAAATATCCGGTGTTTCAAGTATTACAAATTGTCCTGGATATGTTAGATTAACTATTGATTGTGCTCTCTCAATAACAAATTTAGCCGTTAAAAATAAATTGTTAATTTCAAGACTTTTTATATAACTATCAGGAAGTACTCTATCTACATAACGAATTTCAATAGTATCAGTAAGTCCTATTTCATAACCTAATTGATATTGACTTATAAATATAAAATCCCCTACGTTAGGTATTGAATCAGCCGTTGTAACAACAAGCCCAAATTTAAAAGCTAAAGGATTAGTGACTAAAATACCATTTAAATAAATCTGAACAGTACCTTGTGTCGGATAATCAATATCTATCTGAATAGGTGTAAGATTAGTCGTTAATATATCATAATTACTATCATCAATAGGATCCAAACTTGTATAAGTTCTATCTCTATCATAGTTAAAATATGGTAATGCTATATACTTAAATTCAAACCAATAATCATATTCATCACAATATTGAGACTGTGGTAAATTAACACTTGAAATTGGTGCCCATGTAGTCCATTGCTGTCTATCAGTTGACCATCGCATTTCTTTTTGAAAATATAAAAAGTCTGTATCTCCAGAAATATCTTCCAGAATAGAATCCCATTCACAAATATTTTGGAATGGTTCCCTATTACCAAAAACTAAAGATTCGTACTGAACAACTTCATTAGCAAGATTAGATCTATAAGCATAGCTATGTGTTCCTGCGGTACCTGAAGTACCAGGGATATAGTAATATCCTGTACGTTCAATATCACCTGGTAATATAGGAGGATCTATTAAAATATATTGAAGACCATTGGTACCATTTATCCATGCACCAGGAGCAAACATATACGGTGGTATAGTTACAGATTCTAACTCAAATTTAGCTGTAAATTCCTGTTTTAAGTTTTTATGTATTTTTGGATCTATGTAAATATACACGAATAGATTTTTATTTTCTTACATTATATATCCGAAAACTTTCAATGTAATACTGATATAAAACTAAAATGATATATTTATGGATACTATTACAATTCCTAATTTGTACGAAATTTTAGAAGGATTTAATTTAGAGTCAGCTTATTCATATGTATTAAGAAATAATCTTGGTAACAATTTACCATATCATAATTTTGGTCACATAGAAAATGTTACTCTATTTGCATATATGGGATGTATTCATGAATCTATCAGTGGTGAAATTACTAGAAATATTTTACTTGCTGCTTTATTCCATGATTTCAATCATTCTGGAGGTAAACTTAAAGATATCGAAAATATAACTCTTGCTAAGGCCGGATTAAATGACTACTTAATAGAATCAAATGACACAGAAACTAAATTAGAATTTGTAAATTATTTGATTGATATAACAGAGTTTCCTTATACAATAGAAACATCAAAATTGACTATTCATCAAAAAATACTTAGGGATGCTGATATTATTCAAAGTTTCTTTCTTAACAATTATATGCAGGATGTAGTACTTGGTCTGGCTAAAGAAATGAATAAAACTCCCGAAGAGACCGTAGATGGACAATTGAATTTCATATCAAATTTATCCTTTGGAACAGAATATGCTAACAAATTATATAATGAAAGAAAGTTAGATATTCTTTCCAATTTGATTCTAATACAAAGATTTTTGAAATAAGTTATCTACTTATCTTTCTTGTTTATTCCATGTATTGTAATGGTTTGTGCATCACTCTTACCAGCATTTATAATTACGTCAAATGTTATATCTTGATTAACCAATTTTTCTATTGCACTCATTACTTTTGAAACTTCTGAGCCATCTTGTACCATTGTCATACCACCCTCATTAATTTGAGTTTGATCATTTTTAGATTCTTTGATAAAAGTCTTGAAATCTTTTACTTTGTAATTTTCATTCTGTAATTTCTTTCTAGCATCCATAGTCATACCAGCATTTTCTCTTCTTTTTATTCTGATAGGATCAAACCCAGTTTCATATTGTTTACCAACTAAAACTTCAGCAACCATACCTTCAGGTAAACCTTCTGTACAATTACCACCACTATCCACACCTGAAGTCTCCCAACCAAACTTTAATACTTTATTCTTATTATCAAATGGTATAATATCAACTACCTCAGCCCAACTAAAAGATATAAGTTCGGCATTAGGTTTAAATGATTTCAATCTTTTAATAGCTTCACCTATTGTTATAGCTTTAACATTACACTGAAATCTTTGTGTTGGAATAAAAGCTTTATCATAATATTCACCAGGTACTTTTTCAACAATTTCACCAGACATTGCATATGGTAAACCAACAAAATCTGAGTTATCTTTATCTTCTGAATAATCTATACCATCATAGGTAAGACCATATGTTTCAATATTTTGATAACCTAAACCTGTAACAATAGAAGCCGAATTTCTACCACCATCATCATGAATAATCATCCATCCTTTAGGATCAAATTGTTCTAGTTTAATAATTGCTTCAGCTGCTGTCATTTATTTTGTATGAATTTTACTTATATATTCTATTTGATAACTGTTTATGATTTTTTACTTAAAAGTTCCGTAAGTTTATCAGAACTTAATTTAGCTCTCACATCGTCCGGCTCCCATCTATTACAACAAGCATTAGGATGTATTAGTCCTGGTGTATCACCTTCAGAATCTTTATTAACTCTTTCACAATCAAGATTTTTTATATCAAAATATTCACATCTTTTACAACTGAAACCTTCTTCATTTTCAAAATAACCAGCCTGTTCTTTTGTTATTACACCAATATAAGGTATTTCTGGGGTATTTTCACCTACAGGATCCATATGTATCCAAAATCCACATGAACCATAAGGTTTAATATTTTCGTTTGGCCCAAGGACTTTACATTTAGTAGAATTAGGAAAATCTTTATTTTTTGAAAAAACACATTTGTCACAAGTATATTTAGTTTCAGGTCTAAAAATATATAAAACAGCTTCTTTTGGAATTTTATGAACAGTTTCGACAGTTGATGATTTTTCATTTATCATTACATTTTCCTTAATAAAATCTTCAAATTTTATAACGTGTTGATTTTCTTTTTTCATTTATTTAAATAAAATTTCAATTATATATTCTATCAAAACTTCTATATTTTTTATAGAAATAAAAATTTGAATAAACGTTCTATTATTTTCTTTGTTTTTGTGATATATACTAAAAACAGATTCAAAATTAACATGGCTTGCTGCGATTCATCAAATAGTTTATTTAAAGGCAGAGAGAAATTCATCAGTTTCTTCAAAGAAAAATTGGTCGCTCAAGATGCAGCCTCTATTTTAGCAGATCTTTCTTTTTGTGGTCTTAAAATAAAATATGATCAAGTACTCAAAGGTAGTACCTATCTACCACCAGGTGCAGTAAATATGGAAATTCCCTATGGTGGATTAGGTACAGATATTACCTTTTTTGCTATGAAAGCTACTTATGATGCTACCAATAAAAGACTTGATGATAATTATATACAATATTATTTTGCTGGACAACCAGATGTTGTTAGAAATATTGCCGGAATAACTATTTTTTCTGGAACAGATAGTTCAAGAATACCTACTATATTTTTAAATAATCCTAATAATGTTTACGGTGTAAGAATTGAATTTATGGCTGCTACAGGAGTTATTGTCTTCAGAGAAACTACAGTAACACAAATATCTAATGAAACATTTAATATTGATAATTTAAATTTTAATAGTATTACAACCAATACTATGACATATGATTTTATAGTGAAAGACAATAGTGGGAATATTTTAGCAATTATTAATAGAGACACTATTTCAAATATTGAAACAAATGGTCGAATTATTATAATAGATGACTTAGCACAAGGATCAATATACTTAACATTTGTTGATGAATTTAATGCTAACCAAGCATTTTCTCTAATCAATTGGGCTTTGGCTGATGCAGCACAAAATCTTATTTTACCGAATATGTCTGCCGACATTACTCCACCGGTAATAACATTTAATCCAAGTTTAAATCTTAATTGGGTATTAGCAGATTATCCAGATGGTAATGGTGGATATCTTATAACTAAACAAATGCTTATTGATGGTTTCATTTCTAATGTAACAGATAATAGGGATGGTCAAATAATTTTAACAGATGATAATATTACTATTACACTTATAAATAGTAATTTATCTCTACAGGCTATAACAGCTGAAGGTAAATATAATATTCTTATTGCTGTAGAAGATATTGCACAAAATAGAACAGTTGATAGTATATTACTTAATGTAAAAGATACTAATCCAGCAAAAATTATTCTTACAGACCTTGGTTCACAAATTGTTTTGGAAAATTCAACAAGTGGTACTTCTGGATGGGTTCAACAACGAATATATCTTGAAGATTTTGGAGCTGATCATATCATAGAAAAACAAGATTTTATTAATTTATTTGTCGGACAAGTGGTAGATCTTAAAGATGGTCAATACCCACTCAACACAAATAATATTACAGTAACAATTACTAATGCAGGTGGACCAACAATCTATCCAGATGTTTATATTCCAGGAAGATATGATGTTTATTTCACTGTAATAGATCAAGATCTCAACGTAACAAGTGATTTATGGATGAATTCATTAACAGAATTACCTTTAGATTATGTACCAGTAACTATATCACAAAATCAACCACCTGTTATATACTTTAATGATGTTGAGCCACAATATTTGTTGGCTTATGAAAATGGTATAATTGTTAAAGATTATTTGAAATCACTTTGTATCGCAAAAGTAACGGATGACAGAGATATTACTATCAATGTTACAGTGCTTGATTTAACAATATATAAAACATATAATTATTTACCAGATTACGGTACAGCAGGAACAAGTGGTATTATTTCTGGTAATGGAACAAGTGGTATAAACACATTTAATTATGAACCTATATTTCCATTAGAAAAATTATACATAATAGAACCTGGTATCTATGAATTGTATGTTACAGTTACAGATTCTGATAACGCTAGTACAACAGATTCACAAAATATTGAAGTTAGATCATAATGTTTAAATCAAGTAATTTTATTATAGCACCAAGCTCAACAGATCTTAATCTAAAAATTAGGGATGAGTTTAACAACGTAACAAATATTTTAAAAGCTAGTAGTATTTGTAGGTTTCACAAAGATGGTGATACAATTGTAATAAATTCATCTGATTCTACTTCAGCAATATATTTAAAATTCTATAGTACTGATGAGTCCACATTAGGTATTAATATATTGTATAATGCCTGGCAGATACTAAAAGCTAATTATTTAGGTCAGGAAGCTAACAAAGCATATGTTGACAGTCAACTTTTTATTGTAGATGCTAGATTGGATATTCTTGAAAGTAGTCATTCTACTTCAGGATTATTAATCAATGTAGGTAATGGACTAATAAAAACAGGTCTTAGTACTATATCTCTTGATATTACTGATTATGAAACAGATGATACGATAGGATTATCGTCAACATCAGGAATTCTATTTAATGCTGCTTCTTCAACATCTGGATATGTTTCTATTGTTATGAATACTAACAATTTTCAAATTATTGATGGTAGAAATACGAAAACAGGTATTCAATATGCTAATGATTATTCTTCTACTTATACAAATAGATCTTTAGTTGATAAAGCCTATGTCGATAATAAATTAGCTTCATCTATAACATTTACTCCTGCTGGTGATGTAACAGGAAGTACATCAGGAATAACATCTTTAACCCCTGTTTTAACAATAGGAACTAATGTTGTTACATTTTCTAAAATACAACAAATAAATGCTTTTTCTTTAATTGGTAATACTACAGGTTCTACAGCAAATTTAACTAATATTACTTTAGGATCTGGTTTCAGTTTTGTTGGTACCACATTAGATTATACACCATCTATTAATATAGCAGGTACTTCAGGATATGCAATATTAGCTGGAACAGCGGGTTTTGCTATCGTAGCAGGCACTGTAATTACAAATGCAAATCTATCTGGTGATATTACTAGTATAGGAAATATAACTAGTTATAATAATATAGTACCAATAAGTAAAGGTGGAACACCAACAGGTGGAACTTCAGGACAATTTTTACAGAAAAATTCTAGTACCAATTATGATTATAGTTGGGTTAATTTATATTATCAGACTGTACAAGTTTTGAGTACATCTGGTACTGCAAGAGCTAAATTAAATTTTAGTGGTCAATTTTCGCATACAGACGATTCAACTAATAATAGTACTGATATCACAATTAGTTCAGTAAACTGGATTTTAATTGCTGGTACACCAACTACCATAGCTGGTTACGGAATTAGTGATGGTGTAACGTTAACAGGTACTCAGGCTTTAAGTAACAAAACAGGCAATATATCACAATGGACAAACGATTCAGGATATTTACTTAACAATAAAACAATTACTCTTTCTGGAGATGTTACTGGATCTGGTACTTCAGGTATTGTAACATCTATATCTAATACTATAATTACAGGTAAATTATTAACAGGTTACGCTTCCACTACCGGCGTTATTACAGCTAATGATTCTATATTAAGTTCTATAGAAAAATTAAATGGTAATATAGGAACCTTGGTTACAGGTGTTTCTACCTTTAATACTAGAAGTGGTAATATTACTTTAACATCTTCAGATGTTACTACAGCTCTTACCTTTACGCCTTATAATGCAACGAATCCTTCTGGATATTTGATCAACAACCAAACAATTATATTATCAGGCGATGTAAGTGGAAGTGGTACCTCAGGTATTATTACTTCGGTAAATTGGGTGAATGGATATCCAACCTACGACGCTAGATATGTAACACCTTCTAGTACAAATACATTTACAAATAAATCAGGTAACATATCACAGTGGACAAATGATTCTGGTTATATTACTTCTGCTTCTGGTACAGCTGGAGGAGATCTAAATGGTACTTATCCTAACCCTACTGTGAATTGGGTGAATGGATACCCAACTTATGATGCTAGATATGCCGAGAAATCTGGTGTTACTTTTACTGGTGCTGTAATATTAAGTGCTGATCCTGTTGTAGCTTTAGGTGCAGCTACTAAAAATTATGTTGATAATCTTGTAACTGGTTTATCATGGAAGAATTCTGTACAAATAGCTACGGTATCAAATATTACTTTATCTGGTGAACAAAATATTGATAATGTAATAACGTCAAACTCACGTGTATTAGTAAAAAACCAAACTACACAAACACAAAATGGTATTTATGTTTCAAGTACAAGTGGATGGAGCAGATCCAGTGATATGAATATTGGTAGTGAAATATTTGGTGCAACAGTCTATGTTGAGACAGGTAATATAAATGCTAATACACAATGGTCAAATAATAACACTTCTGGTATAACGGTGGGTGTATCTAATATAAATTTTGTTCAGATAGCAGGTGCTGGAACATATACGAATGGTACAGGTATTGTTTTAACAGGAAATGTTTTCAGTATAGATTCAAGTTATACAGCTACATCTGGAAGAACAGGTTATCTATCTTCTAGTGATTGGACAGTATTTAATAATAAACAAGCAGCTTTAAATGGAACAGGTCTGGTTAAATTTACAGGAACAACACCATCTTATATTACAGGAGCTTCTTCTCAATTTGTTAAAGCTGATGGTAGTTTGGATTCAAATAGTTATTTAATCAATAATCAAATAATTACTTTATCGGGTGACGTTTCCGGAAGTGGTACTTCAGGTATTACTACTTCTGTAACATGGTCAAATGGTTACTCAACTTATGATTTAAGGTATGTAACACCATCCAGCACAAATACACTCACAAATAAAACAGGTAATATATCACAATGGACTAATGATAACGGATATTTAATTAATAATAAAACTATTACACTATCAGGTGATGTATCTGGGAGTGGGACTTCAGGTATCGTAACTTCTGTTAATTGGCCAAATGGTTATCCAACCTATGATTCAAGATATGTAACACCTTCTAGTACGAATACTTTTACAAATAAAACAGGAAATATATCTCAGTGGACAAATGATGCTGGTTATTTAACCAATGATAAACCTATTACATTATCAGGTGATGTATCTGGGAGTGGGACTTCAGGTATTATTACAACCGTAAATTGGTCAAATGGTTACTCAACTTATGATGCTAGATATGTAGCTTCAGTTTCTGGAACTAGTGGTAGAATAACTTCAACTGGTGGTGTAAATCCTATGATAGATATATCAGCTTCTTATATAGGACAACCTTCCATAACAACTTTAGGTACAATTATTTCTGGTATTTGGAATGGTACAGCAATTACAGATGGTAATTTGGCCTCATCTTATATCTATGCTAATGGTTCAAGAGCCTTAACAAATAATTGGGCATCAGGTTCATTTTATATTTCAGCTGGTCAATTAGGAGCTGGTACTGGTACAACAACACCATCATCTATGCTACATATAGTAGAAACATCATCATCACCTACTAGAGGTATATTATCTGATCAATATACAACAAGTACAATAGGATCAAGAATTACAATGCGTAAAGCACGTGGTACTTTTGCATTACCTAATGTAATAGTCTCAGGTGATGTTTTAGGAAGTTTTACAGCTTCTGGATATGATGGAACAAATTTTATTGATTCTGGTAAAATTTTAATAACTTCTACAGGAACTATTTCTTCAGGTACTATACCAGCATCGTTAACATTACAGACTATGAATTCTTCTGGTGTATTAACAGCAGGAATTACCATTGATCAATCACAAATAGTAACTTTTGCTAGTCATTTAGTAGTAGAAGGTGTTACTTCTACAGGAGCTACAGGAACAGGTAATTTTGTGTTTAGTAATTCTCCTATATTTACAACACCAAATATAGGTATAGCAACAGGTAATATTACTGGTACAGCTGGATATGCAACATTAGCAATTACAAATGCTAATTTAACTGGTCCTATTACCAGTGTAGGAAACACAACCTTTGTAGCCTCACAAACTGGTACAGGAACTACATTTGTAATGAATACATCACCAGTATTAGTTACACCCACACTTGGTGTAGCTTCTGCTACAACAATAAATAAAGTTACACTAACTACCCCAGCAACAGGAAGTACATTAACAATTGCTGATGGAAAAACATTAACAGTATCAAATACTTTAACATTTACAGGAACTGATAATAGTTCAGTTGCTTTTGGAACTGGTGGTACGGCTACATATACTTCAAATAACTTATCTGTTTTCGCAGCCACTACTTCAGCACAATTAGCAGGTGTATTATCTGATGAAACAGGTACTGGGTTTGTAGTGTTTAGTGATTCTCCAGTATTTACAACACAAGCGATCATACCAACATTATATGGTTCTGCTAGTTCAAGTGGTAATTTACAATTAAATTCTACAACTAATGCTTCAAAAGGATTTATTTATATAGGTTCCGCTGTAGGTTATGATGCTACAAAAAATTTCTTAGGAATAGGTACACAGACTCCAGCAGCATTGGTACATTTATCTGGTAATATTAGTGCTGCATCTTGGGCTCTAAATGGTATTGGTATAAGAGATCAAGCAGCCACATACACTGATACAACAATAGCTACAGGGACTACACCTAATGTATATATGAATTATTATGGTGTTAAAACCATGAATTCATCTAATACATCAGTAGTAGTAACTAATTTGTTCGGATCTTATTTTGAAAACCCGATAGCGACCGGTAATGTTACAGCAACAAATTCATATGCAGCTGGGTTTGGTGGTAATGTGCGATTCGTTTCAGGTGCAGGACAAACTCAATTTACATTTAGTAATGGACTGACTATAAATATGTCATCAGCTCAAACGTTTGCTGTTCAAATGAATGGAACTTCTAAATATGTTATATCTACTTTAGGAAATCATACTTTTACTGGAACTACTCAAAGCTCAGGCATTATACCATTTATTACATTTACACAATCTGCTTATACAGGTGGTGCGACACCAGGTTTATTATGGACAGCTGGTGCACACACAGGTCAGACATCAGCTACCGAAATCAATGACGCTTTATTTAATCTTGCTCGTAGTGTTACATGGGTAACTTCTATACCAACAACACAAAGATTCTTTAGAATAACAGCACCAACAATAAATTGTATATTAGCTTCAACTACAGTAACAGCTGCTACATTCTCTATATCTGGAGCTCCTGGTACAGCTGGAAGTGCTGGTATAACAAACCCATTATCTTTATGGGTTGAAAGTGGTGCTAGTGCTTTTAATGGTAGTGTAGGTATAAATCAATCAACTGTTGCTACATCAACATTACAAGTCAGTGGTTCTTTATCTGTCGCATATACAGTTCAAACAACTACATATTCTATTCTACCAACAGATCACAGTGTAAACTGTACTTCTGGAACATTTACAGCAACTTTACCAACAGCTGTTGGAGCCACTGGTAGAATTTATATAATAAAAAATTCTGGAACAGGTGTTATTACTATTGCTACAACATCAGCCCAAACAATAGATGGTTCAAGTACTAAAACATTAAGTGTTCAATATTCTGGTGTGACAGTTCAATCGACCGGTTCTAACTGGATAGTGATAGGAACATTCTAAAATTATAAATATTTGATGAACATATTACAATACACAACATCTACAAGTGGTACTATTACTTCACAAGATACACAACAAGATCTTCATATAATGCATGATGCCGGAGTCACAGCATCTCTTACAATAACTTTACCTGCTACACCATTTAATGGACAAGAAGTAAAGATAACAAGTGTTAATGGAATATCATCATTAACATTAACTACTGGGGTAGGAACTATAGCAAACAATCTAACATCATTATCTGTTGGTGAATCTATAATATACAAATATCTTTCAAATCAAACAAAATGGTATTTAATTACTTCTATATCAGATATCATAGTCCCAAGAAGTAATCTACTTGCTGAATATAGATTTGATGAAGGTAGTGGTACTACTTTAACTGATTATTCGGGTAATGGAAATAATGGTACTTATGTAGGTAGTCCTACTTTTATAAGTGGTGGTGGGTTTACCGCTTCTGGTTCTAGTTCTCCAGTCCAATATGCAACAGGTCATGCTAATTTTATTTTAACGGCACAGACTATTTATCTAGTTTATAGCCCTGATGCTGATTCAGCTTCTACCAACCATCCGATAATGGGTAACAGTGGCGGTAATACTTATTTACAAATAGATCAATCAGACAATACTAATAATTCTCAATTTCCATCAGCTCATTTGTATGGTGGTACTGGATCAGGTTCAAGTGGAAAATGTTATAGTAATGATACTATACCATTATCACCAGCTATTGTAGCAGTTACTATAGATACAAATAATGCTATTCAAAGTCAAATATTTATAGAAGGTAAAGAAGTATTATCATATAATAGTAGAGCATTGAATATTGCTTTAGGTCGAGGTGGTACACCTTGGTTTGGTGGTAATAATATAGGAAATTCTTTTGGTACATTCAACGGTAATATTTATTATGCTGCTTCTTATTCTACTTTTCATACAGCTTCACAAGTATTACAAATTACTAATACAATAAGACAGTTATTGAATAACAGAGGAACAGTAAAACAAGATGTATATCAACCTTCTACTTTAACTGGTCAATTACTAGCATTAGGTGATAGTATAACATGTATTAATGGAGTAGGTGGAGTAACACCTTATCTTAATAGTATAAGTACTAGAATAACTTTCAATAAATATATTAAAGGATGGCCAGGTAATAGTTCCCAATTAGTATATGCAGCACCTGGATTATCATCTTTATATTATGCTCCGGCAGGGTCTTATAATATTGTTAGTATTTTTCTTGGTACTAACATAATAAGTAATCAAAGTTTATATGAAGCTTGTTTTGAGGGTATAAAATCCATAGCTAAAGAATTTAAAAGAAAAGGCTGGCAAGTTTTAGTATTTACAATACCCGATAGAACTAATACCTACTCTTACATGGCTTCCTATAATGGATTATTAAGATCTTCTTTTACAAGAGATGAAATTGTTGATATAGCTGCTGATCCAAGATTAGGTACTAGTGGGGCTTCTACTAACCTTACTTATTTTCAAGCAGATCAAGTACATCCTACTAATACATCACAACTGTTGATAGCAGATTATTTATCAGCAAAAATCAATAGAATTACTAATTTCTCTATTGATAATAAAACATTATACTCACAAATTAACACAAGTACAGTCACAAATACTACTACAGAAACCTCAATAGTAGGTACATCTTCTGTAAATGATGTCGAATTCAATAATAGTGTATTCCTGTGTAATACTACTAATGGTAATAATGTATTATCTGGACCTTTCTCAACTTCACAATTAGTAGTTGGTCAATTAATAACAGGTGCTGGAATCCCTACAAATACTACTATATCTAGTATAACAGATAATAATCACTTGGTAATGAGTAATAATGCTAGTTCTAGTAATTCCAATACTGCTACAACATTTAGTTATATAGCAATGAAGCGACACTTTTTTGTTCCAGGTCAAATTATTGTTTTTGAACAAAAAGGATTGTTAACCACTGGAGTTTCACAAACTTTAAATAGAAAAGTAAAAATTGGAACTACTGTATTAGGTTCTACAGGTATAGTTACTTTACCTTCTAGTTTAACCAGTGCATTATATAAAATGAATTTAGTAGTTACCTGTGTTACAATTGGTACTTCTGGGACTTTTCAGGTACAAGGTGATTTATCAGTATATAATGGAAGCAATGGATACAGTATATACCCAATTTCAAATACTAGTGTAGTTACACTAGATACTACAATAGATTCCATAATAGATATTACTGATATATGGGGATCTGCAAGTGCAAGCAATATCGATACATCAACAAATTTAAATATAATCAAATTATAATATGCATGTATTACAATACACAACAGTAACAAGCGGAACAGTAACAGCACAAGATACAGGACAGGATGTACAATTGATACATGATGCTGGTGTTACAGCCACTCTTACTATAGCTTTTCCAGTAACAACTTTTAATGGTCAAAAATTTGGCGTAATGAGTGCTGGTGGAATTACTACACTTACATTAAGCGTAAGTGCTGGTAGTATCACAAATGCTATAAGTACATTAGCAGCTGGTGGTTGTAGTACTTATCAATATGTAACAGCACAATCAAAATGGTATAAAATATATTAGATAAATAAAAATCCTTTGTCGGCAAGGACAAAGGATTTTAGGTATTTAAGTGATAATCTCTAATATTTATACACAAATATACTTACTAAATATTCAAATTCCTAATTATAACTACTTAATTTATAATAATATATGAAATAACTTATAGTTAAACTTCAACTCACCACCGGTAGTTAACTCATTTACATATTCTTGTATTATAAGAAGTTCTAATCTTATGTTATAAAATTCATCTGTTAAATACAATATATACATAAAATAAAAACTAACCAAATGAATAAATATGTTCTTAATTTTGAGCAGTTTGTAAAAGAAAGCCAAAATATTGAAACCAATGAATTCTTTAGTTTTAAGAAAAAAGAATTATCACCTATACAGGAAGAATTAGATATGTTTTTAGATATCATAGGAAGTCTGGATGTGAAGTTTGACAGTTTATATGATATATCGGAAGCAGAAGCTAATAAAGCAAAAACAATAGCTGAACTTATGCATATAGTAAATAAAGTTCTAAAAGAATTAAAAGAAGTAAACTTTTTAAGTCCTGATGATATAAATGTAAAAGATAGTCTTGAAATTTTCAAAGAAGAGCTTGCTTCTAAGTCTATAGCAATGAATGTTTAAAGTCCTTATGGACATACTTGGTAAAGCCTCTTATCTTCGGATAACGTAACCAAGTGAGAGAATAAAACCAGTCCTAAATGACTGGTTTTTTTATGTAAACTTTTTATAGTTTATAGAATATAACAATCAAATAAAACCATTATGAATTTAACTAAACCAACAATTGACTGGTATCAGAAATTGAATCAATTTAAAAATGATGAATTCAAATTTTTTGAAGCTGAACATGAATACAAATATAAAGGAAAGAAATTTGAAAGTGTAACAACCTTTATAAGTCAATTTCATGAGAAGTTTGATTCTGATTATTGGAGTCAGATTAAAGCAGAAGAGCGTGGTATCACACAACAAGAAATATTGGCTGAATGGAAAGCTAAAGCTGATAGATCATGTGATCTTGGTACTATGGTTCATGAGTATGCTGAATACAAATGTGCCGGTAAAGAACCAAAAGAAGTAACTGATGAAGAAGTTAAAAAAAGAATCATAAGTTTAGAAGAAATATTTGAAACTAAACTGAAGAAGTTTATACCTGTAGCTCAAGAGATAAAAGTATTTTCACCTAAATTAAAACTTGCTGGCACCATAGATGGTTTATTTGAATATAAACAGAAGTTGGTTGTTGGTGATTATAAAACAAATGAAAAATTTACAACGGATAGTGATAAATGTTATAAAAAGCTTAATCCACCGTTTCAAAACAGATGGGAAAATAAATTAAATGAATACAGTATACAGGTATCAATGTACCGTCTAATATTAGAAGAATGGGGTATTGAAACTGAGGCAGCATTTTTAATACATATTCCACCAGTTGGTAAATCAAATTTCCATATAGCACATGATTTTAGAAATGAATTAAAAATATTCTTTGGTATATAAATGAAAAAACCTTCCAAGTGTGCATCATAGAGAGGCATGGAAGGTTTATTCTAAATGACTCATCAACAGTTCCTATGGTATGTTAGTGAGTACTGTTAAATTACTTCTTAGCAGAAGGCTTTGGTTTACCAGCAGCTTCAGGAGTTGTAACTTTAGGTGTTACATCAGCTTTTTTATGTTTAGCAGCAGGTTTAGTTTCTGGCAAAGAAAGTTTACCCTTTTTATCTACTTTAGTAGATTTTTTAGCTTCACTTATACCTTCTGTTTCTTCAGGTTTGGTTTCGTCTGTTTCATCATCAGACATAGTATCATCACCAAGACTATCACCCATATCTTCTGTAGAATCAGCAGCATCTGTTGTATCTTCTGCTACTTTTTCACAACAATCAGAAATTTCATCAAGGAATTTTAACATATCCTCTTTAGTAAACTCATCTTCACTACCTTCTAATTTATCTTTTAAATCAAGAATTTTAGTTTTTATATCAGCTAAAATATCATCAGCATCTACTTCATCAGTTTCAGCATCAGTTACATCATCACCAACTTCTTTAGTTTCATCTGAAGTCATAGCATCATCAGCTGGTGCATCAGTCGATGCTGCTGGAGTTTCTAATTCATCATCAAAAGATTCTTCATTTTCTTGATTTGGTGAATAATTTTCTTTGAACATTTTCCATGTTGGTATTTTCCCGAAAGATTGTTTCATGTTTAATTAATTTTATTTTATTTATATATCTACCCAAATAATTCATTTTTTTACTCAGGTCACTTTAGGTAATTATATATCACAAAATAATTTTCTATTTCCAAAACTATTAACATTCATAGTATATAAAATACAAATATAACTTTAATTAAGATGACGAATTTCGAAAAATTTGCCAAAGGACAAGTAGGCTCATTAGCCTTACATGATTATGTGAACTATCAAAATAAGATGAAATCTTCTATGTCAGCTTATATTCTTGAAGAAAGAACAGGAAATCTTGCTGTAATGGATATATTTTCCAGACTTATGATAGACCGAATTATATTTTTAGGTACTGAGATAGATGATATAGTTGCAAATATTGTGAATGCTCAATTGTTATATCTTGACACAGATAAAGTAAATGAACCAATAAAAATATTTATTAATAGTCCTGGTGGTGAATGTTATAGTGGTCTTGCAATACTAGATTGTATGGATATAGTGAAGTCTCCTGTAGAAACTGTATGTTTAGGTTTGTCCGCAAGTATGGCTGCTGTTATTTTAGCTCATGGGACCAAAGGTTATAGAAAAGCTACACCAAGAAGCCGAGTGATGATTCATCAACCTTCAGGAGGTGCTGGTGGAAACACAACACAAATTTCTATAACGGCTAAAGAATATGAAGAAGTTAAATTCATTTTAGCCGAAACATTAGCAATTGACACAGGAAAAACTACAGAGGAAATTCTTAATGATTTTGTTTTTGATAAATGGTTAAGTGCTCAAGCAGCTTTGGACTATGGTCTTATTGATAAATTAGTTATGAAAAAATAAAAAGTAAAACAATGACACTAAATTGGTACGCTGTAAGAATATTAAACAATCAAGAAAATAAAGTAAAAACTTATCTTGATAGGGAGTTTATTAGAAATATAACCGGAGAATACTTAAATGAAGTATTGATTCCTGTAGAAAGATATTATGAGAAAACTAAAGATGGTAAAAAGAAACTTATAGAAAAGAAATTATTTTCTGGTTATGTGCTTATTAAAGCTGACTTAAGTAGAGAAATAGTATTGGATACAATTAAAAAAACTCCTGGTATAATTGGGTTTTTGTCTTATAAAGACAACAATAAATCATCTATACCAACACCTCTAAAAGAAAGAGAAGTTGCTCAATTTTTAGGTAGAGGATCTGATTTAACAGAAGAACAATCAACTGATTCTGATTTGTATATCATTGGTGAATCTGTAAGAATAACAGATGGTCCATTTAAAACATTTTTTGGTGAAGTTAAAGAAATTTATGAAGACAAGAAGAAAGTAGTAATTGATGTTACTATATTTGGACGTATCACACCAGTCGAAGTTGATTTTAAACAAACAGAAAAAGCCGAACAGAATGTTAAGGTATAAAAAAAATCCCGGTTAAACCGGGATTTTTTATTTAAAATATATTCAAACTAAATAAGATTTAAGGAATATAAATTCATATGATAAATGATAAAATACAAGGTACCATAAACCATAAAAATATTGATTTTGCTTTGGTAGAATTTGAAGATGGTGGTTCTCTTAAAGTAAAAAGTAAAAGCCTTAATAAGGCTCTACATGGAGATCTTGTTGAAATAGGTATAGAAGGTAAAGAATACTTTGTAAGTAAAATAATTCAAAGAAGTATACAACATAAAATTAAAGGACAATTAAAAATAAATAAAAATTTAACTTTTTTTGTTCCTCAAGAATCAAATTATTATACAGATTTCTTCATACCAACAAAGTTTTATCTCCAAGGTATGGATGATAAAGATTATGTAACAGTTGAATTTTTAAGCTGGGGTGATAAAGATAAGAATCCAACAGCGAAGATTTTAAGTATAGATGGTAACAAATTTACACCAAGGATAGCTACTAAATTTTTAATCAATGAAATGAATCTTAGGACAGATTTTCCTAATTCTGTTATAGCCCAGGTAGAAAGAATTGAAATTACTGATGATATGTTAATAGGTCGAAAAGACTTTAGACAACATTTAACTTTTACAATAGATCCAGCAACAGCCAAAGACCATGATGATGCAATATCAATAGAAAAAACAGATAAAGGTTATAGGGTTGGTATTCATATTGCTGATGTGTCAGCTTTTGTTACACCAGGTACAGCTTTAGATATTGAAGCTTTTGAAAGAGGATGTTCTGTCTACTTAGTGGATGAACATATACCAATGCTTCCAGAAAAACTATCATCCGATCTATGCAGTCTTATACCAAATGTAGATAGATTATCTTTTTCTGTAATATATGATATAAGTAATGAATATAAAATTGAAGGTTACTGGGTTGGAAAAACAATTATTAATTCAAATGAAAATATTTCATATGAAGAGGCCCAAGCAATTTTAGACGATAATGAACACAAGTATCATGAAACATTATCTATTTTAAATGATATAGCAGAGTATTTTACTAATACTAGAGAATCTATAGATTTAGAGGCTCCAGAACTCGAATTTACACTTGATGAACAAGCATTTCCTATAAAAATAGGTTTGAAAAAAAGACTTGCTACACATAAGTTGATAGAAGCTTTTATGCTTATGGCTAACCAAACTGTAGCAGAAATACTTAGTAACTATGGTCCAGGTATATACCGAGCACATCCTAAACCAAGCAAACTACAAATATTAGAAATGTATGATTCATTAAAAAAAATGGGTCTTACTTTAAATTTAAGTGAAGAAGATATAAAGAAAAGTTTGGATGAATTAAAAAGTAATACTCCAGAAGAATTAACTTCTACTGTTCGTGATACTATTCTTAGGAGTCTACCAAAAGCCTATTATACTTCAGATGTTGAGGTAGGACACTTTGGTTTAGGGTTTAAATATTACACACATTTCACATCGCCTATAAGAAGATATCCTGATATCATCGCACATAGATTATTAAATTGTGTAATAGAAAAGAAACAATCTCTTATAACAGATCTTGAATCTAAAGCTGTACTTTTGAGTAAACGTGAAAAAGTTGCTCAACAAACTGAAAGAGAATCAAGCAGCCAAAAAATGACATTGTTTATGGAGACAATTAATTATCCCATATCAGCTAAAATAGTAAGTATAAAAGATTGGGGTGTATTTGTGAAGACTGAATTATTATCCGAAGGACTCATACCTATTCATAGTCTGAAAGGTAAATATAAAGATGGTGTAATGAAATGCCCCAACTTTACGCTAAAAGTTAATGACTATCTAGTTGTGAAAAAAGAAAGATGTGATTTAAAAAATAGAAGAGTTTATTTCGAACTATTACAAAAGAAAATTTACTAATGCAAGATCTAAGAAAAAAAGAAAAATTAAAAAACGTTTACACGGATCACTTACCTAAGATCAATTATAAAAATTTATTAAAGAAATCTATATGGATAGGTTCTGTTGTGATATTAGCAGTATTGATTAGTTTTCCCTATCAAATAGGTTATATTATAGGGAAATGGTGGAATTTATTCCTAGTTGGTTTCAGTGGTACCAACTGAGGTTTTTTTCTTATAATAATTTTCAACAGCTGTATTTAAACTATTTGGATTACCAACTTTTAATCTATTTTCTAATTCTAAAAGGATGCTTCCTAGAAATGTTGTATTAATGTTTGTACCACGTTTACAAGGAACAACCATTTTTTCATCCCTTGCATATATCCATATCTGTTGATCTATACCCGGAAATGTATAAAATTGCAATAACCCAGCAGTCCCCATTTTATAACAAAAGCTACCAGTTTCATTTATAAAACGTTCAACAAAACCATCTTTTATATTAATAATAGTTTTATTGTTTTGAGTTTTATCATCAGATACTGCCGTAAATGATTTACCAAGATCAACTTTAAACTCTTTAAAATTACGTTGAAAGGCACCTATTATATCTTTACTTGTTACAATATAAATCTCCATACAACTATTTATATTAATAAATGTTATCCGTCAAATCTTCTGAATCACCAACCTCTCTGGCTTCTTTATCACTTTTTGGTTTTTCAAAAATTGTTTTTACAATATCTTTTATTGTTTTTAAAAATAATTTCTCTTTAAGATCTTCTTTGATGTCAATTTTTTGATCCATTTCTTTTAAAATATTCATATCATTATCATCATAACAATAATAATAAACAGCGATGGTTTTTAAAGCATCTAACTCAGCATCGGGAATATCCAGTTTATAACAAACTTTCCAAGCGTATATTGCCGTTTCGTTTAAAAAATAAGTAAACCATAGAGTCAAATCACTTTCTGTTTGTTCAATATCTTGAAGTTCAAAACGAACTTTTCGACCTTTATCATCTTCTTGACCTTTTGACATCCGGCCCCATTTGAACCAATATTTAATTTTAACTTTTAACTCTCTAAAAAAATCCCGACCAATTACAATATCTTGTTTTTTAATATTTTTATCTTCTCCACTAGTAGCTGGTACTGTCTGTTCTTCAAATTCCTCATATTTTTGTAAATATTTCATCCTAATAAACTAATTCTTTGATGTATATATCAAAAAAATTGTAATTAAATGGATCTTACAAGCATCTTTCCTTCTTCAGAAAGCACATATGTATTAAAAGTATCATCAATATCTTTAAGTTCTATGAGTTTTGTTGTTTGTAAAAATTGAAAGGTTCTATATTGGATCTGTTCACATAATGGATGAATAGGCTTCATAAGCTTAATATTGTACAATAATGGCTTCCTAGCAATCACTTTTAAAAGATTTTTTTGAGCCGATGTAAATTTATTTCCATTTTTCATACTAATAATTTTAAACAAATGTAAAAAATATTATACAAGAATAAAAGCATTATTCCATAAATGAATATTACGGATGAATTCAAATTAAGTTTCTTTCAAGGCCCACGAGTAGATATTAAGGGTGAAAGTAAAAAAATGTATACTGTCAAGTTCATTAACCCTATCAATGAAACAGTTGTTTTTCAACAAAAAATAGAAATAAACCAATATGCTAGGGCATATCAGGAATATTTTATACCATGGATTATAAAAATTGATGACCAAGAAGGTAATAATCAGCTTACTTATCAATTTACAACCGAAGGAAAGAGAATATTTATAACCTTTGAATCTGGAGCTTTAGGTGATACTATTTGTTGGCTTCCTTATGTCGAAGAATTCAGAAAAAAACACAACTGTACAGTAATTGTATCAACTTTCTTTAATTTTCTATTTGAGAAAGAATATCCTGAATTAGAATTTCATGACAGAACAAAACCTATTACTAATATACAAGCCGTTTATAAAATTGGTTGGTTTGGTTCTGGTGAAGCAACTTTCAGAAATCCTATCGACGTAAGGGAACAACCTTTACAAAAACTTGCTGCTGATATATTGGGGATGGATTATACACCGGTAAAAACTAAAATTAGTAGAGATACCAGACCTTCTTTATTTAATCAGGGTAAATATGTTGTTATAACTACTTGTAGTACAGCTCAATTTAAATATTGGAACAATCCTATTGGATGGCAAACCGTTGTTATGTATTTAAAGAGTATTGGTTACACAGTCATTAATATTGGTAAACACGAAAATAATCTGAGTGGTGTAATTAATATGACCGGCACAAAACCCATGGAGGATATTATAAACCTTATTCAAAACGCTGATTTCATGATTGGTTTGAGTTCCGGTTTAAATTGGTTGGCATGGGGGTTAGATGTCCCTAACATTATGATCTCTGGTATGACCATGGACTGGAACGAATATGAAAATCCTTATAGGATCATTAATAAATCAGTTTGTCATGGTTGTTTTAATAAGAAAGAAGTGACTTTTAATAAGGGAAAATGGGATTTTTGTTTTTTTGAACAAGGTAAACCTGATCAGTTTATATGTACTAAAACTATTACACCTGAGACAGTTATAGAAGTAATTGATAAATTACGAAAAGATAAAAATATAATATAAAAAATGGCCATACTAAATTATACCACCAAAATTGATGCTTTCAAAACCATATCAGAGATCCAATCGATGTTGGTTAAAAGAGGTGTTAAATCAATTATTGTTGATTATGATGATACTGGTATACCAGTTGGCCTTACCTTCTTCTTATACATTAATGATTCACCTATCAACTTTAAATTACCGTCTAATTATCCAGGAGTTTTAAGAGTCATGATTAAAGATAAGAAAATACCAAAATCAGCTTTGACTAAGGAACAGGCAACCAGAGTTTCTTGGAGAATACTAAAAGACTGGATAGAAGCTCAAATGGCTCTTATAGATGCTCAAATAGCTAAACTTGAACAAGTATTCCTACCTTATGCGGTAACAGATACCGGTGAAACTTTATTTGATAGAATGCAAAACTCAAATATGATTGAAAATATAACATCACCAAAACTTTTACAATAATATGAAAATAAGAATTGATGTTCCCTGTTATAACAGAAAAGAAATAACAGAATTGTGTTTGAAACAAATGTTTGAAACAAAAGGATCTAATGGTTTTATCAGAACCTATAATGATCACAGCGAAGATTACGACAATGATTTTCTTGAACCTTATTCAGATGCTGGCGTTATTAGACTACTCCAGAAAACTAATATTCATTCTATTAGAAGCCACGGGTTTCGCTCCTTTTTGGAAAATGATGAATATGATTTTCTTTATATGACTGATAATGATGCTTTTGTTGATCCTAATTGGTTAAATCGACTTTTAGAAATGTATAAACTTACAGGGTTACCTTGTAGTATATTTCATTCTAAATATGTCCCACAATCCATTGCTTATGCAAAAGATGCCGATATTTTAATAAAACCTGGGTTCACTGGTATAAGCGAATTCTTTCATAGAACACATGTTGAAAAAATTGTTAATTATTTAAATATACATGGTGATTTTCAGGATATGTGGGATTGTGTTATATGGGGTATACTCGGGCATAGATTTGCTGTATCAGGAACTTCTTATACAGAACACCTTGGTGTAGATGGTATGCATCATAAAACATGGGACTCTGAAAAATCACTTAATCCAACATTATATCTTAAGGAAAAATGGGATGAAATTGTACCACAATTAGATGCTATTTTAAAAAATAAATAAAAAAATTTGCAAAATATTTTCATATAACAAATCTTTAACCTATTTTTGTATCACGTTTCAATTTATAATAGATAAACATGTTAAAGAAAGAACAAATCCGTCAGATAATATCTGAAATAATCGAACAACATCCAGACATCGCAAAAGAAGATAGAACACCACATCATCTGTTAGCTGGCGAAATGATCGCAAAAAAGGTCCTCCAATATCTATGGCCAGATCAAAAAATTGAAATGCCTGGGGATATGGGTGTTATGGTATTACACAAATTTGATGATATCCCTATGGATGCTGTATTCCTTAATAAGGAATTCAATCAATTAAATCTAGAAAATGTTGTTTCTTCCGATAGACCACCATCTCAATTCACAAAACAAGAGCAGAGTAAATTTTACGTTACTACAAAAAACCAACCTACACTGGTTTTCCTTAGAACCACTAGTCCGGAACTTAAATACAAATTGTTCTGTGTAAGCATGGAAACTAATGAATCAATCTTATCAACTTTTAATTTGAATGCTTTACAAGTTGGTATAGATGTTTTAGAAGAGAAATTGTATTTTACAAAAGAGTTTGAAGATTTTGTGAATACTAAACAACTCTACGTAACATCTATTTTTAATCCTAACAGTACAATTATTGATTTGATTGTAATGGCAAATACAATTCCTTGCTACTGTGATATTAATGAGGAACTTTTGTTACTTGCTCAACCATATTACTATAATAAGGTTACACATTTAACCGTAGATGTTGTTACCTATGAAGAATATCAGAGAGCGAACAGCTATTTCCCAAATCTTTTCAAGTATTTTTCATACGATAAAAAAGAACAAACGATTTCACCTAAAGAAGATACTCTTCCTCAGGAGACAAGACTTTTAGACATTGCGAGTGAAGATTTTCAAATGTTCTTGAATTATTGGAAATTGTATAAAAGAAATAGTGTTAGTAAATCTAACCGTGAAAAGTTCGATAAAATATTTACGTTCACTTTTACGAAGTATTACATTCTGGCTAACCTAGAGTATTATGACTTCAAAAAAGAGCCGGTTGTTGTAGAGATGAAACATCTTGATGATATGTTGATTAAACACCCTTCTTTAAATAAGCTTATTAGTGAAATCGGTATTCATGAACAATTAATATTTTGTGAGACCATACGAGATTACATGAGACAATATAACGAATGGGTTATAGGTTTCCTTGAAACAAACGATAAACTCTTCAAAGAAGGTAATGTTATTGATTATAATAAAATTACAGAACTTCTTGAAAAAGAAGTTAAGCGTCTAAACGAGCCTCTAATAGAGACTTTGGATTTACGTGAGTTCAAATACAGATCTTATGTTGAAGAGCTCCATACACCATTAAAATTACAAGTTGAGGGTAAGAAAATGCACCATTGCGTAGGAGGTTACTCTAACCAGGTAGAATCTGGACAATCACGTATCTTCCATATTGAAACGGACAATCTTACATTATCTACACTTGAAATTGGTGTATCTGGAAAAGATGATAACATGAGTTTCAGTGTAAGACAACATAAAAATGTTAATAATAAAGAACCCGAAGCAGAAAATATCAAAATTGCTAAGGAACTAGTTGAATTCTTAAGCAAAAAATTCGGTTCTTAAAATGCATGAGGTTTTACATTTGTTGGGTTTGTGCCCAGATAGTTTATCACATTTTGATTTGATTGATTTTATGATTGCTCAAGAGCAAATATTTATTAGTCGATTCAATATAAAGTATGGTCTGTTCTACCTGATAGACAAAATAAAACTTATACATCTTTGGATATAATAGAAAAAGGCCTCGAATTGAGGCCTTTTTCTATACTGCTGTTATTTCAACTCTTGAACTTCCTTCATCACCTTCACAAATAGGTACCCAAAAATGTCTTATATCCTTCACTCCTAACAATTTAATATCATCAGTTGATATATTATAATCTTCCATAAGTCTAAGAATTTTTTGCTCTGCTATAACCCTTTAAAATCCTTTTACATTTATATAATACGTAACAAATAATAGGGTATCACTCAAAGGTTTTTGATTTCCTTTTTTTAGTTCAACATTCAAATTAACAAGAGCTCTATCCTTACCATTTAATAAAATGTATTTTGGTTTTTTTCTAAAAAGTTTTCTGATTTTATCAAATAATGTTCTAAATATTTTGTACATGGTTTATGTAGTTACGTTCATATAAACAATAGCTTCCAGCATATACTTTGGTATAAATTTTATGGATCTTTGCCGAACAGTGCTAAAAGAAGCATCCATAATAAATGTTTCAGCCCAGTCTGTCTCAGATCTTATACTCCGGCCATAAGTTTGTACTAAGTCTGCTACAGTTTTCCAATTATACCAATCCGGATTAAGTTCTAATCTTCTTTTAACTTTTTTAGACCCTAAACTAGGATAAGGCATTTTAATTATAATTTGAAACCTTGATAGATCATCTTTTAAGTCAATTCCAGTATTCATTGAGGGTGAGACTAATATAGTAGGTTTTTTAGACTTTTGATGCATGAATAAAGCCTCATCTCTATTCTGACTTGTATGGAAAATTAATCTATCATCTTTTATCTCGTCTCTGATCCAATTAGATAATTCATAAGTATTCGTATGAATTATTCCTTTATGATCTTTGTATTTCTTCAAAACTTTCTTTATATAAGGCACCATATCCTGGAAAGCTATCGTTTTATTATCCTTGGTCATTTTACCAATTGGCATATAATAAATTTGTCTGTTCTCAACAGGGAAAGGTGATGGTATAGAGATCCAATGTGTTTTTTCAACATCAACTCCCATTAATTTTGAGAACATTTTCTTGTCTAACATAGTACCACTCATTAAAATAACATGCTTGTATTTACTCCATACAAGTTGTCTTAGATACTCAGCTGACCATACAGGCTCAGCAATAATAGATATTTCGTTATGACTATTGTATTGTTGTTCCAACACCCAGTTATCTGGATCTGCTTCATACTGTTCTACGAAATATTGAATTTTATCTAGAAAGCCGTTACCATCTCTTATTAATTTCAAATAATCTTTAACAACTGTAGCATCAGTTTTTATCGCTTCCTGCATTTCAGTTACTACACGTCTTATATCAGGTGAAATGTTCTCAGTAAGCATTTTAATAAATGGTCCTATCTTATCAAGATCAGGAAGGTTTCTTTCATAAAATGCTAAACGTTCAGCTGGAAGCTTAAATCTTTTTAAATATCGGTAACTTACAGACACACTAATAAAATCAGAAAAAAGTTCTTCGAAATTATGAGCCTCATCAATGATAAGTAGATTTGCTTGTCTTTGATCCAGGATAGCCGGCACAAATATAGAGTACATATCAAATAAATGGAAATTAGTTAAGCTTATATCGCCACTTTTCCAGTTTTTCATTGCTGTATCATAAGGACAGTCTTCACATTTAACTTTGTTCATGTCACACATATCCTTACCAAGCTCACAATCACAATTGAATTTATCACATCTGTAATTTGCTTTACCCCATAAATTATTAATAAAATCAAACTCTTCGAAATATTGAGTCTGTAACATCTTGGAACAAGTAAGTAAATCTACCTTAGCTTTTCCATTGATATTTTTTTTATAGTAGTCGCAAATTTGTAAACAAACAATGGATTTGCCACTCCCAGTCGGAAGATCCAGCATTATACATGTTTTACCATCTTCCATAATTGCCTTTTTAGTTTCTTCTAATGCTTCAACCTGAATATCTCTCAGCATTACCAAATCAACAACTTCTTTTAAACTACTATACTTCATATGAAAATTCTATATAGAAGTTATATAAGGAAGTCATAGTAAGTTTTCATCTTAAATTGAAATATGAGTAATTGTGTAAATTTAATTCATAAGCGGAATCTAAATATATAAAGTAACAAAGTAAAAATATTAAAATGACTGTTTTAAAGTATAAAGAGTTCGTCGAACAACAAAACAATTTTCCAAGGACTCTGGTGAATCCAAATACGGATTTAGCAGAAGATGATAAACGCCATTACTTTAAAACTATTATAGCTGATCTTAAGAAAACTCTAATAGAACTTTATGATATTAAGGATAAAAGAAGTAAAGATATAATAAAGAAATTTTGGAGTATGCCGGAAACGAAAGCTATTATAGAAGATTGTCTAGGTAAGTATCCACAGATTCTTCCTCATGTATGTTCACAAAGGATATTGAAAGAACTTGAATACGTTATAAATGAAACGGAGTAACTTTTTTATCTGTGATTATAATCAGTGGATATATCTAAATGATCCAAGGGTTACATCATTATCTGAAGAATTTTTTACAGATATGTTAAAGAATTTTTGTCAAAAATATGATCCTAAATTTCCTCAGTTATATAAAAAACTCATATCAACAGATCCTTACTGTATTATAAACGCATCCACAATGAGCGAAAAGAATTTTTATTTTGATAATACAATAGATCCGATAAACTGGAAAGTATTTCCTGACCGAAGAAAATCTTTAACATGTTTTAATTATAAAGAAAACGATCCAGGAAATCTGTATATTGTTATCCCTTATGATGGAGCTAATTTTGGTATATGCCCAGGAGCTTATTTTTCTGAATGCGTAATTAAAGAATCAAAAGATTTGATTGAGCAAGGATTCACAAGAGCTTATTATAATAACCCTATTGAATGGCTTAAAGGTCTTAATAAAAGAGAACTATGGACCGATGATAGTTGCTTATTAATATCTCAACAACAATGGGAGAACTTTTTCAAGAAATAATTTATTTCTTGTGACTAGTATGTTCCTTTATGAATTCAGTGCCTTTTTTATAAATATCAGAGCCCTCTATCATTTTAATACTGCTATTTAAAAAAGGTATTTTACTTTTTATGAATATGAAAGATGTTGGATCTAGTTTTATAAGTATTATAATACCAATTATACCTCCTGGTATAACTATACAAAGACCAAAAAGTAATAAAAAAACAAGTAATTTAAATTTATACATTTGTAAATATATCCTCAGCTTTTATCAAATCTCTTTTAATCCACGACTTTAGTTTACTATACCTATGATTATCCATAATAGCTTTATCGACTTTACAACCTTTACTAATAAGATATTTAGTTGTTTTTAAATTTTGTTTTTCAATAGCTTCTCTTAATAATTCATTATTTCTAAATGTTATATCAGCATTTTTTTCTTCTATTAACCATTTTAAAATTTTAAATATATTTTCTATTTTTACTTTGTCAGATTCATAATATGATGAAATACAATTTAATACATATTCACCATAATGACTATCCACTTTCTTTTCTTCTGATGTTCTGTTTTTAAGCCAATAAGAATCACCGTTATTAGGATCCATTTTTAATGTGCTTAATAAATATTTAAACATTTCATAATAACCTTCTCGACAACATCTTACTAATTCATGATTATTAGAAAATTGTCTTATAATAGACACTTTTTTCTCTTCAGCAAAAAATTTAACAAGTTCTAAGTTATTGGAATTTACAGCTTCTATAAATAAAGATTCGTTAAAATTTCGCTCGCTTAAAGAGTCACTATGCCTCATACCATCTTTTGACCAATCAGCTTTACTATATTCATCAAAAAACTCTTTGTTCATTTTATTTTTAATATAAAAATCTAACCTATATGCTCTATATTTATTAGGTTTTTCTTCTGTTAAAAGTAACTTTTTAACGTCATCAATTTTATTATTTTTTACCATCCAAGAACCTAGTTGAGACCACTTATCATAACCTATTACACCAGTTTCCTTCCATACTTTGTAACAATTCGTCATATCACCTAACTTATAATAAGCATCAAATTTATTTACAGGATCTTTAATAGTATCTTCAATTAGCTCAGAAAGGAATATTTTATAACTTTTGTCTATAGTATAATAATAATTTCTATAAACATTTATAATTTGTAGTATATAATTTTCGTTTTTTACATATTTCTTAACAATATCAACAAATTGATCGAATAGAGATTTATTTTGTAGAAAATAAGTAATCACATTAGGTAGATATTTTGCTACATCTATACGGTCCAGATTATTTAAAAATAATTCACTTTGTTTATCTCTAAAAATTTTACCTGGTGCCTCACACAAAAGATCCATTTGTTGATCAATAGATAATTTTGAAATATACAATAAGAAAATATTATTATTTTTAGAAGAAAGTAAATAATTTACAAGTTCTAGTTTGTTGGCAAACTTTAAAGCTTTTGATTTATTAATAGCTTGTTCAGAATCTAATACCTTTATAACACTTGTAGGTATACCAGTTTGTTCTAAATATTTTGTTTTGTTTATACCTACTAAAGGTGTATCATCCTTTTTATGTGCAAAATTCATTTTACCGTCTTGTTCTACAGTGAAACCTACAAGAAATAATTTGTCTGTAATATCTTTTTCAAACCACCAAGAAAAATATTGTGCTGCTAAAATATTTTTTGTATACTGTTGAAAATAACTAATACTTCTACTGATACACCAAGCATCAGAACCAAATTTTTTAGAAGCATCAAATGTCAGTATACGACAAACAATAACACCCTTATTTATGTCTGTATAAACAATATCTACATCTGTATCACTTTTTAAGTTAGTCAGTAATGTCTCATAATTAGCACTAAAACTTCTTTTAGAAACAAAAGAAATCAAAGAACTTAAAAGTGATTGAAAATCTTTAAAAACACTCAATTTCTTTATCAGATCTGATTTATCAGGAAGATCATAAAATAATATAGCAGCCTCTTTAAATTTATTTTTATTTTCTTGTGTTTGATTATCAACAATATTTTTTAAGTTAGATGGTAGTTCATTAAAAATTTTATTAGCTTTATTGTCACGTTCAACTTGATTCATAGCATCTTCCAATTTTTCAGGACCATCTAAAATGTAATCAACCGGAGATTTAGGTAGTTTTTGAATAAGATTATTCCTTTTAAAAAACTCTAACCTATCAACTAACTTTTTAGCATCATCAAACATAAATTTAAATTCATAATAAAAATATATAAGCATGTAAACATAACCTAAACAATTTTTACTACTACAAAATTCTGTATATTGTTTCAGTATTCCGTCACCACTAGGATGTTTTTCAGCCAAATATTTTTTAGCTTTTTGTACATCCTCATTAATAGGTCGAAAATCATCAAATTTTTTAAAAAACTTCATATATTATATATCAAATATAAGAATTTAATATGAAAGTTCATTTTTATGTTTTAAATTTGTATCCACGTAAAAAATATTAAAATGATCTGGCATTATGTACTTTGGACAATATTAGGATATATTATTGGTAGAGCAATGTTTAAATATGTAATCATTTTTTGTAAAGAAATTTTAGAAATAAAAAAAGGAATGACAATAATATTAACTATCATATCACATATACCTATAGTGAATATGTTATTTTCTCTTTTGTTTTTTATGTTTGTAATTATTTTAGCTTCTATAGGTTACAGTATCTACTATTTTTTAAAATACATAAAATATATAGACTAATGGAAGAGCAAAGACAAAAATGTATCGTTGAATATCATATAGCTACTTATTCAGGTGAGGAAATTGTTTACTGTGATAGTAATGATGATAATGATTTTATTATATCAAAAGCGAAGAATCAATTAAAAAGAAAGGCTGGTGTGTTTCCATTTGGTTACCAATCCTTTAAAATTATTGAACGAGAAGACTATGATGGTGAATAATGGCTAGAAATGAAAATAAATTATCTTTGATTTATGATAAAAGACAAAATGATTTTGTTACAAAATTTCCAAGAAGCTGTGATGGTGCTCTAATTATGCATACTTTATTATCTGATATTCTTCGATATAGTTGGGAAAAAGAATATAAACAACAGAAGCCAGCTTATAATGTATTTAATCTTAAAGAAGAGTTAGAAAGTAGAGGGTATGATTTAACAACTTTAAAGTTTTCTATCGAACTGAAAAAATTAGATAGCGAAAGTAAATAGTTTATTTTCTTTTAAAAATGAAAAATTATCACCGGCACCCCAACTAAACTTACCAGCTGCTTTTTCAAACCCATTATATTTCAACATTCTTATTTGTTCATCATCCGAATATTTTACAAAGCAACAATCCTGTTTAGGTTTGAACATATTATTAAATTCAATACCATCAAAACGAAGTTCATTATCTGTCTTTCTAGTATCCTGTAAAATATAAGCCTCTTTTATTTGACTTTCAGTGATGTAATTAACAATTTCTACCTGATAACCTTTATCTTCAGCAATCCTCATAAGTTTTAACATCCTAAGATTATTCATATCTTCCGAAAGTGAATTATCCCAGGATGTAACTATTAAATATGCATTTTTTGCTTTTTTCGGTAAATTCATAACCTATATATTCAAGCCGAATCACAAATAGAGTTCTTGTTTAAATTGTGAATGCCATAAATTCTCAACATGATTTGTAAATATTGGCTGAATCATAGCTAGATTACTTTTCTGAAAATAAACAGAATCGTGAACAGTGAAAAGAACTGTCTTAGGATCCTCTTTCTTAATGTCTTTAACAATATTATCAAACATTAAAGTTGATTCTATCTTCTGTAACTCCCAGGATAAGGCTCTATAATCGTTAATTTTGTATTTATATTCACTTATCCATCTGTATATTTTAGGATATATTTTTTTGAATATATTATTGTGCCAACAATGTATAGATTTACCAAAGAAAACTTTAAATATAAGTTTTTTTGCATCGTTCCTAGTAATATCTGCCTCATTCATAAAATCTTCATAAAACTCACCCTTCCGGACAGCGTTAACAAATCTATCTAATTCATCAGAATCAGAGAAGCCAGACTCTTTAAGAATAATTGCTAAGAATAATGGTTGTGCATTTGGTATATCAAGTTCTTCTATCTGTTCACCATGTATAGTCAAGCAATTACTTCTTATATTTTTCTTTAATACAGTGAAATTTGTATGCATCCTACCAAATTTATCAAATGACCAGAAAAATGATTCGTCTGCAATAGATTCAATACTATATTGGTTTTTTCTATATTGACTTAATCTTAAACATCCTATATCATAATAGTTATTTAATAATCTTGCAGCTTTTTCAAAATCAAGTTTTATAAAGTATAAATCTTCTATAAGAGATTTACGAACAGGATCCAATTCTTTTTGATATCCAGAGGGTTCATCCATATGTGATAACTTATAATCACGCCATTTCTTCATATAAACATTATCAGTACATTTCACCCGGATACAGTGTCCCTTACTCACATCACTAGTTAAAGCATAAGTCTTTGCTTTATAACCTACACGGTAATTTGATATCATATCAATAAAACCAACTTGTTCTAAATATGAAATATATGCCTTATAGTATCCACCATATTTTTCTTTCACAATATCAGCACAAAGATTTAATGTATCATGACCATTGAAGTGATAATTGATTACAAAAGTGTGTATCAGATCAAAAAGATAATCTGTTTTAAGATTTTTATTTCCTGACTCAATACTTCTATGTTCTCTCAGGAAGCCTAAGTTTTCAGGGATAAATCTTAACACATGTGTCTTATCCATTATTTTTTGTACGAAAAATTCAGATTTATTCATAAATTATAAAAGGGAAATGTATTAGTTATGTTGCATACTTTATGAAAAGTTTTTCTTGTGTAGATAAATATTTAGAAAAAAGTTATTGATAGTACAAAATATATACTAGCAAATTCGCATTACTAACTTAATGAAACATTCGAATGATATAATTAAAAATTTACGCCTGGAAATAGTAAAAAAGGCTAAAGATTATCAAAGAGATCTTAGAATTGTATACTTGGCTGCATCTACAGAAGTCCTTAAAGAAGGAGTTAAGGCTAAATAAATTTTTCTTCATATTTTTACCTTCCATTTGAGATGCTTCCACAACTTACAAGGATTTAAGGAAGTGGTTATGGAACGGTGTTTTTACCTTCCATTTGAGATGCTTCCACAACAGCAACTCCATATGTCGTAATGAAATAAGGGGTGTTTTTACCTTCCATTTGAGATGCTTCCACAACATATCTAGTATAAGTGTCTGTGTATCACTGTATTTCATATTATATTCAGTATAAAGAATATTCCAGATAGATTCATAACTAACATACAAGATATCATTTTTCTTATTGTAATACATCCAGGTAAATCCTTCAATATCTTTGAATATTATATTACCCAGATATTCTACATCTAATGAAATAGTAAGCTTTTCTAAAATAGAAACAAAGAATGCTTCTGTACTGATTGTTTTTGTTTTAATTATAATTTCTGAAAACATATAGACAAAAGTATGATATAATAATCAAATTAACAATTTTATGTATCGTAATAACACAGATAAAAACTATCTTGATCTCATAGACTTGATTTATAATCAAGGTGCTACAAAAAGCGATAGAACTGGTACTGGTACCATATCCTATTTTGGTCACCAAATGCGATTTAACCTTCTAGAAGGTTTCCCACTAGTAACAGTTAAGAAAACATTTCATAAAGCAATCACACATGAATTATTGTGGTTTTTAGATGCTGTTGATCCCTATTACAAAGATTATGGTAATACCAATATTAAATATCTTGTTGATAATAAAGTATCAATATGGAATGAGTGGGCTCTTAAACCATATCTGGAAGCTACAGGTAAAGGACATATTAAACCAAATGCTCCTGAATGGGAGTCTGTCTGGAATGATGAAATGAAAATATTTGTAGAAAAAGTAAGAACTGATGATGTATTTGCGAAACAGTGGGGTGAACTAGGTCCTGTATATGGTAAACAGTGGACAGATTGGGGTGGTTCAATGCAAATGCTTCCAATGCCTGGAACACAAGATGAATATTTTGGAGGATCGTTTGGTGGACCAACACAAGTAAATTTTGCACCATTATCTCTACAACATATTAAAGGAATCAATCAAATAGAAAATGTAATACATAAACTACGTAATCGTCCCGATGATAGACGTATAATTGTTTCAGCATGGAATGTTTCTGAAATAGATCAAATGGCCCTTCCGCCATGCCATGCCTTCTTTCAATTTTATTCTTTCGAAATGACTAATGAAGACAGAGTTAAAAGCTTTACACAGTGGGCTCTTAAACATGGTTATGATATAACTGGAATGTCCACAGAGAACGCCTTGATACATTATAATTTTCCAAAAAGAAAACTCAATCTACAACTATATCAAAGATCCGTAGATGTCTGCATTGGTTTGCCATTTAATATAGCTAGTTATGCGTTAATTTTGGAAATGATAGCTCAAGTTACGGATCATTTAGCTTTTGAATTTATACATACTTCAGGAGATGCACATATTTACCTTAATCATATGGATAGTATTGCTGATTTTAAAAATAATGAATCATACCCATTACCAACATTATATCTGGATAGAAATATAAAAGAGCTCTCTGATTTCAGAATTGAACATATTAATATAAGTAATTATCAAAGCCATCCTTATATACCACTCAAAGTAGCTGTATAAACTATTGATTTAAAGCTATTAAAAACCTCATAAATTAAATTTATGAGGTTTTTAAATTTTTTATATGATAATATCATAGAAATTTTTAGCTTTGCAACATGATGGAACTCCTTAATGAATTTACAAAAGCAGAATTGATATTTTTCTGTATTGGTATTATAGCAACTGTACTATTTATAATTCAAACTTCACTAAGCTTTATTGGTACTGATGATATTGAATTTGATACTGAAGAAGGTTTCGAAATATTAACAATCAAAAATTTAGTTATTTTTATGATGATCTTCGGTTGGTCTGGAATGGTTGCTATTGATAGTTTTAAATTACAAATTTCCTCTTCCATAGTATTCTCTTTTACTATTTCAGTACTAGTAATTTTTATACTATCCGGTATAGTATATTTTATGAGTAAGATGAAACATGATGGTACAATTAAAATGGAGAATTGTATTGGTAAAATAGCTCAGGTGTATCTGAATGTAAGTCCCCAAGGAATGGGTAAAGTAACATTATCTGTTCAAGGAGCTTATAGAGAATTCGATGCTATATCAAAAAACAAAGTTTATATACCATCAGGAGCCAATGTAAAAGTCACAGGATTTCAAGATAATATTCTTGAAGTAGAAACAATTAATTCATAATTTTAAACAAATATAAATCACAACTATGTACTCAATAATTTTAGCATCCTTAATTTTTGTTGTATTATTTGCAACAGTATACTCTATTTTCAAACGCTATAAAAGATGTCCATCGGATAAAATACTCGTAATCTATGGTAAAGTAGGTGGTGAAAATAGTTCTAAATGTATCCATGGTGGAGCAGCATTTATATGGCCGGTCTTCCAGGAATCAACTTTCCTTGATTTAAAACCAATTGCTCTCAAAGTAGATGTTGACAAAGCATTATCGAAACAAAACATTCGACTCAATGTTAAGTCTAATTTCACTATAGGTATATCTACAGAACCAACAATCATGACTAATGCTGCTGAAAGGCTTCTTGGTTTACAAACAACTAGTATATCGACATTGGCTGAAGATATCATTGTTGGTCAGCTAAGACAAATAATTTCTTTAATGGATATTGAAGAAATAAATACTGACCGGGATAAATTCTTGACAAACATTCAGAGTAACGTTGAAAATGAACTTAAGAAAATCGGTCTAAAATTGATTAATGTCAATATTGTTGATATTAAAGATGAATCTGGGTACATTGATGCTCTTGGTAAAGAAGCTGCTGCTAAAGCCTTAAATGATGCTAAAAAATCTGTAGCAGAAAAAGACAGAGATGGTGCCATCGGTGAAGCTGACGCAAATCAGGATAAGATAACTAAAGTATCTAAGCTTACAGCTCAATCGGAGATCGGTAAAGCAAATGCCGAAAGAGAGAAACGTACTAATATAGCTGATGCCAATGCTTTAGCAGTAGAAGGTGAAAACACGGCACAGATTAAAATAGCTAAGTCTGAAGCAGAAAAGAGAGAAGCTTTAGCTCAGGCAAATAAAACAGCAACTGTAGCTGAACAAGTTGCTCAAGCAAAAGCTAAAGAAGAATCATACTCAGCACAAACAAAAGCTGAGTTAGCTCGTGCTGAAATGTCAAAAGCTACCAAAGAAGCAGATATTATTGTTGATACTGATATAGCAAAGAGAAAACTTGTTATTGAGGCTCAGGCCGAAGCTGAATCATTAATAGAGAAAGCTAAAGGTCAAGCTAATTCAGCTATTGAAATCGCTAAAGGTGAGGCCGAATCAGTATTTCTGAAACTTGAAGCTGAAGCAAAAGGTAATTATGAAATTTTAGCTAAACAAGCAAAAGGTTTCGAAGAACTTGTTAAAGCTGCCGGAGGAGATCCTAAAACAGCGATTCAATATCTTATCAGTGAGAAAATAGTAGAGATTTACAAAATCCAAGCAGATGCTATACAAAATATCAAAATTGATAAAATTACTGTATGGGAAAACGGTGGAGGAAAAGATGGTGGATCTTCAACAACAAATTTCATCAATAGTCTTTTACAAGCAATTCCACCAAATGCTGATCTTTTGAATATGGTGGAACAGAGTCTTCCTGGATTCTTAGATGCTATAAAGACTAAAGAAATTAAAGAAATTAAAGAAAATCAACCAGTTTTGGTGACAGGTGCTGGAAAAGAAAATAATAATAATAATTCACAATTACTTAAAAGCTAATTTACTATGATACTAATACTTGCAATTCTTGTTACAGTGTCGGGCTTCTTTGCCGGCCTTATCCTATCTTTCATGGGTTTAGATATATCTGATTTAGAAAGAAAAGCGAAACTTGGTGATAAAAGAGCAACCAAGATATTACCGTTAAGAAGAAAGAGTAATCAATTACTCTCCACACTTATGATGTGTAATGTGTTTATCAACTCAACAATTTCAACCTTTATGTCTGAAGGTGGTAATGGTGGAATAACATCTATAATCATATCAGCATCATTGATCTTAGTTTTTGGTGACATTGTGCCTACAGCAATCTGTAATAAATATAAAATGTCTATAGCATCATATACAACACCTTTGGTTTACGTCATGTTTTATATTTTATGGCCTATAACTTATCCATTATCATATGTTCTTGACAGATGGCTTCATGTTGAAATGACAACAATGTTTACTAAGAATGAAATAAAAGAAATTATTCATGCTCATGAAAAACACTCTACTATAGATACACACGAAAAGAATATTATGATCGGTGGTTTAACTTATTCTTCTAAGTCTGTTCTTGATATTATGACACCTATAACACAACTTTATCGTATTAATATAGATAAGCCGGTGACATTAGAAGAATTAAAGAAACAAAATTATGCAAGGGTTCCTGTATATCAGGGTACTAGAGATAATGTTATTGGAATATTATTTCTTAAAGATCTTGTCGGAGAATCTTCTGTACAAATAGATGTTGCTAAGAAATACAGACAGGATGGTATCATAAAAGTTATGGAGACAGAAAAACTTGATGTCTTGCTTAACAAGCTTATAAAACAACAAGTACACATGTCTTTTGTATATGATCAGTATGGTACATTAAGAGGCGTTGTAACAATGGAAGATATTTTAGAAACCATTATTGATCGTGAAATTTTAGATGAATCTGATTTAATTGTAGATCATCAAGAAGAAGCGAAAAGAACTTTTGATATCGAAAAAACTTCTGAGTTAGAAAAAATATCATAAAGTAAATTTTATTATATACTGTTAGAGGGATAGGTTTTACAAAATTAACTATCCCTCATTTAATTTGATAAAAAATAACAGTATGTAAAACATGAAAATATGGAGGAGTACTTTAGCGAATATTTTATATTTTTTAATCCCTGCTGCTTTAGTATTTAACATTAATCCCAATGTTTCCATATTGATTATGTTAGTATGTATATCATATTTAAAGTATAAGCATTTAGAACGTAAGAGAGATAATATCCAAGATTAAATATTTGATATAACCATCGCTGGCTCTTGTTCACAATTCCATTTAAACCAATAAAAATCAACATCCTGTATATGATATGGAGATTCCTCATATATTATATTTATTTTTGGCTTCTCATCTTGAGTAATAACTTCATCTACAACTATTTTACTTCCTGGTTTTACAAAAATATTTTGTCCCCAACTATTTTTTACATTGATTCCAGCATTAACTATCCATCTACCAGTATGTGGTTTGAAATAGTCATGTAAAATGTTTTTTAAAATACCAATTACTTTAATCTTTACAGATGCATTACCATATACCTCATCGAAACTTGATGATTTGAAGAATGGTGTTTGAAATCCACCCCAGTTTTGAAATATACCTAAAAATATTTGTTCACCTATAATGAATTTCAAATATATGTCAAGAAGATTCAAATTGTTATCGAACATTTTAAGTATAAAAACTTGTTTCATATCAACATTTGAACTGTCAACATAACTACCACCATGAAGATTTCTTAAACCGGTTGAAATTTGTACTAAAGTATCTATTTGTTGTCTTTTAAGGCCAGCATATCTATCAAAAGGATCAAAAGATAATTGTGGATCTCTTGGTTGCATTGCACCTGTACCAGTACTAAGACTTTGAAACATGAATTCGCTAGTTTCAGTTAGTTTTTCAAAATCATCATATTTCTTAATAAACTTCATAATCTATATATCTATTCCATAAATTAAACAACAAAAAATCTTTTCAATAATACCTAAAACTTTCTTGAATTAAGCCATATAACTTACAAATGTTAGCATAAATATGGCAAAAGGAAAAAGTCTTAAGAAGTTTGAATTCTCCCAGATCGGTAAGATTATGGAGCAAGCAAGCGAAGGAAAACACGTTATTATTAATAATTCTCAAAAAAGAGAATTTATCCCAACAAGTATCTATATACTCAATGCACTTTTAAGTGGTTCCCTATTACATGGTGGTATCCTCACTAACCGTATTACAATTATGGCCGGGGAAGAAGCTACTGGTAAATCTTATCTATGTTATCACATAGGTAGAGAAGCTCAGAAAAAAGGATATAAAATTATTTATATTGATACAGAGGGATCTATTGAATTAGATGATTTTGCTTCACATGGTATTAAATCAGATCCAGATAATTTAATGTTGGTAGATTGTTCAGTTGTTGAAGATCTTACACACATACTAGCCAACTTACTTAGTAAATTACAAGAAGCAAAAGATCAAGGTTTTGAACTTGAGAAAATTATTATCTTCATTGATTCTCTTGGTCAGCTTTCTTCAAGAAAAGAAAAACTAGTTGCTATTGAAGGTAAAGATACTCTAGATATGACTCGTGCTAAAGCAATCAAAGCACTCTTCCGTATTGTAAATAGTGATTTGAAACACTTAGGTATTCCAATGGTTTGTACCAACCATACCTATAAATCACAAGATTTTATTCCTACAGATATCATGGGTGGTGGTAAAGGTCCTTATTACTCAGCATCACATATTGTATTCCTTTCTAAAGCTAAACTTAAGACTGGTGAGGAAGATGATTTAGATCTTGGTCAAACAGGTATTATTGTGACAGCTAAAGCTATTAAAAATAGGTTAGCTAAACCTAAGAAAGTTAAGTTTCATATATCATTTGATGCCGGAACCAATCCTTTTGTTGGTCTTGACTTCTTTTGTTTGCCAGCTGTATACAAACAAGTTGGTATCGCCAAAGGAAAACCAAAAATTACATCAGATGGAGAAGAAACTTTTGAAGAAGGTGGTAATCGTTGGTATGTAAGACATCTTAATAAGCATATTACAGCTTCCGAATTATTTACAGCTAAAGTATTTACACAAGAGGTATTAGAAGCCCTGGAGCCTCTTATTTATGAATATTTCAGATACAAAAATCACGAAGAAGTTGAATCAATGCTTAAAAACTTTGAAAAACTTATCGATGAAGCTGAAGTTAAAGCAAGTAAAATGACTAATAGTAAGAGTATGACTGAAATTACAGCAAGTGATTTTGATGAACAACTCGATAGTGATGAATAATATTAGGTTATGAAATAAAAAAGGTCAGCTGAATCAGCTGACCTTTTTTATTTCTTTTTAGGTTTACCTATATAAGCTTTAATTGGTACATTAAGATTGACCGCAGCCTCTAATCTATGAGCACCATCAAGAAATAAATATTCTTTACCAGTATCTACCAAAACAACTGGTGGAAATCCAGAACCATTTTTATATTCTTTCATATAACGTTTAACGTCCCTTTTTGAATGAGCATACAGATTTTTTATTTTCGGATCGTTTGGTTGAATCCAAATAGGTTTTAGATTCCAAGTATATTGATTCAAACCATTTATACCACGCCAAGCATCACGTGCTGTTCCAGCATAAATATTATATTGATCAATATGATCAGATATAACTTTATATGGTTCTGGTACTTCAAAGGTTTCAAAAGTTTTAACGTATTTCATTATTCAATTCTATTAATAATTTGATCTGATAATTTTCTTAGGAAAGGTGTTCTTTTCACATAAAATTCTTAGTAGTAAATTGACCTTTACTATTTTCGGCCAAACCTTCAAAAAGATCAATATTTTTAATTACTTCAGATTCAGTAACTCCTGTTATAACAGCTATTTCCGAAGCATCTTTCCATAGTTCATTAGTATGAGTTTCTAAATAATTATTTAAAGACAACATAAAATCATTTTCCGATTCGGTTTGTATAAATATATTCTTTAGAAATAAAATTAATTTTTTCATTTTTGTTATTATTTTTAAGAACCTGGTTGAGCAGGTACAGCTTCATCTTCTGTAGAACCATCTTTATTATCAAGAGCTCCACCAACACCATTTTTAACTTTAATAAATACCGTTAATAATTGTTGTAAGTTAATAATACTAAATAGAACACAAATAAACATAGCATCAACCAATATTAATCTAATTAACCAATACGGATCAACAATTTCTTTAAAGAATCTAATATGTCCTATAATATAAAGTATTACTATAAGAAAAGATGTTAATCTCCTCGCAGAAGATTTCCCGTCATCTCCCTCAAACGAAGGTCTGAACCAAGCCACTAGAGCATCCAGACCAAAGAACTTTAATAATTTAGTGATCATAAAAACTTTTTTCTTTATGATTTATATATCAATATATAGAAACATTTATTTATGAATACCTGGATAGAATTTATTAAAAACGAATCAGAACAAGAATATTTTCTTTCTTTAAAAGAAAATTTAAAAATAGAAAAATCTAAAGGAAGGATAATATATCCACCAACTAAACAAATATTTACAGCCTTTGATATTACACCATTCGAAAGTATTAAAATTGTAGTATTAGGTATGGATCCCTACATAGGACATAACCAGGCACATGGTTTAGCATTTTCTACACTAGATAAATCAAGGCCTAAGTCATTACAAAATATTTGTCAAGAAATTCGTAATGATATCTATACAGAAAAAGAAATGAAAGATATTTTTGTAGGAAGTAATTTAACTTGCTGGGCTAATCAAGGTGTATTTTTATTAAATACAACATTAACTGTTCAAGAAGGTTTATCTGGATCACATGAAGGTATAGGTTGGGAAGTTTTTACCGGAAGAGCTATTGATTTAATCGCTAAAGATCCTACACCAAAAGTGTTTATGTTATGGGGTAAAAAAGCTAAACAATTCAGTAATATTATAAAAGAAGCTGGAAACGATCATTTAATTTTAGAAGCTGCTCACCCATCACCATTTTCAGCAAGTTCTGGATTCTTTGATTGTAAACATTTTTCAAAAGCAAATATATTTCTTAAGGAAAACGGTTCAAAGAAAATTGACTGGAGGATCTGGCCAACAGAATGAGGACTATAAAAGTCCCCATTTCTTTGCAAGTGATATAGGAACTTCTACTTTTTCATTCCAAGCATCATTACCAGATATTGTAATTATATCCGATACATAATAACTCCATCCCTGCCATTCAACAAATCTATCCCAAGCAGAAGAATCACATAATTGCTTAAGTGTATAAACAACTTTTTGTTCATCCTCTTGAACTGGATCGTTAAGTTTTGATGCATTAATAGTGATTGTTATATTACTATCATCTAATCCTATTAAGTCCAAACCAAAATCATCAATTAAAACTTCCAGATTTAAATTTCCATCATCTAAACTTTCCAATAAAAATTTTCCAAATGAATTCTTTTTTATTTTTCCCGTAAATACTTTCTCGAAAATAAAATCTTCTTTTCTATTTTCTTTCATTGTAATTTTTTATTAAAAGACCCATTTTATTTACTAGCCAATAAACAATATGCCCATCTGTATCTTTATTGTAACCACAAACCAAACAAAAAATGTATAAATCAATAGTATCGTCTATCGTTAGTAAAGTTTCACAAATACCTTCACATAACTCATGATAGTGAGCACTTGTATTGAATAAATCTAATTCTTCAGCTAAATTATTAATATCATCATCCGATAAACCATCGAACGGATCCATAATAGGTTCTCTTTTCATATGGAATAGAAATCTATAACAACTCGTATCATATAATGACCATATTTTAGTACTTATTTCTTGAACCAAATAGTAAGGCCCTGCCACCTCACCGTATATTATATAATCGTTACCAAGCATACTTCAATTTTGTTTATATACAAAGATAGCAAAATTTTTTACAACATAAAAAAATTGATAAAATACAAATTAGTTATATTTGAAAAGCACATAAAGTTTTGTTAAACTTTCTGACAAAAATATTACCTTGTTACATTAAATACAAAAAAAAATTTAATAAAAACTTCATATAAAATTTGATTTGTTGTCAGATTTTAAATTCCTTTGTATCACGAAAAAATTAAAGATTAATAGAATGCTTAAATCGAATATAACTTTTAATGAAAACAATGATAAACAACAAATTTCGATAAATGATGCTCTGATTTATTGGGATCCGATACAAGAAACTTTCTTAAGTATTATTAGTGCAAAAGAACTTTCTCATAAAAAAGCTACCGAGCATTTTAATATTAACAGTGATACATTTGTTGATTTTTTAGAACAGTTATCCGAGAAATATGATTGGTTTGATTACAGAATGTCTCCACATATAATAGAATTTATTACAGTCCTTATCGAGGATACTTTTTGTGAAACTTCTGAAGATACTGAAGACCAATACAATTGTTGGTATATTGATCTTGAACAAAATATTAGAAATACATATAATATAGAACTTGTTGATTTGTTAGAAAGAGTTCGATACAGAATAAATGTTGAACATTTTTTTGAAAGACAAAAAACACCGGATCAGACTGTATATTTAATTGGTAGTTATTATCTGGAAGAAATAGAAGAGTTACAAAAGAAATAATATTTTTGAAAACAAAACGTGAGTTAACTTATATAACTACTGGTGTTAGAAGCCAGAATTCCGATTAAGGATGTAATCAGAAAAGGAAGCAATTGCTTCCTTTTCTATTTTTAAATAATTTTTTACTTTCTGAAAACCTAAATACATTTTTCATCTATAACTTTTACCTAACTATACAATATAGGTTCAAAATATGGAAATATCAGTAACACTTGAAAAAGCTTTCTTTAAATTTATTCTAGATCATCCTTCTTATTATTTCAGAGTTGATGTTGCAAATTTTAATAATAAACAAATAGGATTCGTCTATCAAGTAATACAAACCTATTATAACGCCTGTAAAAATGATCCCCATGTACCAAAGCCACGTAAGATTGTTGAACTGGTTCGTATGTATGATCCTGAGAATCGTGTCACAGATGATGTAATAAAATCACTTTTAACATTTGACCTTTCACAATTTATACAAAATGAAACCGATGACTGGTTAGAGACTCAATTAAAATCATGGTGTACAATACACAATTTCACATCAAGATCTGTTCAGGTAATCGAGAAAGTAAGAAGTCTTAGCAGTGATACAATGTCCTGGGGAGATATACAAAAAGTAATTGATGAAGTTAAAGAACTTGTTATAGATCCTACAATCACTACTTTCAATGATGATAATTTAGGACTCGATTTTGACAATCCTGAGGATCACTTTCAAAATGAAGAATTTAATAAAATTAAAACAGGATGGGATTCTTTAAATGAGCAACTCAATGGTGGTTGGAAAAGAAAAACAATGACTGTTCTTGCCGGACCATCAAACGTTGGTAAATCTCAATGGTTGTGTAATATAGGGGCCAATTGTGCTGATATGGGATACAATGTTCTTTATGTAACCTTGGAGATGTCCGAAACTGATGTATTAGCAAGGGTTGGTTCTAAAAGATTAAGAATACCTATAGATGATTATGCTACAGCAAGCAAGGATCAATCAGCTATGAAAGAAAAAATCCTTGCACTTAAAAAACGTGGAGCAAAAGGACTTAATAATTTATACGGAGATAAAATAGGAAAATTTCTTGTTAGAGAGTTTGCTACTGGATCAGCAAGAATCTCAGACATCGATCAGTACATAAAAGGTCTCCAAGATAAAAAAGGTATAAAAATCGATGTTATCCTTGTCGATTATCTTACAATTATGTGCCCTAATAAAGCAGATGAGAATTTATACATCAAAGGTAAACAACTATCTGAAGGTTTAAGAGCAATGGCTAAAAAGTATGAAGCTGCTGTAATCACTGCTGTACAAGTTGGTAAAGAAGCATGGAATACAAATGATATGGATCTGGCTGATGTATCAGAATCAAAAGCAATTGTTGAAACTTGCGACTTACTTTATGGTATTATTCAAAATGGTAAAATGAAACGTGATAAGAAATATCAATTAAAGCTTCTAAAAATTAGAGCAGGGGCCTTCAAATGGGAGCGAACAAGTTTTGATTTTGATTCGGTTTATCTTGATATTATCAACGATGTTAAAATTTTAGAACAAAAATAAAAAACTTTCTTTATTTTTTAGATATAAAGTTTAAATTCAGTTTATTTTATATGCCTAAAAAGAAAAGTTCAAATGAAGAACCAAAGAAAGTAAAAGCAAAAAAATCTAAAATATCTTTAGAAGAAGCTGATGAGGAAGAAATGGAAGAAATGATTTCTGAAGATATAGAAGATGATACTGATTTTGAAGACACTGATATATTAGATCTACCCTTAGATATTATAGAAGATGAACTTGATTCTGATGAAGAGATTGATGGCTTGTCTGTTATAGAAGTTGTTGAGGAAGTCAAAGAAGAAGCTCCAGTGAAGAAGAAAAATATGTTCAATCATAGATTGAAATATGATTCAATCTTTAAAGGTAAAAAGAATGATATGGCTACTGATGAATTCAATCCGGATTTTTTGGTACAAAAACAAACTACATTCGATCTTGTTGATTTCCATAGTAGTGAAGATAATTATCGTATTTCACAACTTGAAGAAATTATATACCAGTTTGTAATCGAAAAAACTACAATAGATATGACAGCAAGCCGTAGAAAACCTGGCAGAAGTGAATTTAATAAGTATATACAAATGCTTACTGAATACGTGGATCTTAGTCTTTACACACATGGTGATATATTCTGTATATTTTCAACCTATTTTAGTGATAATTTATTTAGTATGTTTAGACTACTTGATAAAAAATGGGGTGCTATTGTAGCAAAAGAACTTAAAAATGTTTTTAACAATAAAGACTTTGACGGTTTTGAAATCGTATAACTATTATGGAAAATAAAACAGGATTTGATCTTTCAAGTTTAAATGCTATGGAAGAATTTATTAAAGAACAAATTGCTAAGGATCCTGATATAGCTCAGGCCCTCCTTGCAGAAGATGGTGTTCCGATAAAAACATATCGAATAGATTTTGGTAAAGTGAAGACTCTTCCAGAATTATTGAAAATTTTACAACATTTGAGTTTTGTTATATCTGGACCACAAGAATATTTCGATACCTACTGTAAAGAAATACAGGAATATTTAATATCAACAGAAGAAGGCTCTTAGGAGCCTTTTTATTTTAAAAAATTTTTGATATATTTGTATATGGAATCCTTATTCAAAAAGAAAAGAACAACTAAAAAAACACACTTTGCTTTTCAGTATTTGGGTATTTTTAATGGTGTTGGTACTATAAAAAAAGTAGATTCACTTCAATTTATATGGTATAAAGTACAATCTGTTTTGAAAGAGTATTTTAAATATCAACAAATAACCCGTAAAATTAAACAGTACCAAATATATTATAGATTTAATGTAACTATTAATTCACAAAAGGTATGTATGCTTGAGATAATTGACACAAAAGAAAATATTTCATTTATATTCTCTATTAATAAGGAAAAACATTTGAATATTTTCAAAACAAAATACCCTTATAATATGACATCTATGTTTACATCTAATATGTATGTTGAATGGTCTGATAAAGAAGCTAAAATTAAAGAAATTAAACATTCAAAAGCAACACCATGTAGTATGGTATCACAAGATATAAGACGGATTGAACATAAAGACGATGTAAAAAGAATATTCAACTTTATCCAGACCTTAGAAGCCTTTAATTTGAAGCCTCATTAATTGTATTTTTTAATGATTCTATTTCACTCTTTCTATGGTTAATAGAGTCTCTTAATATAGCACATCGTTCGTAATTTTCTAATTTAATATTGTGTTCAAGTAATTCTACCAATATAGGGATATCTTTTTCTATTACATCGTCAATAACTATTGTTGAAAATTTACAAAATTTTGTGAACAGAACTTCTTGTTTTTTTATATGTAAATTTATCTCTTTTAGGAAATTAAAACTTTTCTCTGCCAGCCTATTAAGCTCATCAGAATCATTTGTGTTATCACGGATTTTTCTACTCTCTTCTATATGTAAGGAAATATCAGTTATAACATTCTGATTAACCTTTATCTGTTCCTGAATACTTTTGATATAATCAACTAGTATCTTGTGTATTTTTGTATCCATATATTATTTATATACGAAAACTTTTATGAAGTTTTAGTCTAAAATATAAACCTGGTATAATACCAGATATAAATTCAATAGAAATATAATGAATCAATCTTTACAACTGATAGTAGATTCCATAGACATAGAGCTTAAGAAAAAAATATATGCAGCAAGACTACCCATAGTTAATATAAGTTCAGAAGTATACATAAAAGTATCTGATGATACAGTTCCCACAGATAATATTGATCTTAATATCACAACTTACGGTTATTACTATAGTGAAAATGTCTTTGAAACCGAACATAGCGAAGAAATTATTATTTATTCTGATTGGTGGAATCAATTGAAACATAATATATTTGGTAATTTATTTTCTCTAAAGATAATAAGTATTACTAAAAAATTTAAAATTACTTTGTATAGAGTACCAAAAGAAATTTTGTCAATACCAGAAGATAAATTGGTAACACAAAATTCTATAATCTTTGAAACACCTACTAAAACAGATTTTGGTATAGATATTAAAAAACGTATTGCTAATAAAATAAAAAATTGTGTGAATTATAATATTCAAATTTCATCACTAAGAAATTCGGATCATTATTTATCGAAAATTATACCAGATCTTGTAAATAATGTAGCTGGTGAATTCGAAAAATTCTTTTCTAACGGTAAAGAATACACATTAAGTAATAGCATTGAAGTTCCAGCTACATGGTTTCAACAACTTTTACTAAAATTATTCCCTAAAAAAATAGTAAAAATGAAGACTTTAGTGAGCTCAACAAAAGTTACAATAAACGATTATATACCAACCGAATATAAAAAATCTGATCTTTATCATTTAAAAATTACTGAATGTTAAAACTATTCACAATTCCATGGATATAAAACTCACATATAAAACATATACAAATCATGGAAATCAAAGATTATTTAGAATTATCAGAAAAAACATTATCATACAATTTCTACGCAGAGGAACAAACAAAGCTTGCTCTAAATGAAACTGTTGAAGATATAGTGATTATCGGAGACAGATTAGATCTTATTAAGAAAGTTCTTTTCTATGGAAAAGATATAAAACTTGAAACAAGACCTAATGAACCCAATGACACATTTACTACACCAGACTTAAAGAAACAAATAATTCTTCATGGTGCTATAGGAATGGTCACAGAATCCATTGAACTTTTGAAAGAAGTATTTGCTGCCATTAAAGAAGAAAGAGATTTTGATACAGTCAATATTTTTGAAGAGCTTGGTGATGAAAATTTCTATCAAGCTATATTTTTACGTGAATTTAATTTTGAACTTGGTAATGTTTGGGATACAAATATTAATAAATTGAAGGCTCGGTACGGAGAAAATTTTAGTAGTGAAAAAGCTATGAATAGAGATTTAGTGAATGAGTCAGAAGTACTGACTCAAGGTCTTAATAAATAGAATAAATTAGTCCGGTTCATCCCGGACTTTTTTATGTAAAAATAATCGATCAAGATGGAAAAAATAACAGAAATTGAAATTAAAAGATATCCAGGATTTATAATTGAAATTTATAAAGGCTTTGATAAAGATATCATAGATTCTTTTCCAGCTAACACTCCAGGAGAAAAAGCAAAGTTGTTCTTTCTATTCATAAACTATGATCAAAAGGTAGAATGGTATAAACCAATATCAAATATGATAGGATTTGTTGTTGATAAATTTGATGGATTAACAGAAGAGTATGTCATCAATTTTATTAATGGTATTATCAATACAGATTTTTCGATTCTATCAGAATCTTTATAACAAAAAAGGCTAGTAATTTACTAGCCTTTCATTTTTTCTAATTAAAACGATTAAAACTCAACGGTATCATCAAAGCTTAAATCATTCTCTTCTTTTGTATTACCAGTATGAGCCTTTTTGTAATCACTTACTCTCTTCTCAAAGAAGTTCGTCTTACCCTGAAGACTAATAAGCTCCATAAATGGAAAAGGATTAGCTGTACCGAATACTTTACTGTATCCCAGGTTAACTAACCAAAAATCAGCTACAAACTCTATGTACTGAGACATAGCTGTTGCATTCATACCAATTAAAGATACGGGCAATGACTCTGTAATGAATTCTTTTTCTATCTCTACAGCACTCAATATAATTTCTTTTACTCTTTCTTCTGTAAGCTTGTTTTCAAGCATAGAATAAAGAAGGCACGCAAACTCACAGTGGAGCCCTTCATCACGGCTTATAATTTCATTAGAAAAAGTTAGACCAGGCATAAGTCCTCTTTTCTTTAACCAGAAGATAGAGCAGAAAGAGCCGGAGAAGAAAATTCCTTCAACAGCAGCAAATGCAATAAGTCTTTCTGCAAAACTATCAGCTTTAATCCAACGAAGTGCCCAATCAGCCTTTTTCTTTACAGCTGGTAAGTTTTCATGAGCATTAAAAAGCATATCCTTTTCTACGGGATCTTTTATATAAGTATCAATAAGTAGAGAGTATGTTTCTGAATGTATATTCTCCATCATAATTTGAAACCCATAAAAACATTTAGCTTCAGGAATTTGAACTTCTTTTAAGAAATTTTCAGCAAGATTTTCGTTTACAATTCCATCAGAAGCAGCGAAAAAGGCTAGAACATATTTAATAAAATGTCTTTCATTATCATTAAGTTCTTTTTCCCAATGTACCTGATCTGGAGATAAATCTATCTCTTCGGCTGTCCAAAAAACAGCCTGACAATCCTTATACATTTTCCATATTCGATCATATTTAATCGGAAAAAGAACAAATCTATTTTTGTTCTCCATTAACAAGGGCTCCATTATCTGTTTATTCATACTAAAATATTTTTTATTTTTTACAAAGATATAAAATAAAAGCATCACTTTTATATGATGCTTTTAAAAAATTTTTAATTACATAACTTATTGATTATCAATAAGTTCTATGATCCACAAGCCTCACAATTTTCTGGATTATCAAGTGAACAGGATAGTTGACTACTAGATTCATCTTCAGTAATTGTTGTAAGTATATCTACTTTCACTGTAGCTTTTTGCTCTACAGTAAATTGAACAGCATCAATACCGGTTTGTGTTCTTAGATAATACATACCTGTTTTTAAAGCTTTTTGTGGTGTAGTACCATATTTAACATCTAACTCAGATTTAGTAACTCCACCACCCCATCCATAGAAATGCATACCATTAAGTTTAGCAAAATTAGGATCTTTCATATAGATATTCATTGATTGTGTTTGATCCATATAAGCTCCACGATCAGCATATTGATCAATAACATCTTTTTGACTAATTTCCCAAACTGTTTTGAAAATATCTTTGATATCCTGAGGTATAATATCTATATTTTGTATAGAACCTTTACCACGAATAATCTCATTCTTCATTGCTTCAGTCCAAAGGCCTCTTTCACAAAGAGTTTTAACTAAATATTTATTTAATACAACAAATTCACCTGAAAGAAGTCTTCTTGTATAAATGTTAGAAGTTTGAGCTTCGCAACTAGCTTCATTACCAAATATACTTGCTGTTGAAGCTGTAGGCATAGCACAAGTAATCAAACTGTTTCTTATACCATACTGTTTAATTTTATCTTTTAATGCATCCCAATCGTATCTACCTGGTTCTGGAACTATATTCCACATATCGAATTGAAGAGTACCTTGTGATGCTGGAGAGCCTTCAAATGTTTCATAAGGACCATCTTTTTTAGCCAAATCACAAGATGCTTTCATAGAAGAATAGTAAATAGTTTCAAATATTTGTTTATTTAAAATTTTTGCTTCTTCTGAGGCAAAAGGAATTTTTAATTTGAAATATACATCAGCTAAACCTTGTACTCCAAGCCCGATAGGTCTGTGTTTCAAATTAGATTTTTTAGCTTCTTCTACAGGATAATAGTTAATATCAATAACTTTATTCAAATTAACTGTCGCAACATAAGCAACTTCTTCCAATTTTTTAAAATTAAATGTACCATCATCTTTAACAAATCTTGGTAAACATAATGATGCAAGATTACATACAGCTACCTCATCAGGAGCAACATATTCAACGATTTCAAGGCATAAATTCCCATTTTTTATAACACCAATATTTTTTTGATTAGATTTTACGTTAATCGAATCTTTATAAGCAATATATGGAGCACCAGTTTCAATTTGAGATTCCAATATTTTTTTCCATAGATCCCGAGCTTTAACTTGTTTTTTGAACTTACCTTCCAGTTCATATTTTTCATAAAGAGTAACAAAATCATCCCCATAAACATCCATTAATCCAGGAGATTCATTAGGACACATTAAACTCCATACAAGATCTTTCTCAACACGCTGCATAAATAAATCACACATCCATATAGCAGTAAACAAATCTCTTGTACGCATCTCTTCTTTACCATTATTCTTTCTTAAATCAAGAAAGTCAAATATATCAGCGTGCCATGGTTCTAAGTACATGGCAAAACTTCCTTTCCTTTTCCCACCCCCGTTATGAGCTAAACCTATATGTGTAACATACTCATGATTTGTGTCTATTTCAAAATCATATACATTCCCAGCATACTTCGTTTTATTAATATCAGTAATTCTTGTATAAAGATAATTATCATGCACCATGAAGTTAACCCATTCACCAACTTCTATATTAAACAAATCAGCAATATCTTGAACTTTAGGTATTCTTATACAGTAACTAACTTTAGCATGTTTACGACCAGATGTATACTCGATATTTCTTCTGTCTCTGATATAACCGGAAGTAAATATACCAAACCGCATTAACATATATCTTGTAGATTCAATTACATTTCTTGAAGTCATTTCCAGAGTCAATTCTTTAGAAATACATCCATCAGAGAGCATTAAGCCTTTAAACAAACCAAGACTTTTATCTTTTGGTAAATGTAAAAGATTTTTATGTATTATTTTTTCAGCATTATGATCATAAAAATATTCCCTATTAAATTTAAATCTTTCGTTTATACAAAAATAAATTACTGTCATATTAGGATGATATGTATCATCTAATATAGAATATTTTATTATGTTATCATTAAGATACTGTTCAACAAAAGCTAAAGCTTCTATATCAGTATTTTCTAAATATATTTTACACTCTGTACTTTCTTTATTAATATACCCATCACCAACAATAATACCATACATTATAGCATCACTAACAGAAATACTCGAAATATCTTTTTCATAATTCACTATTGGTGTTACTAGAAAATCATCAACCTTCAAATCTTTTGTTTCAATCCATTCAGGTTTTATTATTCCTTTTTCCAACCTGTTTTTAATAACAGAATAATTTACGCCTTTCTCTTGTTGTAAAGTAAACATTGGATGTTGTGTTGTAACAATTACTGGATCGATAGAATGTTTTGTTTCAATAGCAAGAAAATCTTTATGTTGAGCTGGATAACGTCTTGTTCTAAGGACTTCTTGAAATGTTCCATCACTAGTTAAAACTTTATCACCTATTACTATTTTACCTATTTGTTTTGGTCCTTCAATAGTATAAATAATAGTTTCATAAGCGAAACACTGATCTACATAGCGAGCTGTGTCATTGTATACACGAAGCATTGGTACAATACCGTTAGAAGTACCATTGGTACCTTTAATATAGGATCCTGTTGCTCTAATATTAGAAATAGAAATTCCTATACCACCAGCAGCTTGTGAAATTTTAGCACATTGTTTTAATGTGTCATATATTCCATCTATTGAATCGTTTTTCATTTGTAATAAAAAACATGAGCTCATTTGCGGCTTTTGCGTTCCAGCATTGAATAAACTAGGTGTGGCATGTGTGAAATAAAACTGTGAAATTAAGTTATATGTTTTGATTGCACTCTTAATATCTTTACCATGAATACCAACAGCAGTTCTCATAAAAAGATATTGGGGTCTTTCTATAATTTTCCCGTCAATTTTTAATAGATAAGATTTTTCTAAAGTTTTAAATCCCATATAATCCAAAAGAAAATCTCTTGTTTGAATTATAGCTGCATCTATTTCATCTTTGTTTTCTTGAACTATATCATTGAATTCTTTTGAAACAAGTGGTGCATGTTCACCATTTTCTTTGTTTACATAATCGTACATTTTCTGAGATGTTTCAGAAAAACTTTTGAATGTTTTTTTGTAGAGATTTGTAATAGCTAATCTCGCAGCTAGATAAGAATAGTCAGGATGTTTTACTGTTAAAACAGCAGCCGTCTCAACGGCTAAATTGTCTAATTGCTCCGATGTAACACCATCATAAAGACCTTCTACTACTTTTTGTGCAACCTCACTTGGGTTCACCCATAATCTATCTAAGCTAAAGGTTTCACGCTCAATCCTTCCGTAAATTTTATCAAGATTTACGGTCTCTTTTTTTCCATTACTTTTAATAACTTGCATATTCGTTTTGTAATCCATAAATGTTTTATTGTATAGGTTTTAGTTTTTAATCCCTAAAAGTTTTAGGGTATAAAAATTTTTGTGAGAGTATATATGACCTCTAAAAATGATGTATTTCTGGTCTAAAAAATCAAAACGTTGTAATCAAAGCCTTTAAGATGTTTCTGACAATAAAGACTCTTAAAAAATATTTTTTTAATTTTTTTATAATTTTTTGCTTTAAAAACTTTAGTTTTATTTGATATATAAAAAATTATGAAACCACGTAAATTATCTATTTTGACAGAAAAGTTTGACGAATCATCTATAGAAGATGAAGTAAATAAATGGATTTCAGAAAAGAAAAAATATTCCTCTGAAGATAAATTTGTCTTTATGCCCTACATAAAGAAATTGTATATTCACAAAAATGATATACATATATTTAATTGTTTTGAATATGAATCTTTAGAGAAAATAAATGAAGAATATTATTTACCTATAAAAGTTGTTGGTTGGGACGGTACAAAACTTATTTGTTATTACTATGATGATCATATAAACAATCTTTATTGTGTTCACATAAATTCTACCATGGGTAATAAAAAACTAATGGTCGAAGGAAATATTATAAAACTAGTTAGTCTACTACATCAAACTCCAGCATTGGATGTTTCTTAATGCGTTCAATATCATCAGCCGACAAGTTCTTTTTAAAACTTGATGTCTCATTTTCTATATTCTGAAGCTGCCAGTCATTTCCGGAATCACTACTATAGTATATCCATTTTTTACCGGTATCTGTCTTCTTAAAAACGATTGTTTTAGATGAAAGTTTTTCTAAAAATCCTTCAATTCCTTTATTAAGGTAAAATAAATGTAATTCTGACCATTTACCACCTTGAAAAATCTGAAGTATTAAATAAATTGGTTGTTCTATTTCGGTATTTCCCACACTATCAACTGTTACAAATCTTAAAGGGTAATGTGAAAATGTTGATAAATCACGGGTATCATTGATTTCAGAGAACTGTAGGCTACTCTTTTGAAGAGTTCCTATTATTTCTGGATCATTAATTATATCTGGAAGTGTTCTGTTTGATTTAATTTTTAAAACTGACTCTATATCAAGTTCATTTGCTTTAAGTGAGGATAAGAGATCTTTTACCTTAGCAGTAAGATTTGTTCTTTCTTGGAAATCTCTTAATTCTTGTTTAACTTGCACAAGATTTTTTTCAAACAAGTGAAAGTATGTGATCTGTCTCAAGATTTGTCTTTTCTTTTTTGATATATATTAAAAATCTAAAACTAAAGTATGGCCGGTACATATAAAGTAAAACGTATTTCTAAAATATTGGAATCCATGACAATCGCAGATCCTATTACTAAACCTGAAGTGTTACCATTTAATCCTACAAGACCTGGGAAACCATTAGTTGGTCCAGGACCAAAGAATAATAAAACTCTACCAGGTGTGGCACCAGCTCCAACAACTGTTCCTACGACAAAACCTTTTAATCCTTCAAGACCACAAAAACCTTCTGTGGATCCAGGACCGAAAAATTATAACAATGAAATCAACAAAGTAGTTGACCGATATAACAAATTAATTAAGGCAGGTATGAAGCCGGTAAAAAAATAACTCAAACTAATTTAATGACAAAGATTAAACGATTCAGTGAAATGAACGAAAGCCTCGATGATAATAAAGGAATACCAGCAGAATTCTTGAAAAAGATGCAAGATGAGAAAAAGAGTAAAGAAGATTTTCATGCTGGTATGCAAGCTGGTGGTATGGCAATGAGACTTTCACAAGAAATTTATAATTTAGAGAAGAATATAGATCCCAAAGATCTTGAAAGTGTTGCTATTGGAGTTGTAAGAAGTATATTCAGAGGTGAAGAAGAAATAGAACAAGTTGGTGTTGATATAGATGATATTAAATTTCATATTGAATTTATCAAACCGCCATCAAATCCAAGGGAAGCTGAAAATATGGGTAGAATGATGAAAGTAGGTGTAAAAACTTTTCCTAAAAGTTCTCCAGAGGAATTAAAAAAGAAAAAAGAGGAAGATACTGAATTTTCAAACGCTGTTGATAAAAGAAATTTAATTAATGCTTTAACACAAGGTTTTGCTATAAATAGTCAGAAAGATTTATTAACTCTTGACCAATATTCAGAAGAATTAGCTGGTAAAATACCATCTACACTTTTACAGAAATATTTTGGGTTCATGAAAAATGCATTAAGTACAGCTGAACAAATACCACAAGATTTTAAAGATCAAATGAGACAACAGGGTGGTGACGTACAAGCTGGACAAATGAAAGTTGAACAAAATGAAGATGAATCATATACAGTTGATGTAAAAGCGATTAATCTTGTTGTTGCTATTCAAGAAATGGTTAAAGGTGTTTACGAAATTTTAAGTTATCATGGTTTAACGGATTACAAACCAGAAAAGTTAAAAGAGGTTTTTGATGAGACAGAAAATTTAAAAAATGAAGAAACCGGTTTTATCGAAGGACAAAAATTAGCAGTGGCTTTCGATGAATTCTATGATGAGTTAGAAAATAGACTGATAACTGAAGGTTTTATATTTAAACATTATAAACCAATGAAGTTCATGGTACTTTCGTATTCTTATACTTTACCAAATCAAGAGTTTTTAAATTTATTTTATAGAATACTCACACCAGATGATAAACCTTTCATTGAGTTTGCCGGGTTCTATAAAAATTTGTTTAAACAACAAAAAGAATCAGAACAAGATCCTAATTATGGTGAATTAGAACATCCTTCTTTCGAAGAACCTATCGAAGAACCAACTGATGTACCAGTTAATTATGGTCAGATGAGTCAAACACAATTACAAAATATATTAAATAATGCCTTAGATTCTGGGGACATGGCTACAGTTAAAAAAGTAGGTCCATATATTAGAGAATCTTATAACGGTAAAAAATAAGACTTATTTACCGATATATACGTGTATAAAAATTAAAAGTAAACCATGCAGGAACTTAAAATAAAGCTTTTCAATTTTAGAAAAGAATTAGATCTGGAAGAAAATGAAATTTATGAGCTTGTTAGTGCTCATCTTCAAATCGCCGATGTACACTCTAACCTTACAATAGTTAGATCTATTAATGAAACACTTAAAACTTATACTTACAATGAAAAAGTAAGAGAACTTCTTGAAAATTTATCACAGATGATTGAGACAGATCCTGTTTATTATAATCTTGAAGACATTTGTAAAGTTCTTGAAACAAGAGATTCAATCTTACACAAACCTATTATTGATGATATTAGAAAAATCATGGATATTAAAGAGTCTGTTGAAAGAAAATCAGCAATATTAGCAATTCTTCCAGAATATAATTGGATTACAGAAGTTCAAAATTTCTTAAATTATTACAGCCAAAAACCACTTATCACTTCTAAAAATGTAAGTGATCCAGGATCAAGGATTGAAGAAATATTTGGTTATGTAGAAAAGGTAGAAGGTGGTAGTATTTTCTTCACTGAAGGTCAATGGTTTTTTATAAAAGAAAACTCTATCGAATTAGGTGATCCAATAAATCATTTTGAAGATCCAAATAAACTTAATCAAATATTCAGACTTCAGGAAGCAGCAAGAATTGGAACTGTAGAGGAAGGTAGAATAACATTTAATATTTTAGAAAATTTCAACTTAACACTTGATAAACATGCAGGAATGCTTCTTAATGGTGAAGTAGCTGATACCGAAACTACTCTTGAATCTGTTTATCAATCAGGGTTAATACCTATAGTAAATGCTGGACTTCTTTCAATAATTAAAGAAGCTTCTGCAAATATGAAAAAATTCATGAATATTGATATTGCAAGAAAAGTATATAATATAGGTAATCCTTTGTCTGAAGCTATTATATTCAATTACAATGAAAAAATGTATGTATTCTTCAGAAACGAATCTTTCGGAAATGATCTTTATGTACAAGATAGTGCCGTAGACCTTTATGATGAAATGAAAGGTAAATTTGGTGCTGATGTTTATGAATTCTTACAAGATAAATTCCCGGTAGAAATACAAGAGAAGAAAAAACTTGAAAAAGAAGAAATATTTTTGACTGAACAAGTATCTGAAATAGATGAAAATATATCTAGACTTGAAGAAACTCAAATGTTAGGTGAGAATCCAGATCTTGCTACAGCTCATAAAGCTTTACTTGATAAAAGATCTGAAGTTTTGCAAAAACTACAAGATGTTAAAAATTCTATATCCGAATCTTAATATACATTATAACTTAATTTTAAAAAAGCCACTGATGTGGCTTTTTTATTTATATCTTAGATATATAAATTAAACAAAGTACTTTATGTCATACAATATTTACGATCTTATTTTGGCTGTTCAGTATTTTAAGCCGGAAACACTTGATTTTTTAGATAATATAAGAAACCGTTACATATACAACACAGAATCTTTTTTAAATCACTTAAAAGTAGATTTTCAAAAATTACCCATTGAAGTTGATGGTGATAAAAAAATGGCTTTTCCAAGTGTTAAAGATTTTTCTTTGGAAAGAGATTGGAATAAATTAAAGAGAATACGTGAGAAAGCAAAAAATTTACCAGAACAGGAAAGTATCAAATTAGAAGTTCTTGGACATAAACAATTAAAAGAATATTCAGAGACAATTGTAAGTAATCAGTCAGCCTTAAATAATCAATTAGCTGAAGTATATGATGATGTAAGTAATTGGGATGAACTTACAGTGACCTGGTTAAAACTAGTTCTTGAATATGCTTCAGAGGAGTGGAAAAAAGGAATTTTAGAATTTGTTAAAGAATTTGAAATAGAAAGTATGACATTTAATAAGTATCTATCCTTAAAAAAATCAGGTCTAGGTATTAAAATTTACAATAGTCCTAAATTGTATTATAATACATTGAAACAATTAATGTCGGATATAGTAAAACAGTCAAACGGACTTGAAAACAAAAGCAGTTTTTTAAACGAGTGGTTAATGACAAAACATAATCTACTTAATAGTAAAATATTGTATCCATGGATACAAAAAACTTTAAACATTAAGGATAATGAATTACTTGAGGACTCTAGTAATAATCTTCTTCTAGCTGAAGAGGGTGGTTCTTTAATACAAATTAGAATGAAAGATTTTGGGCCTTCCAGACTCGAGATAAAGCTTAAATAATACGAATAAATTCATCTATATCAATAACACTGACCTGTAGATCAAATATTTTTGTATGAACAGATCTATGATAATGCCCACAGAAAAATTTCGTTAAATTGCCTTGATTTAATACATGTTGATATATTGTTTCAGCAACATGTGATTCATAAATCATATCTGTTGCTAAATATTCATCTCTTTCCTTAAGAGATTTCATATCAGAATGTTCTGGAATTCTATATTTCACATAAGATAAAATTGTAGATGGTGCCATATGTAAACACAAATAATCAACTTGACCAATATTTCTTAATTTTTCTTCATTAAGATATAAAGGTTCATCTTTCCACCAACTCAAATTTTCAATCCTTTTCTTACGATCAATCGATATAGCTCCGCCAACACAAAGTATTTTCTTTCCAAGTATTTCCAATACAGAATAGTCCTCAACAAAAATAATATTTGTTAAGTCCTCTATTCTATTAAGAGCTTGCTCTATTATAATCTCAGAATATTTTTTTTCTTCTATATTATATCGTAAAATTTCTTCTTTCCATGTATTTCTAAAGAATTTTGGATCATCATGATTACCTCTTATTGCATACATGATAATATTACGACTTAAAAGATAGTCATTTAAAAATTTCATTCTATAGGATTCTTTCACAATATTTTTAAAACCTATACCGAAATCACCTACCTGTAGAATATAAGTATTTTCAATTCCTATTCTGTTTATTTCAGATATTGTAATATTGATTTTACCGTGAATATCACCAAGTCCTAAAAGTTGATCCTTTTCCATATTAATATATAAAACAAAAGTAACGAATTTTATGGCCGAACAAAAGGATATCACGAAAAATAATATGGGTGTGAAGGTCAATAAAGAACTTGTAAAAAAACTTAATCAACAAGCTGTCCCTGATAAATTCGATGTAAAGAAGAAATGGTTTCCAAATGTTGATATAAGAGAAATCAGTATAGGTAATCCTAATCCTGTTATGGGGTTTAAAGAATGGAGTAAAAATTCATTTAGTAAAGTAGATAAAACAAAAAAGAGCGATTAATCGCTCTTTTTTGTAAATTTTTTCCAGTAATCATTTTCGTTATACTCATAACCCATTACTGTTAATGGTTCTAAAAATTTAACCTCACCGGTTTTTTTATAACTTTGATAACAGGCAGAAGCTAATGTACTTAAATAATCATTTTGTATTAGTGTATTTTTACTAAGAATTTCATTATTAAGAAAATTTACAACAGTTTTAAACATAGGAGCAACCGTTTTCATTTTACATTTTTTCATTTCAACCAAAAGATCGTCTCGCCAGTCTATTGCTTCAAAAAACTCTGGGTTATTTTCGATTAGTTGTGCATCATAAAGAAACTCTTTAGTACCTTTTTTAAAGACATACTGTTCCTCAGATGATAGATCTGGTGCCAGTATGGATCCTATCTTAAGGACATCTATTTTTTTGTCTGCTGTAGTAAATTGAAAATTTTGTATTACTCTATAATTCATACATTTGATGTTGTTTTCTTTATATTTATATAAGAAGAAATTAAATAAGTTTTAGAAATCTTCATTTCTTATTAAAATATCATACTCTGTGAAGCCTTTAAACATTTCATAATCAGCTAATAATCTTCTTGTAACAAGATCAGCATCTCTTCTTTTAGAAAGTCTTCGTTCTCTAACGACAGCCTCTACATTAAGATATATTATTGTTGATTCTTTACGCTGCTCAGTTGACAGTTTAGCTACGCCTGGAGGAGTTAATATAAATAAATCATATTTCTCCCAGGCATCCTTGGCTGAACCATAATACCAACCGTTAAAACAATCATATTCCAGAAGACCGTCATTATCTATGAGATTTTTGAAATATTCATCATTTACAAACCAATAATCTATACCATCCGTTTCATTTTCCCTTGGTGGTCGTGTTGTATAACTGATAGAATAATTATATCCTTTATTTTGTAATTTATGTCTTAGATGATCTTTACCACTACATCCAGCACCCACAAGAATAATTTTGTTACCCATAATTAAAATATTTTTAAGTAAATTTTATATAGGCTTATCTCGTAAAGTTTAAAGAATAGTTAAAAATTATATGATTGCTCAACTTTTAATAAAAATGAAATATAATATTTACATAAAGTCCAAAAAATATGAAATGTAATCTTGTTGTAGATACCAACTTCCTTCTTAATAGAAATGCTTTTGCTTTAGATAAAGAAAAAACTTTGTATGGTGATTTATTAAAGAGTCTTATAACTACCATAGAACTGTATGAAAGACAGTACCATTATAAAAATGTATTTATAGTATGTGATGCGAAAACATCCTGGAGAAAAATGATTTATGCTGATTATAAAGGTACCAGAAAAAAAGATGAAAATATGGATTGGGAATTTATTTTCAATACATATGAACAATTTAAACAAGAGATAAAAGAGTCTGGTCGTTATATTTTATTGGAAGGTGATCACCTTGAAGGTGATGATTGGGTTTCATATATCGTAAAAGAAAGTAATAAACAAAATGAAAGTTGTGTCATTATAGCATCCGATGTTGACTTAAATCAGACTCTTGCAATGAGTCTTAGTCCATTATGGATAAATGTACAGGTGAAAGATATTTTTAAACATGAGAAAGTTTTCTTTCCTGAAAATTATCGATTGTTTATAAGTAAATTAAAACAAGAAAAAAACAGTCTTTTTAAATTGAATGAAGCACCTATATTCCATCAATTTCTTAATGAGTTAACTAACCGTAGAAAAATAGAAGAGACATCACCACAAGCTGTAATATTTAAAAAATTGATATCTGGTGATACTGGAGATAATATAAAATCAATAATATTTTCAAGGAATATAAACCCTAAAACAGGTAAAGAAACTATTAGAGGTATCGGTGATAAAGGTGCAGAAAAGATTTATGCCGAATACATGAATACTTATCCTGAACTCATAGATTTCACTTCTAAAATATTTGCTAAGAGGATAATAGCTATGGTTAAGAAATTTAAGAAAGATACAACAACAGATAATAATATTATTCTCGAAAGATTATTTTTAAATCTTAGATTAGTTCATCTGGATACCAGATATATGCCGGAAAATACTAAATTTATTTTAACAGAGAAATATAATCAAACAAGAAAAGTTTAACCAAATATATAAGAAAATCAATTATTGTATGAAAAACAATTATGTAAAAAAGTTAAAAGTTATCCAAATTGTGCACCCAGGCTATTGATTCATATTTTCCTTTTTTAATTTCTGTCATAGAATTGGTGAGATTTTGTTTATTAAATATATAGATATATGAATGGTATTAAAACATTAGAACAACTTCAAATGATAACTGAACTTTTATCATTTGAAGCAAATTTAAAAGTAAATTATAGAAATTACTTCCAACTGCTTAGAGAAACTTTACAAAACTGTCGTAAGTTTTCTGAAGATGAAAATCTTAATAGTAATGATAAAATTCAAAAAATTCTAGCAGATTTAAATGATTTGAACCGACTTTTACCTGATATTGTAAAAGTCTAAATAATATTACTATTGCCGGACGGAAATAAATAATTGTCAAAGTAAAAGTTTATTTATTTCAAACTAGTTGTATGATAAGCATTACATTCATTACACCAATACAAACGCTTTTCTGTTCTGTTAAAATTGGTTTGTGTGGCCTTTTGAGCATTAGCTATAATCATCATAGCTTTTATTTTATCAATTTTCTTTTTTACACATTTCATAAATTATACTAACCTACTATCAGAGGTAATCTTTTTACTATGGCATGTCCATCGTCAGTTTCACCATCAATATAACTAATTGTTACTGTGGATATTTGTTCTTTACTAACAATTCTATTTGTAGCCTCATTAAGTACACTATATTTTACTCTTTTTATATGTATAGCTGGTTCATTATCAAGAATCTTACGTAAATCATTTTTTATTTGTGTAATAGAGAAATTTTCATTAGCAAAATCAATTTCACTAATATAATCTCTAATATATCTTTCTATATCTCTTCCAAACATATTCTAATTCTTAAATTTTTCTGGTGACATCACCTTTTGTAGTTTATATATCGTACAATACAATGTGTTGAAAGGATCAAGTGCATATGGTAGACGTATATCGGCAAATTCTGATATAATATCCATAGCACCAGGTAAATATTTTATTTTATCCGGATGATTTACTTTTATCCAATCAAAAAATCTTTGTGATAACATTTTAAAAGCATCAGTGGCCCTGGAGTTCCAGTTCATTTTAACATAATCCCAAGTTTCTATAGTATCAGAAACTTTCATAATAATTTTGAAAAAATCTTCCTCAAGTAATACATGTTCTAATCTTACCAAACCTTCACTTTCAACATACAGTTGAATATCCTGCATAGTTTTTCTGAAGTCTGGATAGAAAGATATTATTGATTCCTGTAATACTTCTATGGGCACGTTCCATTTTTCGGTTTCGTTTAATACTTTTAATCGTTTTAATATTTGCTTACGTACTTCCTGATGTTCTTTGTCATTAACACAATCAAAATTAAGTTTAGTGAAACGACTATCAAGAGCTCCTTCAACCTTTCCTATATTATTACAAGTAAAAAGAAATCTTACATCTGAGTATTTTTCGATAAAAGCTTTCATTTCATTTTGTACCTGATTTGTAGCATTATCAAACTCATCAATAAATACAATTTTTTTATTATATTTCTTTTTTTCTTTCCCAAAAGAATTTGGTACTGTTTTACAGAATCTTGTAATACCAGTCCTTAATTCATCAACACCTATTTTACCATCAATTTTATATTGATAATAGTCATCAGCTATAATTTCAGACACTGTTGTTTTACCTATACCATAAGTACCATATAGTACCATATTGGTTGTTAAACCCATTTCCAGAGTATTTCTTACTCTGGTTGACATCGCAACATCTTCAATTTTATTTGGTCTATATTTAATCCAAAATAGATCTTGTTCGGTTTGTTTTTCTGACATTATGATAAATATTTTAGGTACTAATATTTTATAGGATATTAACTCAATAAGTTTTAGTATACAAAGATATCATTTTAAAAACATATTTCAATAGATCATAAAAAATATATACCTAAAATGAATATAAATTATGGCACTTTCTACACAACCAACATATGTTAATGAAAGTTATAATTATGATGGTCAAATCCTTCGTGATATTACAGTAGGTTTGTTAAAATTTTTAAATGGTCGAATGTATTGGGATAACACATTCGAAACTGGTATACAAAGAGTAAATGTACCGTTTTATTATGCCTCTAAACCAGATGATAGATATTTGTTAGATGCTTTTTTAGATGATATACCAGGTATAAGACCTGAAGGTGACTATGAACCAGCACCAAGAGTGTTTATACATCTTCAGAGTATGGATATAAAGAGTAAAGAATTAACAAATCCAAATGTATGGGTAAGATTTAATAAAAAAGTTGGTAATCAGTTACAAGCTTTTATGGGTAAAATGCAACCTGTTCCAATCAAATGTAGATATGAATTAAAAGTTCAAGTTGAGAATGAAATAGAATTATTTAAGTATACCCAAAGATTTATGGATATTATATGGTATTATCATTTCTATTATTTTGAACATAAATTTTTTAGACTTGATGCTGTTATAGATGCAACAGATTCTCTTCAAGGATCATTTGAAAATGTAATTACACTTGACAGTTCAAATACAATAGAAATAACACATACATTAGATATACATACTTATTATCCTCATACTCGTATGGATAAACTTATACCAGCTAATAAAAGAGTTAATTTTAAAGCTAATTTATGGGATTTAACTGGTAGTGGTATTAGAATACCTAAAAATGATTATGATTTTCTGACACCACCAAAAAATATGGGTGATGATAAAAAGATAGATAACAATAGTAGTATTGATGGTGTTAATGGTTCGCCATCATTCAATGATACTATATTTGAATAAAAAGCGAATTTAGTTTTAATATATAATTTTAATACCAAAAAGAATATTCTTAACCTATGGCTAATAACAAAATACAAACTAAATTATTTGATCTGTATAAGGAGTCAAAGTTTAGTGCTGATGTCGATAGTATTATCAAACATCACTTAAATTGTTTTCACAACAACTCACAGATAGCTGTTTATAATAGCCTTAAGGAGAACCTTAAAAATTATATTTATAGTAAACCTGTAGTTTCTATACTTGAAAAAATTCAAGATGAAATAAATCAAGATGTTGTATATTATGAACTTGAAGATTTGTTGAGATTTCTTGAAGATCAAAATCAAGGTATGGTCTTTCGTCCAGTGATGAAAGTAGTTTTGGATGTTATGAATGAAGTAAACATGGGTGCTCGTCATAAAAAAATAATGAATGAATTGAAATTGTATGATTGGGTAAGACCTATCGCAGAATTCATGTTTAGATATACACAAAACCCACTTGATAAACAAAACATTTCTAGTCGTGGTGGTAGAGCTGAACAAGTTTATACTTTTGTAGAAAGTGTTGTTGATGGTCAATTAGTATACATTAAAAATAAATGGTTCATGATTAAAGAAGATACAATATTTCCTGTTGTTCTTTTTGATTATGTAAAAGATATTGAAAGACTTCGTAAATTAAATATTATACAAACTTGTCTGGAGCTTACTCAATTTGATAATGATATTATGAGTTTCCGTATTAATGAAGACCTAACAATAGGTGTATCTATAAAAACAGGTGAACTTTTATTAAATGGTGAAAAAGCTGAAAGATCTACAACTCTTGAAAGTATATTTAATTCACCACAAATACCTGTTTTAAAAAGAGATTTCTTCTTAATCATTCAAGAATGTATAGGTAACAAAAGTCAATTCAAAAATTTAGATATAGCACTTCACATAAGTAATGTTGTAAATCCTAATATTGAAACATATGCTTTTAAATATGAAGGTAAATGTTATGCTTATATTTTAGATGGCTTCTCCGGTAGTACATTCTTCCAATATGAATCCGTTTCCACTCTTATAAGAGAAGTTGATATAAAACTCGGTTTTGATTTATCGGAATTTTTTAAAGAACAACTAGATGCTCAAAAACAATTGACTAATAAAATTCAAGATACTCAAAAATTAATCTATCAACAAATAGATGAAATTAATGAGAATATTGAGAAACTTGAATCTAGTTCTTTATTCGAAAGTAATGAACAAATTAAAAAAGCTCATGCAATGCTTAAAGGTGAAAGAACAGCCTTAATAGACAAACTTAAAAAGATAGGTGATAAAGCATCTTCAGAAACAACTATTATTAACTCTGAGGCTGATTTACAACCTTATATCGATGCCCCAACAGATACAATAAGTGTAGAGGCCGAAATAAATGAGCCTTCTGTTATGGAAAGTTTGAATGAAAGTTTAGTAGCTGAGAATAGTGTTGGTAAATATACTATCTATGGTAAGGACTTTGAAATATATGGTATTAAAGAAAATAAAGAGGATGAAGATTTCTTTACATTTGATGTATACTGTGAAGGTAAATTATTAAATAAAGGATTTACTTTCTATTCTATACCTTCATCTGATGTTGTAAGAAACATAGCAATAGAAACATATGTAATATAATCATTATGGGAAAATACGTAAAAACTTTTGAAAAATTTTATTAATGAATTAGAGCATCAACCTTCTATTGAAGAAATAGAAGAATTTGGTGTTTTTAAAAGTGATTCCTGGGTTGATGAGTATGATGAAATGGAAGACGCTGGTTGTATAGAAATTTATGATTATAAAAACAAACGCTATTATATAGCTGAATGGCAACCAGGATCAGAAAGAGGTTCCATAGGAAAAGAAATTATTAAAAAAGAAGACATAGAATAATAAAAAAGGCTCCAATTGGAGCCTTTTTTATTAGAGATTAAATATTCCCTCACCATCATTGGATGAGTTAATTGATATTGTTCGGGACTCATTATTAGGATCACCTTTCTTTTTGTTTAATTGATTAAATCCTCTGGCCATACCACGTTTAAAAACTTCAGTGAAGTAAGCAAATGCATTTGTAGATTTAGCCGGATCAAAATTTTTCCAGTTGCTATACATATCTAAAAGCCCTGTCTGAAGACAATCTTTACGATCATCCGGATTGTAATAATATCTTTTCTTTTTAATTACATTATTACCTAAGGTATACAACATTTTTTGTGCTTTATGAGTCAATGCACCTTTACCCTTTGATTCTATAATTTGAGCAAATAATTCTTTGTTACTTAAATAATCTTTTTTACTGATAGATTCTTCATCAGTATTTTCTATGATGAAATTATCATGTATAGGATCAATATAAGTGTTTTTTCCTGATAAAGTACCATTAGCTGGTTTTACTGCTTTTTGTATTTTCTTTGTTTCTGACATGCATAGGCTTTTATTTTTTAAATGTTCTTAGGTTAGAACAATTTTTATATATAAATAAAGCCTAAAAGTTTTAGAAATGGGAATTTATAATGCTGCACCGAATAAAACAGATAAATATAATCAAGGTATTTTCCCTATAAAGAATTCCAGCAAATATATGGGTAATGAGGAGAAGTGTTTTTATAGAAGTTCCTATGAACTTAAATTCATGGTTTATTGTGACAATAGTCCTAACATTGTTAAATGGGGTGCTGAGATGATTGCTGTTCCTTATTTTGATTGGGACGGTAAAGAGCATAAATATTATATTGATTTTATTGTCGAAGATATTAAAGGTGAAAAATGGTTAATAGAAGTAAAACCTCTTGCTGAATCATTACTAGTATTAAACAACGAAGTTCCACCACCACCAAAAAAAGAGTCTAGTAAGGCTTTAGAGAATTATGAATATACATTGAAGCAATGGGCACTAAACAGACATAAGTGGGCACAGGCTAGGCAATACGCAGAAGATAGAGGGTATAAATTTAAAATTGTAACAGAGGAGACTCTGAATAAAACTGATATTAATATGTAATGGGATTCCTAGCCGAAGAAGTATTCAAAATAAGAAAGAAGTTTGGTAATATTGCACAATATTCAACTAATTGGTTAGAAAAAAATATCAATCGTAGTAGTCCAGAATTCGAAATAATATCACCAAGACAAATAAATGTAGGGCAATTTTATTTTATGATATATGATGTGAATAGTGCTATTACAAGGGTTACAAAACAAAAAGCTACTGAAGATACATTAACTAATAAAACATCTAATTTGGAAAATTTCTCAGCTATTTTAGTTTTACAAAAAACAGATTCTGACACTTTTTGTGCTATAAATTTTAATTTTTTTCCTGCATTAGATCGTATAGAAATAATGGATAATTTTATTGAAGAAAATATAGTTACAAAAGAAGACAGCGAATATAATTTTAAGAAAAATATACCTGATGATATGTATAAAGTCGGGTTTAATTATTTACATAATTATGCATACGAATATACTTTGAGATATTATAAATATAGTTTAGTTAGTCAACTATATCATTCAGATATTAAAAATATACCAAAGATTTTAACTATTTCAACATATCATATGACGAAAGTTGATGAAGATCAACTTCAAAAAATACATAATCAAAAAATTATAGGACAAGATAAACGTGATTTAGAAGTTAACACAGTTTTACAAAATTATGAAAGTTTGGCTAACGAACTTAAAGAAAAGTTCAAAGAGTTTGAAAGAAGATTAAACATTAACACTTAAACTTTTACACTTAAACCTATATAACATACAAGTTAATCATTATATTTTAGTATAGATGACTAAATATATAACATAAATATTTGAGAATCATTAATGTCAAGTTACACACCTCAATCAGGAGCTTATGGTCAGTTAGGATATAATAAAAGCATGTTTTCAAGACTCTTGAGAAGAATAGGAAACTTCAATATGGAGTATCAAGATATGATCTTTAGAAATCAAGTTGGTGTTGGTATAAATCAAGAAGCTACACCAACAGCTCTGAAAAATTCTGTATCAAAGGGTAGTGATATGTATGATGTTTTTTCCAGAAATGCTGTTAATAAAATAATGACAGAAAAATCTATCTCTTATCTTGATGGTAGCTATTTGGAAAAAAGAAGAATCTTGAGAGAGTATAGTCTTAAAGATGAAATACGTGATATGATTACACAAGTTGCTGATGAAGCTGTCATGTATAAAGAAGGGGAACCATTCTGTTCACCTAAGAGATTATCTGACTCTTTCAGAAAGGACTTGAAAGAAAAATATGATCAAAATTTCAAATACATATTTAATAGATTAGGATTCAATGGTGGTATTAGAGCATGGTATCTTTTTAGAAAATTATTAGTAGATGGTTATTTAGCTTTTGAGATAGTATATGATGATAAACAAAAGAATATTATTGATATCATCGATATGGATGCTGCTACACTTGTTCCGGCGGTAGATCCAGTAACTAAAGATTATGTTTGGATTCAATTTCCTGAAAATCCTATTTACAGAAGAGTATTCTTAGACTCTCAAATAATATACATTTCATATTCTAATAATATGGAATATATGGAGACTAGTTATGTTGAGAATTTAATACGTCCTTATAACCAATTAAAATTACTAGAGCAAACAAAAATAATGTTTAACATTATTCATGCCTCTATGCACAAACAATTTTCTATACCAGTTCACGGATTACCCAAAGCTATTGCTGAACAACAAGTACAACAACTTATAGCTGATTACAAAGACGAAGTTATTTTTGATGAAAGAATGGGTCAGGTATATATTAATGGTTCTCCACATATACCATATTCCAAAGAATACTGGTTCCCTGTAGGTGAAGCTGGTAAGCCAGAGTTTCAACTTGTGGAACAAAATGGTATCAATCTTAATGAGAATGATATGCTTAAATGGTTTCATGATATTTTGAAAAGAGCTAGTAAATTACCTTTCTCAAGATTTGATCATACAGCTGGTGGTGGAGCATTATTTGCTTTTGATAATATTCAAAGTGTTACTAGAGATGAAATAACTTTCTTTACTTTTATACAAAGACTAAGATATATTTACAAGGAAATTGTTATTAAACCTTGGAAAATTCAAATGGTTTTAGATTTCCCTGAATTACTTGACGATGATAATTTTCTTACTAGTATAGATGTAGAATTTAAAGGTGTGAATCATTTCTATGAAATGATAGAACTTGATAATCTTGTTAAAAAAGTCGGTATATTAGCTACACTTGTTAATTCTGTCCAAGAAGAAGACGGTAAACCATTCTTCAGTGTATATTTACTTGTTGAGGATATTTTAAAATTTAGTCCTGAATTTTTAGAAAGAAACGAACGATATAAAAAAGAAAAAAGAGGTACTGGTCAAGCTGTACCAGCTGAAGGTGGAAGTTCTAGTAGCCCAACACCTGATTTTAGTGGGGGAAGTAGTAGTCCTGAAAATGAATCTCCAGCACCCGAAGAAACACCACCATCTGAAACGCCACCTCCTACTGAAGCACCAACAACTCCAGAGCCTGGCGGTAATGAAACACCACCTCCAACTGGTGGAGAAGCTGAAACATTTACATTTTAATAAACAAAAAATCCTGAAGCACAACTTCAGGATTTTTTGTTTTTATTCTTTACATATATAGATGATTGAGGAAATATTTTGAAAGTAGAAAAATCATATATTTTTATCAAAATATATAAGAAAAAATACTACTACCAAAATGAGTATTATAAAACCAGTATTAATATTAGAACGCACACAAGAACGCCTAAATCTTAACGAGTCTGTAAAGATGAAGAATGGGAGAAAGCAGTATATCATGGAAGGTGTGTTTACACAATTCATGCAAAGAAACAGAAATGATAGAGTTTATACTCCAGATAAATTTTTGCCACACTTAGAAGAATTGTTGGGAAGAAAACAAGAATTAGGTGTAGTATATGGTGAATTTGATCACCCTGATGTTTTTGATACATCTTTAAGTAGAGTATCTCACGTAATTGAAAATGCTAAATATATTAAAGAACATAACCGTGTAGATGGTGCCGTAAGACTCACTAATACTTATTGGGGTAAAGAAGCACAAGCTCTTGTTGATGATGAATTTCCTTTATTCATTTCATCTCGTGCTGCTGGTGTAACAGAATCTAACGGTGTTGTCGAAGTTAAAAAACTTTTTACTTATGATATTGTTGCTGACCCAGGTTTTAGCTCAGCAAAACTTAGTATGAAAGTTATTAATGAGTCTTGTGGATTTGATAATACACCCACTTCACCAATCAGAATTTATGATTTATCAGACACATCAAAAACTAATGAATTATTCATGGAAAATAAAAACGATTTTAAAACTCAAGCAGATCTAATGAAATTTATGGATTACTTGACTAAAGAAGTTGCTGAAGTAAAAAATGGACTTGCTAAAAAAGTTACAGAATCATCTAAAGGTGATATTAGTGCTTCAGCTGCTGATATAGAAAAAATGTCAGAATATCAAGAAGCTTTACATGAGACAATGGCTCACATTATTAAATATCTTGATTACATATCAGAAAATATTACAATATCTCTTAATGAAACTACAGCTCTTAATAAAAAAACTGATGCTATTGTTGAACACAATGATTACTTATCAACTGAAATAGAAAAATCTATAAATTATGGTACTTACATAAGTGAAAAATTAAATCAATCAATTCACTTTGGAAACTACCTAGGTAATAAAGTAAATGAATCAATTCAGTTCGGTAATTATATCGTTGAACATTTGAATAATAATATTAATTATGGTGAATACATCACTGAACATCTTAACAAATCTATTCGTTTTGGAAATTATCTTTCTGAACAATTAGATACTACAATTGGCTACACGGAACTTCTCGCAGAACAAGTAAATAATAGTCTTGAATATGCAGACTATATACGTGAACAAGTAAATATGAATATCAACTACACTGAGAAAGTTGGTAAATCAATGAACAGAGTAATTGATTATGCACACTATATCAGTGAAACATTAGATACTACAATAGCATATACTGAATTGATTGGTGAAAAACTAAGTAACACTATGGATTATGCTGATTATGTTGTTGAATGTGCTGATAAAACTATGCTTTATGCTGATAAAATCAGACAAACTATAACTAAGAATACAGGTCTATTAACAGAATCAATAAATATACCAAGTGCCGAAGAATTCCTTGAAGAAACTGATGAGACAGATACTATAGTTGATCCAGATAAAAAAGAAGAGGAAGAAGGCGTTGATAAAATGAAAGATACTGATGAAGAAATTAAAAAAATTACTGAATCGGTTCAATTTAAAACAGGAAATATATCAAAACAAATAGATGTGTTAATCGCTGAAGCTATGAAGACAGAAGCTTCTAAAGAGGAAGAACCTCACTTTTATCTTTTCTTAACAAAAGAAGATATTAAATCTTTTGAATCACTATCTAATAGTGATAAGGAAACCGTGAAAATTGCTTTGAAAGAAAGTCAAGGTTATTGGATGAGATCCGATGTACTTAATATAATGCAATCTGTATTATCTAAACCAACATCTGAAACACCTATTAACAAACTTATGAAAGCTATGCCGGATGATATTAAACCAGTTTGGGAAAGTATTACTGACAAAGAAAAATCACGTCTACTTGCAGAATCTACAATCTATGTATTGGAGACAGATGAAGAAAGAACAAATTTTTGGTCAACAAGAAAAGTTGGTGTCGTGAATGAGTCTAAGAGACTTGTATCTCATGCTGATCTGATCATGAATGATACTCTTTCTGATAATGATGTTCAAGGTTTCATGTCAAAATTTAAAATGTTAGGATAATATAAATTAATATTTCAGCAAATAGAAAAAAAATGAGTTTTTCACTGGAATATATAATAAAAAATAAGTAATTCACAATGAATCAAAACATTCAACTTGACAGTGCAAAATCTGTCAAAAAATGGTCAAAAATTCTCGAGTCAATCGGAATTAACGCTACACCTAGAAATGCTGAAAAAATTGAGTGGATGTCTGAGTATGCAGAATATCACAACATCAATGCAAAAAAAGGTTTAGTACAAGAAAACACAGGTTATTCTAACTTAGGTAACTTAACTGGTATGGGTGCAGTAGTATCACCTGGTGTTAACGTTACACCTGGTCAAACTGGTGCTTACACTAGCTTAGGTCAAGCAACTGGTGCTGGTTCTGGTGACTTCGGTCAACAATTGTTACCAATCGCTATGAAAATCGCTGGTCAAACTATCGGTCTTGATCTTGTTGGTGTAAAACCATCACCTGGTCCAGTTATCGATCTTATGTATGTAGACTTTAAATATGATGATGGTCCTACAAATGATCAAAACTATGTTCCAGTAGTTTTCAAAATCGCTACAACTGCTGCTGATACTAATAGTGTTAATCTTAACGCTATGATAGCTGAATTAAATGCTATACTTACAGCTAATTTAATACTACAAACTTCTGGTGGTTTGTCTAGTAGAGTTTGGGTAACATTACCTGCTAACCCAACAGGAAATCAAGGTGGTAACAGAGCTGGTGGTGCTTTATCTTCAGTACTTTCTGAACCTGCTACTAAAACTGGTGTTCTTGAATTCCTTGGATTCTCAAGAATTGATGGTTTACCAATGTTCCGTGCTTACAGAACAACGAATGCTTCGTCAATGGGACAATTCTATTTCGATATCACAGCTAATACTTTCGGTACAACTGAAACTGTTAAAAATGCTTTCGAAACTGGATCGTTCGCTTCTACGTCAGGTTCTGCTGATGGTCTAATAGGTGGTTTTGCAACAAATACTGTCTTGATAGAACTTATCTCAGCTCTTGAAGATCACATTCCTGGATTCGTATCTAACTGGAATAAAGATTATGGTATGCCACGTGAACAAGATGATACTACTTATCCAGGTATTATCGCTCCAAGTGTATCTGTAAAAAGAATAACAGTTGGTTCTATCGAAGTAACTTCAGCTCTTAAAAGAACTGAAATTGAAGATATCAAAGCTCAAACTGGAATGGATATCGTTCAAAAACTAGAAAGCGTACTTGTTAATGAGTTGTCACAAACAATTTCTAAACAAATCGTTACTAAAGTATACGCAATGGGTAATCTTAACAGATCAACTCTTCCAACTAACACTAGTGGGTACACAATGTTCGACTTCGACGTTGATAGTTACTTCGGTGGTGGTACTGCTCCAGCAGGAGAGACTACTCAGTCTGCACAAAGAAAGCTTATCACTAAAATTGATGCTGCTTCTAACTACATTGCAACTGAAGGTCGTGTTGGACCAGCTACTTTTGCTGTAACTAACGGTAAACTTGCTGCTGCTCTTAAAACTGCTGCTGGTTTCATTATCAACCCTATTGAGTCTAAACTTAACGCACCAGGACAATTATATCCTCTAGGTACAATTGGTGGATTAACTATTTATGTTGACCCATACCAAAAATACACTAATGATGTAATTTTACTTGGACGTAAAAACAATCCTGATCAACCAGGTATTATTTTCATACCTTACTTGATGGCTCAATCAGTAAACTTGATTTCTGAAGCTACTTTTGGACCACGCATGATGCTCCGTTCAAGATACGCTATCGGTGAACTTGGATGGTATCCACAAAAACAGTATATGACTGTTAAAGTTAACGATACAAAAGGTTACTTAGTGTAGTCTGTATTATTAATACAAATAAAAAACCTGTTCATTTATTTGAACAGGTTTTTTTTATGTTTTGTTATATTTAGCTTCCTTATGCATCAAAACCTTTAAATATTGTGGCCAGATTAATGTTATTAAATTCTGGATGCTCTGTGATCTCCATTACGATATTATCTCTTAAAAGGGCTGGAATCTCAAAACTATGATCGATTGAAGGAAGTTCTATTTCTGCTATAATTAATGTAACATTACGGAATACATCAATTTCCCATATTAAATCTCCTGTTTCAGGGAATTTAAATTTATGTCTGCTTTTAGTAATATAAGTTGAAGCCTCTTTATAAAGATTTTCAAATTCTTCTGAAGTTATTTCTTTTTCATTTTCCTCTCTTACTCCAGGACTAACATCTTTCTTTTCTGTATAGGTAAAAACAACTTTAGAATCATCCATAGAACTTTCTTCTCTTACTCTACGAGATATACCTTCATCACTGGATAAATAAAATTGAAGTATATTTGTTGAATCAACATAGAATTCTTTAGAGGCTGGGTCAAGACTTTTAAGTAAAAATTTTCTTTCTATTTCGATACCATTTTTATTCATAAAACTAATTTTCTTTATAAGTTATATCAGTTTTATCATCAAAGTTTTTATTGAATATCATAATATGTAGCGGTAGAGGGACTCGAACCCTCCGTAGTAAACCTGGCTCCTTATGAGGAAGCTCCGATGCCATCTCCGGTCATACCGCTATTTTTTAATTGTTTTCCCAGGAGGATTCGAACCTAAACCATTAAATGATCCAAAATCATTTGTGATGCCAATTACACTATGGGAAAATATATAAAAACAAAAAAACCCGACCAACTATAAAAGTTGACCGGGTTTTAATATTTTTGTTATTTCAAATATTAAGCAAAACTTTCCCAGTCAACCATTGGTTGTTGCTGAGCCTGCATATTATTTGAAATTAATTTTTTCATCTTAGATTATATATCAGAAAATTTCTGTTTGTTTTAGCAAAATTAGTAATTTATTTCATTTTATCAAAATATTCTTTAAATAATATTCACGCATTTTATCGAATCCATCAATTAAAGTATTCCAGGAATGAATAAGTTCAAAGTTTATTTTCTCATTTACTATAGAAGGAATATACTTAAAATCTATATTAGACCAATTATCACCTAAGAAGTATTGAAAGCATTCTTCATCAAACTTATTTCTTACAAACTGATATCTCATACTTTAATCTTTTGATCTTTGATTTTACTATAGATGACTTCCATTATCATACCAATCTGAGCATGATCTACGATATCATCTTTGAATAGGTCTTTTAGTTGTTTAAATTCAACGTAAGTACGTTCTGTTTCTTCGGTCACACCAAACACCTTTCCTTTGACAGACTTCTTTATATCAGCTAAATCATCATCAGATAGCTCAAGACCAAATAGAGCGTTCTTATGTATTGATAAAGTAGAAACTAACTGTCTTCTTCCAAAGAATTCTAAATCATATGGTTCAACAGTTAAACCAGTTTCTTCTTTTATCTCTTTAACTATTATTTCCTGAGGATCTTTACTTGAGAAACTAGAACCACCTGGATTTTCGTAAACATAAATATCTCCATTATTTACTGGAGATCTGAATTCCTTAACAAGAACAATATCACTGTTCCACATATCTTCTTGATCAATATGATACATTACTACTGAAGATAAATTGAATCTGGATAGAATTATTTCATTATCTTTATACCGGTCCTCAGCTTTTATCCATACTTTAACCCACATAGACCATAAGAATAGAATATTTTTATCTGGCCCAACATAATACTTCCATAATACATTTGCATCATGAAGTTCATCACCGGCTTTCTCTTGATTTTTATACCATTCAATAAATGTGTCAGAATTCCAAATATCCAAGGGTACAAATCTCTCAGCACCTGTTCTTTTAAATGTATATTTATCTTTCTTTAAAAGTTCTTTATATTTATCAATAACATATTGAAGAGTATTTTCGAGAGTTTTAAAGGCTGGTATATTGTATTTCTCAGCATAAAATTCTTGATACCTTACTTTCTCAGCATCTTTAGGACATCCAAGTACAAGTTTTTCTGGAGCCTGACCTTTCCAATAACCCCATTCATCGTTGGTAGTGAATCCTGGAAGTTTAACTAAATCTCTTGGTATCCAAAAAAGGATTACATCAGCTATTCTCAAACCTTCTTCTTCCCATTCAATCTGATCCTCATATTCATTTTTAAATTCACCACTTGAATCTTCCGGAATAAGAACAGCACCAGTAAATCCTTTTTTCTTAAGATATTCTACAGCTTCAGATCTCCAGGATTTAGGTGTTTTTTTATTTTCTTCAGATCTATAAGTAGGACCAGCAAGAAATACAGTGAATTCAGTTGTTTTAGGTAATTCCTGGTTACTGTAATATACTTTTAATTTTCCAGAACTATTATCTTCATTAATACTTTGATAAGTATCAGATTTTTTGAAATACTTCATTTTATAATTTTGATTTATAAAGTATATAAGATAAATGATAAAAGTTTTGAAGTAATTAGTATCTTTACACCAATAACAGTTAATATATAAGTCATGAAAAATCTAAATTATGGACTCTAAGTAAAAAATTAACTTAGAGTAAAATGAAAAAAAGAAACAAGCAATATCTTCGTGAGAAGGAATATTTGCGTTTAAAAAAAGCATCCGATGATAATTGGGATGCTCAAAGAAATTTAGGTTGGATTCAACTTGATGAACCTCTCCATACAGGTTATACAGCTAAACTAGTTCTCAGGTCTGATATTGCTAATAGAGAAGATGCTTGGATTTTTCAAACAATCATCGATAATTACAGTAGCAGTTCTTATGCTAAAAGATTAAGGGATCTTGATTTTTCAAAAAAAGATATCAAATCATATCGTATTTATGGTAGGCCACATGTGTATAGTATAAGTGAAAATACATATAACTCAATGAATCCACAAATCAAAAAATGGTTTCAAAAACTATCATTTACTTCCTCATGGGCAGGCGAACGTTATTCTTGTGATGTACCAAATTTCTTTTTTGAAATTTCAATAGAGAAATATTACACAACTAAAATAAGAATATTTGATGAAGTTCTTCAACAAGAAGCAGCAGAGATAAAAGCTACAATTGAACATAAATTCTATATAGAAAATTGTAGATTTTATAATGGTCGTAGAATGAGAAGAATTTTGAATAATATACAAAGGAATAAATCTAAAATGAAAATGAATCATATTATTGATAGTGATGAGGATTATATCTTTGAGGATAATTATAAAAATGCTTCCGGGTATTGGTAGAATTAATATATAATAGAAATAATATTTTTTATGATTAAATTTAGAATAAAGAGTATACTGATGATATCAGCAATTTTGGTTATTGCTTTAGCTTTAATATTTCTAATACATATTTTTAGTCTTCCACCTATATTAGTAGGTGTAGTTTTTATATTTACTTTTGTTGCAGTAATATTTAACGAAAGTATATTTAAAATAAATATTAAAGAATAAATTTTGGTTATATGAAAACTTTCTACTACTTTTGACGTATCAATACAAAAGGAAGATATTTGTCTTCATATATAAGTTAAGAAAAACAATGAACTTGAACAATAACATATCTACAACCACTACGAATAGATGGCATCGTCGTACAAGAACCTCTCAAGGGTTGCTTAGTGGTCATGGTATGTTGTAATTTCTAGTTCTAAAGATAAAGGAATTCAAAATCCGCCTCGAAGCATAAAACCTTCGAGGCGGATTTTTGTTTATATGGTGTCATTAGTTTAGTGGTAGAATTTAGGTTTGTGGAGCCTAAGACCAGGGTTCGATTCCCGATGACACCCAAATACAGCAGCTGGCATTGGCGAGCCGAGCATTCTCCAAAAGTGTGTCGAAAGACTTGTAGATCCGACTTCTACCTGCTGTGCAAAAATATTCCTGTAGTTCAATTGGATAGAACAAATTACTACGGATAATTAGATAAAGGTTCGAGTCCTTTCGGGAATACAAAAATATTATCTTGTAGCTCAATTGAATAGAGCGATTGCCTTCTAAGCAGTAGGTTGCAGGTTTGAATCCTGCCAAGGTAACAAATTCCGGAGTAGCTCAATTGATGGAGCATCTGACTTGTAATCAGAAGGTTGAGGGTTTGATCCCCTTCTCCGGATCAAACGTATATAACTATGAAAATAAATATCAACATATTAAAAGAAATTCCTAAGAACTTTGGTTCTGGATTATGTGTATATGGTAAACCTAGTGAAGAAGTTTCTTCATGGATAAACTATCACAATTTTGAAACCGAGTTATCTGGAAGCTTCACTAATATAATAATACCAGAAGATTTAGATATTAATACAGCTTTTTACATTAACGAGCAGTATGAGTATATTGATGGGATTAGTCCAAATCTCAATAAGTATACTCATTTAGGACATATATCTAACTTTGTATTAGCTAAAACTTTTCAAAAACTTGGTATAGGAAAACAATTTATCGCTAACCTCGGTGATACTTTGGAGGGTAATGTTAAAAAAGAAGATGCTTTAAAAGTTTATCAGGAAATATGTAACACTTTCGATTACAAAATTGATAAAATATTCTTTGCTTCTGAATTAGAATATACTGGTGAACTTTTAGAAAACGGACAAGGTGAATATGAAGGCACTAAAATATTTAACATAAATGATAAGAAATTGGTCGGAATTAAAAGTAATGGGGCTACATCATATTTTTATCAGGATGTAGCCCTGGCCTCTATACTAAACAGTAAAACTTTATACATGACAGGTTTGGAACAAGGTGAGCATTTTAAATCTTTGAAAATATTATTTCCAAATGTTGAACATCTACCTCTTGGTTTAGTTATGGTAAAAGGCGAGAAAATGTCTTCTCGTTTAGGTAATGTGATCTTATTTTCTGAGATCATAGATATGTTCAAAGAGAAATTTGGTGATAATGATAAGCTTGTATGGAATGTATTAGCAGGTTATATTTTAAAATCTATTCCTGGAACCAATAAAAACATTGATTTGGATCAATTGGATAATGTTAAGATGTCAGCCGGTTTATATTTGAGCTATACGTTGGCTAAATTAAAAAGTGCTGGATTAGTTGTAAATGATATATCTGATTTCAATTCAGTTTTCTTAAAAATAAAAACATTGAAAGCAAAGAATAGTTTATCACCAAATATATTGTTTGAAGCTTTAGTGGAACAGGCTAAAAAGATAAGTGGTTTGTATGAGTTATATCAAATAAAAGGAAACGACGATAATCAAAAAATGTTCAACCCCTTGGCTGAGGACTTATTATTTGGTATGAAACTATTAGGTCTTTATGATATAGACAAGGTGTAAAATATTCAACACCTTGTCTATCATAAGTAATTTATTTAGCTATAGAAGCTGTTGTAGGAGCTGCCTGTATAACGGATTTACATTTAACTACCCACATCTTTCTTTCATTAAGACCATTATAACCGCCATTAATTTTTTTAGTGATTGATACTACATCATCTTTATCAGCAAAAACGTTGAGACCTTTTCTATTCCAGAACCAGCCTGCCACTAAACCATCCCATGGTTCATGTGCAACTAAATCAGGGTTTGTAACAAAATCTTGTCCAAATTCAGCTGATGCAGCTTTATAATTACCTTTTCCGGTTAATTGGAACCAACCTCGACCCCTGTATAAATATCCATCACCATCATGTTCAGGAGTATTACCAAGATCTACTCTTGTATCATAAGCTAACTGAGCCGGAGTATTACCCCAAATCTCTGTTGAATATCTGAAAGCACCAGATTCATGTAATACTTGGGCCAAGAAATGGCAAATTCTAAGAATAGTATTAATATTGTATTTTATAAATGTTTGATTTAAGGCATCTGTAATTGTTTGAAGTCTAGCATCATCGTAATGTGTTGGTACTATAATAGATGCTAACTGTTCTTTTGTAATAGACATAAGAGAATTTTTGATTTCCTTTATCTATATTTTTAGATAAATGTTTTTATTCCACAAATACATCAGTACCAATATTAAAACATAAGATAGTTTTGTTATATAACAATAAATGCTTATTATTGTAATATGAAACATTTCATGATTCTTATCATCGGTATTATATTCACTACGGGATGTTATAAACCACCACAAAAAGTATCTTACATCGTGAAAGATACTATTTATGTTACTGTCATCGATACGATATATTTACATCATTATGTAGATACTATAGTTGAAAGAATCATAATACCATATACAAGTATGATTACATCTATTGATAAAATATGTATACCTAATAATAAACCATATTATTCAAAATTTTCTAAACTAGGTATAACTATAAACATACCTAAGAGAAAAACGCTGTCGGATTTTAGACCAGGGCTCCAGTATCATATTATTATACCTAAACCAAAAGTAAAAAAACCAAAACATTCTTACGATTTTTGAAATCACAAAGAATTTTAGTAAATTTGATACAAAATTAAGAATAAAAAAATGTCCACAAGTTTGTTATGCAATAATTGTAAATCACCTATACGTAAAAGTAACCAAGAAGAAGTTTATGAGAATAACTTTTTTTATAAAAATGATAATGGTCAACCTATATGCAAATATTGTGGACCCAAAAATTATTCGGATGATTTTGGATGGGTATTTATTGGTATGGTAATAATAGCCCTAATTGCTATAGTATTCACAATCGTGTAAAATCATGAAAGAGGTAAAGGATCCTTGTTATCAAATCACAAAAAAAGTTAAAACTGTTTTATATACAGATGGTATGATAGAGGATTTTCCTTTAATTAAAAAGACTAGAGAACAAATTATCGAACTTATAACTCAGGCTCGTTTACAGAAGTATAACTCTTTGACTAAAGAAGAGTTGATTGAGAAGTTAATGAGAAAGAATGCTGTTAGAATAGAAAGTACAAAGAATGATGATCTGGAGGATTTAGTGGATAAACTTGTAGGATTCGGTCATATTATTAATGAACCTTGTCCATACAATGGTATTCATTGTTCCTTTGGTGATATAAATGGTTTAGTTTAAAAAATTATGATACACACTGTAACAATTACTGGAGCTGATGATAACGTAGAACAGAAAGAATTACAAAAACTCTTTGTTAAATATCCATTTGTCGAATGGGGTATTTTATTTTCAAAAACCAGAGCTGGAACACAGCGTTATCCATCTACTAAGTGGATAGATAATTTAGGCAGTATAGATGAATTATTTGATCGCAAGAAAGTTAAGTTCTCATCGCATATTTGTGGTTCTATATGTGAAGATTTTCTTCAAGGTGATAGAAAAATCTTAAAACTTATACAAACTAATGTATTTACAAGATTTCAATTGAATTTTAATATTGAGAAATACTCTGTTAATATATTTGATTTCATTCATTTAATGATTCGTGCTGAAGAGAAATCATACAATGGTTTAAATGTTATACTTCAATATAATCAACCAAATAAAGCATTCATGGATTTTTTAATAAAATATCAACCAGGTGAATTTTTACATTACTTATATGATTCTTCAGGTGGTAATGGTAAAACACCTGATTCCTGGCCAGCTCCTTTATCCAAACCTACCGGTTATGCTGGAGGATTAAATTTGGAAAATTTAGATTCAGAAATTCAAAAGATACTAAGTGTAACTGGTGAAACACCTATTTGGATAGATGCTGAATCTGGTATCAGAACAAATAATGAATTTGATTTAGTTAAGGTAGAAAAATTTTTAGAGATAGCATCCAAATATGTTGAAAAATAATATTTAATCTAGTTTAAACTCAGAATATATAAAGCATGAAAAAATAGTATATTATATACCTGTTGCAACCATTTTTTAATTTATACGTATAAGAGTCTATAAAATAGGCTAATATATGTTTATGCATTTATCCCGATAATTACATTTTATACTTAATTGTATAGAATAAATTATATTTTCTTATTTAATATACCCTTTAAATCTGTCACCAAAAATTGCATGTGCTCAAGTAAGCTACTTCTGTCTACAGTATTTCCGTTTACGGTTATGTAATTATGTTCACTAATTTCAACATTAACTACAATTTGAGAAACCTGTTCTCTTAATCTTTTTTCGTATTGCCTAAAATCATTTATTGTTTTTTCGTAATCATCTTTCGCTAATTTCAGGCTATCATTTAAACGTTTATTTTCTTCTAAGTAATGTCTATTCTGATCAAGTTCTTTTTTGAATCCATAATTTTTAAGTATATAATTAGAAATAGGAAATGAAAGCAAAAGAAACATTAATCCAGACAACAAAAAACATACTATTATCATATCTAGTGTCATTTTCTCATATTTTGAAATTATTAAGGCAATAGCTACTCCTATTGCAATACCTATTAGAGGAAAAATCAAATTAACGATTACATCTCTTGAACTTATTTTTTCATTCATATAAATTAAGGCTTAAGTTAAAACCCTAAAATACACGAAAAATCTAGCATCTAAGGTTTATTTTCTTTTTGTACACTATTTCTTTTACTGCTTTCTTAGGTTTATAATTCAGCATTTCAGGACTGTGCCCCAAGGCTAACTTTACTGGTAACAATTAAAATACCTAATTTTCAGTCGCTTATCAAAAAAAGCGAAATCACTGAAATTTAAGGAAAATGACGGTTGCAACAGGTTTATAATATACAAAAAATATGTTGTTAGTTTTGCTGATTTTATAAAAGAAAGTATAGATAATTCAGTAATGAATAAACCAGAAGATATATACAATTATATTAGTAATCTACCAGGAAGAGGTAAAATATATAGTCAGTCATCATACCACACTAAAGATATTTTATATAAAGATAGTATAATTACTGCAATAAATTCATCATTCAATGATATTCGCACTTTTTATATAAAATATAACAAGACCTTAAATAAAATAAAACATAGTCTTCCAACACCAACAAATTTAAGAATACCTCTTTATGATAAATTAAATAATATAATAATACATTGTGAACGATATTCAAAAAACAAAATGTATTTAGATCTTGCTAAGTTAATGTGTTTTCAGACTATGTCATTTCTATTATATGAAGACTATTTCAATATTAATTTTTCATATGCAAATCATAATTTCGAAGAAGTAATAAACAATATTGTTATACCTGAAACAGAAATAGATTTTTATAACTTTGTAGCAAATTTTGTAAATGGTGATCCAATTAAAGGTTTATTACTTTTTAGTAAAAATTCAGAACCAATATTAGTGACTATGACACTCTTTATTCAGGGTAAAAAATAAAAAATTATGTTGAACCCAATATCAAATAAAATAGTAGTTAAGATAAATAATTCTGGTAGTTGTTTTTTAAGTGATCCAGACTCTATGCTGGCTTCAGTTCTTACAGAAGTATTAACTGCTATGGGACATAAATTCCCTTTTAGTAAAGACATATTATCTCAATTAAATGAAAATGAGCTTGAATCTAATAAGGATATATTTCCGAAGAAAATTAATTACTATCTTGGTAGCACATTTATTATGCAGGAAAATATTTTAAACCCTGGTGTGTTTAGATTTTATTCACCCTTTATATCATTTTCGTAGGAGATTTCTTTATTATTAAGGTATTCATAATAACCATATAAAATACCTACAACAGCACCTAAAACATGTGCTTCATAAGCAATATTATCATTAGGTAGTGCTACAACATTAATAAAATTACTAATTATGGACCATATGATATAAAATCGGATCAACCAAAATCTTGTAACAACTAAGGCGTACCCTTTAAGTACATAAATTCCGGTTGAGGCACCAAGTAATCCTCCAGGCGTTCCCATAAAATAACAAGCGTATAATAAATTCGCTATGGCACCAAGCAAAAATATTTTGAATATATCTTTTCTGTTTTCATATACTTCAAGATAATATCCTGTCATAAATAAGACAACAATATTATTTAGTATGTGTGAATAATCCGAATGGAAAAACAAAGCTGTTACAGAAGTTATGAATGTAAATCTATTACCTTTTGTAATACAGAAAAACCATAAGAATACATCATTGTATATACAGATCTGCTCAAAAATAAAACAGAAAATAATTATACATATTAACAGAACAGTTTTATTCTTCTTCATTAGTTATTTCCTCACTTTCAATTTTTTTAGGTATTAATTGATTCTTCCTCTTTTCAGTTATCATTGTAGTCACATTCTTTTCGAAACTTATAATCCGATCAAACCAAGGTTCGCCTATTTGTGCATGATGCACCAGAAATACAATTGTCTTATATTCAGTAGCGAAATTTCTGAATAGTTTCAATATATCTTCAATACTCTTCAGATCAATTGAGGCAAATACTTCATCAAGAAAAAGAATATTGATTCTTCTTTTTGATCTGATAACTTTTAGATAAGCTAGCATTATTGATAAATTAACTTTCCTGGCCTCACCATTACTTAATAGTTCTGGATCAATGTCTTCACCCATAAAAGTAATAACAGCATCAAATTTATCATCTAGAGAAATAGCATAAGGAAATTTGATTAAGTCAAGATTTTCTTTGACATATGTATTGATAATTTTTACCAGATTTCCTACAATTATTTTTTTAATACCATTCTCACCAAATACTTTATCTAGCTGTTTATAAATATTTTTTTTCTTCTCGTGTACAATACTGAGATCTTCAACGGTTTCTTTTCTTTGATGAACACTATCAATAAGTTTTAAAAACTCTTGGACACCGTTGACATCTTTTTGATCTACATTAGTTTCTTCTATTTTTAAAATATCTAATTTTATTTTAAGATCAGATAAATAGAATTTTATAGAATTGTAACTTTCAGTAGTATTTTTATTTCTGCTATTAAGTTCTTTTTCTATTTCAGAATATTGTGTCATTGTCTGCTTAATTGTGTCACGGATATCAATCAACGTTTGACGTTTATCTTCGATTTCTTTTCTGTAGGCTTGATTTGTTTCTGTTGTTAAATCAGACTTACAAGTGGGGCATTTACCAAGATTGTAAAGTTTTATTTGCTCATCAATAGTCTTAATTTCAAAATTAACATTTTGAAGTTGTTCAGCCTCTTGATCATACATAGTATCAAGTTCAACTTTTTTATTGGTAAGTTTTTGTACCTTAGATTCTAATTTTAGAAATTCCTCCTTTTTAGTAAGCATAAGTTTTTTGATCTCTTTGATCTCTTGACCTATGTTGGTTTTTACCTTTTCTTTTAAGGATTCAATGCTATTTTGTAAACCATTAATCTCCCTGTCATAATTAGACATTTCTTTTTGATACCCTTCAATAATTAGTTGATTCTGACTTGTAAGTCCTGTTAGTATTTTCTTTAGTTCATTTATAATAGAGAGGTTGAATAAACGATCAAGCAGAAGTTTTTTATCTTCGCTGTTAAGTGACATGAAATTTTTAAAGTCATTTATACTCATAGATATGAATGACAGAAAGGATTTATAATCTAATCCTACATACTCTTCGATTTTATCATCAATATTTCCTTTACCTATACGATCATAGGGTTTATGATCTACCCAAAGATTTAATTTATCTGGTTTAACATCACGTTCAACTCTTACATGAGTTCTTTTGGAATCACTACCAAGAAATTCGATACCAACATGAAGATTTTTATTAAATCTATTTGCTAATTTATCTTTAGCAATTGTTCCATCACCAGACTTCTTTTTTACTTTACCATATAAAGCAAATTCGATAGACTCTTTAAAAGAAGATTTTCCAGAACCATTTTCTCCTGTAAGTAAAACTAATTCACCAACCTCTGGATCAAATTCGAGAGTCTGAAGATTATTACCAAAACTTTTAACATTTCTTATTCCAATTTTTGTAAATAGCATAGTTTAAAAATCAATTTTTATATCCCAATTTACAAGAGTTACAGCGTCTGTATTAAATAATATTTCAAAGTTATTTTTGAATATTAAATTGTTTTTATTATCTGTTTCTAATTCCATTAAAGAATTAATTTTAACAGTAACAGGCTTATTTTTTATAATTAATATTTTTTTATCACTATAAAACATATATGGATCTACATATAATTTATAACTATTTATTTGACCACATAGATAGATTGATCCTGAAATTCTTGACTGTAGGATAGGTTGTGTCATATAATTTTCTACAAGAATACTTGAAGTAATAAGACCATTACTTATAATGTAATTTTCTTCCGACTTATTATCTTCTAATAATTTATCGATTACTTTTTTATTACGTTTCTTTACATATAGATATGCTGAAGAATTTATACCAGTTAATTCATCGACAGGTTCATTACTAGGAAATTTTTCGATATTAATATCTTTAATAAGATCAGTAAAATTTATAATCTTACTAGTTTTAAACATTCCAGAAACTATTTCTTTAGATATATTTACAATAAGTGTTTCTCTTAAGGTAACTGTCATCTTTTCTATATCATGATGACTATTAAAAGGCATTGATATAACCGTTTCCGAATTTGTGATAGGCTCATCAGTGAATTCAATATTTACAAAAGGAAAATGTTCAAGATATCCTAAAATATATTTAATATTTTTTAGCTGGTTATTTTTATTATTACTAATAAGAAATTCCTCATGATTCATAAAACATCTTTTAGTTTATATCGGATTTTTCAGGTAAAGTTGCCTGACCAGATGTTGATACATTAAGATAAGGTAATAATTCATCAAATATTTCATCATGTGGAGGTAAAATAAGATCTATATCATCCATGAGTTCTTTTAAAAAAGGGAGTTCCTCTATACTTTCAATATCAAATAATTCTAAAAAATCTTCATATACCTCTAAGTATCTTATACCTTCTGGATGAAGCCAATATATGGCTTCATAACTAACATCATCATTCATAGTAATAGCAATATGAATAGGTATACCACCATGTAGAGGTTCTAAATAATTAATAATAGATGTTTTTACTAGTATAGGTTCCATTCTTTTTATATGATATAAAGTATAAAAGTTTCGGGTATTACTTTCTTAACTATATAATTACAATGATACTTACTAATAATTGGCTTGTCGATGATCCGAATGATTTTGAATGATTTTGAATATAAACAATATGCTTTGTTGGCCTTCGAACAATCATGTAATGAGGATTTTAATATTTTAAAAATATTTCCACTCTATAAATCTTACATCTTTAAATACACTCTGTGATTTCTTAATCGTTACTATTTGCACTAAATATTATATCATTTTTTGATACTGTATATATCAAAAATATGTGTTTTACTTACTGAAATATTTTAACTATTTTTGTATATAAAATATATCATATATCATTTGATATGATTTCTATTGAACTGTTAAAACACAAAAATATAATTTTAACACATCATAAAAATATAATTTTAACACAAAGTGTAAATCAGGCTACTGAATATTTAAATAAGAAAGAGAAAACTAACATATATCATATCGAATCTAAATACCCTTTAGAAACTTGTGTTTTACCTATTATAAAAATAAAAATTCTTAATGAAGTTAATAAATTGTTTAAATTTTAGAACAAACAACTACTAATCTGTCTGAATTATTAAGTAAATGTTCTTCAATTAATGTATTATAATCACCCCGGATACGTTTCTTTTTAAGACCACTGATGGCTTTATTTTTATATTCGTATTCTGTATAAGAACAAGAAGCTGTAAAAATACCAGTAGTGGTATTATCATAATATTCAGTATTTACAATAAAAGATTCAGGAACTGTATATTTTGGACTAAATTTACATTCTATTTTCTCTTTATATTCTCTGGCCTTCACAGTAAATATAGGTGATATATTAGAAAAATATGTTCTACAGGCTGATGAAATTGGTTTAAACCCTAATATTTTTTCTATATCAGACTTCTTTTTCTTATTAAAGAACCACTGGACATAGGCTTTTAAAAAAGGAGTATATGTGTTCTTAAATAGAGTAGAATTTTCAATCTGATATTCAAATTCATATAGATCATCTTGATTTATTACCTCATCATAAGCTTCTTCTAAATCTTTATACTCAGGTAAAATAACAGCTATTGATTTGATCATATTAAATTATTAATATCGAAAGAGACTCTATGATATGGTGATAAACCATGTTCATCAATTGCCATTTTATGTTCTTTAGTTAAATAACCAGAGTTTTTATCCCAGCCATATTGAGGATATTGCTCCGATAAAACTCTCATATAATTATCTCTATATGTTTTTGCTATTAAAGAGGCAGCTGCAATTGAATAATATTTATCATTTCCACCAACTATACATTGATATGGAAAACCTAAAAAAGATTTAAATTGATTACCATTTATTAAAAGGAAATTAGGCTTTATAGATAAAGAATTCACAGCATCATTCATTGCCTGTATTGTAGATTCTGAAATATCTATTTGATCTATGATTTTATTATCAGCGATACCTACAGAAAAAGATATTGCTTCACGACGTATAATGTCAACGAGTTGATATTTTGCTTTTTCGGTTAATTTATTAGAATCTTTTAATTTAGAATTTCTAAAATTCTTTGGAAAAATTACAGTAGCAGCAATTACTGGTCCTGCTATACAATCTCTACCAGCCTCATCTACACCAGCAATAAGCTGATGTGTAATATATTCGAAATATTCGTTCTGCATTTATTTTGAATTGAATTTTTCCTTTAACTTAGACAATTTATCTTCATAGGATTCTACTGGTTTCATGGGTAAAGAAATGTGTTTCTCTCGCCTAGTATGATCCTCATTGTTTAATATAATGAAGGTTATTAGTTCACCTAACGCATAAGGCTCAAAACATCTCTCTGATGCATATCTCATCTCTGTTTTATATTCACCTTCAACAGAATCATAATCTCGTATAGCTTTTTCTGAACCAAGCTCAGGATAATTTTCATAACTTATTTCAAAGTCTTCAAACTTACCATAACTACAATCATCATGTGGACCAGAAAAAAGACAAATACTAGATTTCTCCATAGTATCACATTTACAAGACCTAGTATTTACTCTTACGATATATTTATCGTTTAATTTTACAACTACACCTTTAATCATACTTAAAATTTATTAGCGTCAATAGTTTTTGAACATATACCGAAAACCAAATACGGTTTTATAAAAATTAGCAAATCTCTTATGAGTTCATTTTCTGAAGGTGCTTGCGAATTATAAATGAAAGCCTTTTCATCTGATATTCTGTTATCACCTTTAAAAGATAATGTTCGCATTAGTTTACCATTTTCTATAGGTCTAAAATTATCATTAAAAATTAAGCCTGCACTATTTGCCACAGCTATCTGTATAATTTCTTTAATCTCGTTATTTCCCATTATTATAAATCATTTTCGTTTTCAACTGTTTCTTTAATTTCAAAATCAACTAACTCGTCACCGAGCAACTCAGCAATCTTTTCCCAAGTAAGATCACATACTTCATCTATCCAATCACCTATAAAATAAAGCTTTCTACTACCTCTGATAACACCAAAAAGAATTGGATCTTTTTTCTTTTCTATTTCCTTCTTGGTTAAGTGATTATTTTCATTCTTTGGGTCAAAATGTAGAATAACATAATTATCAAAAACATTTAGTTCGTCAGCAAGTAATTTTTGTTCTAAAACATCATCTGGTATAACTCTTGTAAAATTCTTTATCCAGTCTAAACGAAGCCCTCTTTCACATTTTTTAGAAAATAATATTATTTTTTCTTCTGTGATGAATTTTTTAAATTCTGATTTAAGTAAAGCTGTTTCAAGATAGTACAATTTAATATGATCTTTAACTTTTTCTTCAAGAGCTTTTTGACCAAGAGTTTGAGCTTTTATAAGAAGTTTTTTGTAACCATCTAATCTTGTGTTTACTATTCGAAGTTCTTCAATATTTTTCGCTAAATCATTGAATACTTTTTGAACAGGTACAGACATAATTTTTATTTTACTTCTTGTAAAAAAATATTTTATCTGTATAAAAAGTTTATTTATAAATTTTGGTTTCTTTCTAAGAGAACTATTACTAGCAAAACCAGACATGACTGAACCCATATCACCAGAAAAGAACACACCAGGTTTTGTATCAGACATAGGCATATTTGGTACAGAACCTTCTTCTTCACTATCAAAATCCAAAAAGGTTACTTGATCTTTGTCATTAACTGTTCCTTTATGTTTGGATAGATTAAAATCGGTCTCAAAATTTTCAAATATATCTAATTTAGTATTAGTTCTAAAATACAGATGGTCATTCATCATGCTATAAATAATTATTCTAAAGTTTTAACAAAAATACACTTTATTATGTAATAATCAAATAAAAAAATAAAAAAAGGCCCTAAGGCCTTTATAATTAAAATATTAATTCATCCGGATTTTCAATAGTCAATCGAAGTTTTTGTTTCTCTCCTGATTCAAGTAATCTAACCATATTGATTACCAATTTTTTATCAATTTTACTTGGATCAGGTTCTGTCCACGTTAATTGACCCAACTGTGAGCATTGTTGAAGTAATTGCTGAGCGAAAGCTTTAAAATCGATAGGTTGTACTTTTGGTACTTCCTGTGTGTTTTGACCATCATTCACAATAGTTGCTTCTGTTAAAATGTTATCTGTTGCATTAGAATTTGTAATTTCCATAAATCAATTATTTTTACATTATGTATAAGTAGTTTTGATGAAAGTTTTTAAAAAGATGAAATATTTTAATTATAGAAGAAAAAACAATAGGAGGAAACTTTTTCATATAAATAAAATATAAATGTAGTCCAGCATTTATCTGTTTCGAGCATAAAGCTTTGAAGATATCAAAAAGGTATCAAAGAAATAGGTAAAATATAAACAAAACAAGCGACGATTATGACACACAAACAAACCCAAGGGAATAGTATGCCAGAGGCTTACATTACCCGCACGCAAACCCAATCAAGAGGCCGTTACAAAATTTTTGAAGAGTCAACGAGTCTTAAATCTGAAGCTACCACACCTATTAAAAAAATAGAAAATGGTAAAGTTTACATTCAATCCGGTGAAAATTTTGAGATTGAACTGTATAATCCAACACAAAAGTTAGTATTAGCTAAACTTTCCTTTAACGGAAAGGATGAAGACTCACCAGGTTTAGTATTAAAACCAGGACAGAGAATTTATTTAGATCGATATCTGACTGAAGCAGTAAAATTCAAATTCGATACTTATGAAATCGATAATTCCGGCGAAAGCTTAGATGCTACAGCTAAAAATGGTTTACTAAAAGTTTCTTTTTATGAGGAATCTGTAAACAACCCAATAACTACTAGTAATAGTGGTCATACAACTATTATACATAATTATCCTTATTATCGACCAATAAATCCTTATAATTGGCCATATAGAAAACCTTGGTATAATGAATGGTATATTAATGATAACAATAATTTCTATGGGAATATCACAAATGGGTTTTCATCAAATACAGCAAACTTTAATTTAAATTCTAATAACCTTAACACCAATGATTGTTCTTATTATACTAGTAGTGAAAGTAATCTTTCTGATAGCTTAAAAGAAAATGTTGAATTCTCTGATGAATTTTATGAAACTTTAGCTTCTTTATCAGATAAATTGGAAACTGGTAGAATTGAAAAAGGTGCTGTATCAGAACAAAAATTTGTAGATGTTAATTACAATTTTAATTCATATACTTGTAATGAAGTTGTTATCACTATGCTTCCTGTTAGCAGAAAACCTTTAGAAGCAAAAGATCTTAATGTGTTTTGCACAGGTTGTGGAACAAAAGCAAAAAAGAATCATATCTTCTGTTCCAAATGTGGTACTAAACTAGAGTAGTTTCGTTAAAGAAAAAATAAGAAAGCCGGTGTTTGGACTACTACCGGCTTTCTTATTATATAGTAATGACTTTATCTAATCCTTCGCTAGAATTATTTCTTCTTATCTGTTCAATCAACTTCATCTGTTCTTTGCTTGTTCTAATACAGCCTTTACTTCTGGGTCATTAAAATCAAGTTTTCCAACATTTAATTTAGTATTTGGGTCTTTTAAAATATCAGAAAGGCTAAGTCTGGTTTTCATATTAGTTGGTCCCACTTTTACAAACTGATTCAATTTTTTTAACCAGCATCATATATTCTTTAGGTGTTTCAAAGTGATAAGATTCCTTATTTTCGATCAGAGTGATTGTTTTATTTTCCAAATCAATTTTTATTATTGATTCGTTATCATGAAGTACCAAAGGATCATGTTTAAATTCATATCGCAAAAGCTCTTCACATAAAGCTTTCAACACAAACTTGTTGTGTGATTTTATTATGATTTTATTAGATATTTCGTTTCTTGATAATTTAGGCATAATTTGTTTTATTGTATTTTGTTGGTAAATATATGTATATAATAAACAAATAACAAAAATATAATATAAAATTTGGTTTACTCTCTAAACCATTATTTTGGATTTCAATATATACATTGTAGAAAATATACTGAAAGAATTATGAAGTATCGTTCATTAATATACGAAAAAAACCGCTACTATCAAACCCACCAAATAAATGAAATTCTTTCATCTAATGGGTACTCCTGGCTAATAAATGCTGAATTTGAGAATGCTTTGATTGAAATCAAGGATGATACAATTGTATGGCATGGTGGAACTTGGTTTTACGGAACCTGGGAATATGGAGTATTTATGGACGGTTTATGGAAGGCTGGCATATGGAAAGGTGGGGTCTTTAAAAATGGATTGTGGGAATCCGGTACCTGGGAGTCTGGTGTCTTCCTTAATGGTACGATATTGAAAATAGATTGGAAGGGTGGAGAATTTAGAGGTGGTACCAAAGGTAAAGATGTTAAAATAAATGAGTCATTCGCTGACAGAGAACAAAAAACGAATCATTATGAAACCAAAGAGAAATTTAGTTCAAGTAGCAGAACAGCAATATACACTGTATCGAGATTCTCAGATCATAATCAGCCGAATAGACGAACAAACAAAAATAGCAGTAAATAATTTTGAATTTGAGACACTTGATGTTTTTGAGGCTGTAGCTTTTTTACTTCGAGATAAAAAATATAACAAATCATTTCTTTGGGATATTAAATTAACCGACGGAGATAGAGAATATGTAAATCCTATCAGATGTCTATACTGGCTAAGTGGTGGTGATGAATTCTGGTTTCAAAACGATGAAATATCACAAAAATGGGGTGAATGTAATGAATCCTATTATGAAGAATTCTCTGATATTATTTATGATGGTCTGGAGCAAGCAGAAACTTTGATGGATATCCGTAAACATATAATGACTAATTTGAATCTTATTAAGTTTTGGAATTTTGCTTTAAGTCAAAAGATTATTGCTTTTGCTTAAAAAATTAGTATATTTGTTCATATAAAAATACTATGGCTTTGAAACTTCGTTATTATTTTTTTGACTTAGATGACAATTTGTTAAGGACTGATACTAAAATTAACCTTAAGAATGGTGATGAATATGTAGATTTGTCTACAGAAGAATACGCTACTATCAGTGAGGATAAAAATCACAACTTTACGTTTCATGAAGATTCTTTTAAAGAATTTTCTGATAATGGTACACGTGGTGATATGGCTTTTCATCAAGATGCTACAATAGCATTAAACGAAAAGAGATTTTCTGCAAGTTTTAATGATTTGATACGTTGTATTAAAAATGGTCATTTATTTGGTATAGTTACAGCAAGAGCTCATCATCCAGACACAATAAAGAAATGGTTCTATATGTTCATCAACCATTATCTAAATGAGGATGAAATGAAAGTATTGATTATGAAACTTAATAAATACTGTAAGATTTTAGGAACTAACATTCCCAAAGATCCTATATTACATTATCTGGATCATTGTTATTTCTTTCCAGTAACAAATCCAGAGTTGAAGCTTCCAAAGAAAATAGATGAAGCCAAGAGTCTTGTTGTAGAAAAAATAGTTAGTGAAATATATGATTATTATCAAACGATTTCATCACTAGTTGATAAGGTTCAAATTGGTTTCTCTGATGATAATATCAGTAATGTTGAGAAAATGAAAAGTCTTTTCACAGAATTTAAAGACAAGTATAAACCAATAAAATTCTATATATTCGATACCTCAAAAGGTATAAAAATTAAGTACAAAATAAAATGAGACCTTTTCACTTCTATGACCTTGATTCAACTTTATGGGATACTCATTCTAAAGAGGTTGTTATAGATAAAAGAAGTCCTGGTAAAACCATACTTCGATTAACAAATATACAATCCTTTCAAACATCAAACCTTAATAAGGAATACAAACTAGAAATTAATTACAATGGTGAAACTCGATATCTGGATCCTGCTGTTTGGGAGAAGATAAAAAAACTTTCTAAGAACATAACACTTGCTGATGTGGGTATATCTGGAAGAGAGTTTACACAAGATGAATTTTTAGATAAGCAGGCAAAACATCTTGAAATATTCTTAAACGTTCTTAATAGTATTAAAGGAAAGGATGTTTCTGTAGGTATTATTACTGCCAGAAGCAAACAAAAAGAACATTCTGAATTACTTAAAAAGTTTAAAGATACGGTTAAGCAGAAATTAGGTATTGATATTACCAAAATTTATTTTGTTAATGATAATTCTGTTTCTGATCCGGATTCAACAGCCTATAAAAAAGTTAAAATACTATTAGAATATCTAATCGGATTAAAAATAAAAGGTGATTGCTTCACAAATTTAAAACAAGATTCTGATGCTAATGAAGTATACTTTTATGATGATATAGAAAAGAACATAGAGGCAGCAAATAACATAAACTATCTGTTTATAAAATTATTTCATGAAACACCAGATAATATCAAATCCATAATAATAGAAAAAATGGATAAATCTCCTTTAAAACTTATTACTAATAAAATAACAAATAATAAACTCAATCCATTTGTTACAACAGAGAACATTTTAAAAAAGCCTAATTGAACAAACTTTTCAGCATTTTATAATATAATCTTTACCGATGGACCTTTTAGGTTCTATGTAAAAAATAAAATTATAAAACAAATGGTGAACTTTTATGCTGATGATAGGTACAACACAACCTTTGATCTAAACACATTAGAAGAAGATAATTATGTGTATTTAAGATGTAAATCTAATTTTGCTTATCTTTATGAGTATGAATTAACAACAGACCTTTATAAAGAACTCGTTATACATTTAAGGAACGAAAAAAATAAGCTGAGTGTTGTTGAAGCTAATGATTTCTTAGAGTATATTCATTTTGTTCATAATGGGATTACGTATAAAGTAAAATTTAATGTAATTGATCAACTTATTAAATCCTTTGATTATCTAAGAAAATCTTTCTGTAGAAAACATGATTTTCCTTTAGATGGGTATGTACCTCAGGATGGACTAAGAGATTATCAAAAAATTAAAATATTACAAGAATGTTAACAGATATAAAACAGTTTGAATTAAAAGAAGAACACATAAAGTTACTTAGTAATTTTAACATCTATTGGGTTGATAATAGTTATGATGGTGCCCCAGGTGTTTATCCTAAAAAACCTTATGGAAATTCAAACGTTATGAGAGATGTAGCTAAAATAGTTGGTGAGGATTATTGTGAAGATAATGATATTGAACAAATTAAACGATTGTATAAATGGCATACAGAAACAGAAATAGCTTTAACTGTTGTATTACAGGCTAAAAGTTTTGAACCAGGTATTTATCAATCAGTAAACGGTGGAAAATATTCAAAAATTGAACCATTACTTTAGTTGGATATAGTAGTCCCAACCCTCTTTATCATCGCTGGCTTCTTTCTTAGTAATAATTACATTCTCTTTTGATTGTTCTTTGTAAATATTTTCCCAGAACATATCCATAATAGTTGTTCTCTGGCCTTTTTTATGAATAGGATATTTTCTTGATACAATACCTTTTGATTTTTTACTTTCTACAATACTAAGACATTCTTTAAGCATTGATAGATACAAACCATGTCTTTTATATTTTTCATTAATATCGACTTCCTCAACCTCCCAGAAATTTTCTGTTATATCATGCTCCAGTTTTATATAAGATATTACTTCATTCTTTTTATTTGTTATAGTTAAACGGATTTCGTGTCTAGTTGATATAAAATGATAATTGTATACATTATCAAATTTATCTTTAATTGTTCCGGTCTTCTCATCCTTGTCTATAAAGGCCTCAAATGTTTTTACATATTCCATGGTATTATATATAAGACTATGAAATATGTTAAACTATTTGAAAGTTTCGAACCAAATTTTAAAGAATTTGATAGTTATCTATATCATGGAACATCTGATAAAAACCTGAATAATATTTTAGAAAAAGGTATTCTAAACAAAAGTTGTTGGGGTTCTGAAAGTATTGCTTTTTACTATGCTGAATGTGTGGTAGATGAAATTGGTGGTAATCCAATTTTAATTAAAATGCCTTTTAAAAATTTTGCTGATAATAAATTTGAAATAGATTGGCCTTCTATATCAGAACCTATAACTACTATTCTTGGACAAACAGATGAAGAATTAATAGATCTTTGGTCAAAAGTACCCAATGATGGTACTTGGTTAGATTGTTTAAATATTTTTCATTCTGTGATTTATAAAGGCGATATTTATCCCACAGAAAAAAACATTATTGCTGATATATGAAATTTACTGATTACATAAAAGAAGAGTTTGCTAATAAAAGCGAATTAAGTATTGTATCCTCATTTATAGAAGCTTTGAAATCTTTACCGGCCTCTGACATACTTAATAAGTTTGATCACCTTAAAACAACTGTAAAAAAGGAAATGTCTGATATAAATGATCTTATTGATTCTCTCGAGTTTGATATTCAAAATATAAATAACAGTTTAGCTCAAGAAGTACTCAATCAGAAGGAACAGGAACGTAATGAGAAAATTGAACAACGTAAAAAGATGCACAGTGTCGAAAAAGGTATTGATAGTATATTACCCTTGATGAGAAGTATGTTTACTAACATCGATACTCAGAAGAAAGCTTTTAACATTAGTAATTAATACCCAAGCATTTTTCTATTCATACTAACATTACTTATCACTTCACCCATATTGCTATTTTTAGCATTTTTAAGTTCAACTTCTTCATTATGTATAATGATCTCCTCTTGGTACATCCAGTAAGGCCAGTTTTCAATATTTTCGAAGTTATAAGGATATTTAGAGAATCTACGAATGTTTCTTAGTAAATTTCCTAAAGGCACCTGAAATAAGGAAAAGGTCTTTTGCTCGTCTGGGAAATACCTTATTGGTGCGGACCTCCCTACCACACGAACATTTCTTAACAAGACCTTTAATACCGAATTTCATATAATTAGTTACTGTATCATCAAGATAGGAGAATAATTCAGGCGACAAATCTTTTTCGAAACGAGCCAGTTCTTGTTCTATTTCATCTATTCTTAGATAGTCCTGATTTATTTTTGTATATGGTATTATTTTATAAAAGGATTCATTTATAGGCAGACGTTTTTTAGCTCTATATTGAGCCCATTCAATAAAAGATGTCTGGATACCTATAGATGGTGGAGCCATATAAATTGGGTTTTTTCTAAGTGAAGTTGGAAAAGCAAAACAATTACTGTTAGTATCCCAATAAGATTCTATATCTGGACTAATATCATAATATTCTAAATGTTGACGAACTAATTCTATTTTAATTGGATTATTACATTGACAAGTCGTTGATACAGTTAGCATATTACCTTCCTGAAAGGTAATCTCTCTTAATAAGAGTATAAGATATAAACGATCTCCCTCTTTAATATCATTTATTGTACCTACAGTACCATTAAATAATACAATCGATACACAATTATCAAGTAAATCATTTAGCTTCTTACGAGCCTCCATAATTGTTTCATTATCAAGTGTTGCTATGTGCTGAATTTCTTTTAATTCTACAGGTCTTATTTGTAATCTGGTATTAGGATGATAAAAAACACCATGTGGTAAAGTATGAATATCTATGTCACGCCAAAAGAATTGAGAATCATTTCTCATAGTATTTCCTCTTTGTGTATAATCTTGTTGAAATTTTTTAGCTTGATGAATCTCTTCATCTTGTAAATAACTATCTTTGGAATTAAAGAAATTTGGTGTTGGTTGTGGTGGAGCCTGATAAGCATTTTGAAAAGGTATTCTTTTCTCTTCTGGTATATTTCTATTCTGTAAAATAGGTTGTTCTTGCTCTTCTACTGGTTGTTTGTAAACATTATTTAATTGCTGTGGTTCAACCAGCACACCATTCTGAAATTGCTCTTTGATAACACCTTTAATTTTTGGTTCATATGGTTTTTTTAGAAAAATATCCTGAAATTCTGGAGAATTTAGAAGTTCCTTGTGATTACCCATTGGTATATTGTTCTCTGGTGCTTGAAATTGTGAATGATAATCATTTGGTTTAAGATCATTTTTATAGTCAGGAGATTGTTTATTAATATTGGCTTTAGCAGCTTCTTTATCATTTATATACTTGTTAACAACATTTTTCATCATATCATCATTGCTGTTGTTATTATTATTGTTCTTACGACCACTCATTAGTATAGGATATGTATTTTAGTTATATATGGCCTTTATAGCTCTACAGTAAAAATAAAAAACCCACTTTTTGAGTGGGCTTTTTTACTTAATTCTAAAATTAAGAAACATCAAAATAAGTATCAGTCCAATAATCACAACAGAATGTAGCTGTGATATCCTGTATTCCGTTTTCTTTCCAGTTCATATCCCAAGCTGTAAGACCAATAAGTTGACAATTGATATAATCAATTCTTCTTATAACCTCACCAGTTCTATCATGTATATGGCCTGTGATTTGACCCAACATATCATGTTTATAGTGTAATTCACCGGTTTGACTATTCCAAGCCAAATCATACCATCTTTTTAATAAAGCCCAAACATAAACAGTTTTTCTATCTGTTTGATTAATATTGAATGTTATTTTAAATGCTTTTATTGTTGTTGCACCTGGAGTTTTGACATAAAGTCTTCCAGAATATTTGAACAATTGTTCAACAACTTCTATTTGTTCTGTAACAGGTAAGCTGATATTAGTCGCATTTTCCATTAACACAATCGGTTCTAGTTCTCCATTTGGTGCTATTACTTCTGGTACTCTTGTAACAACTTCAAAAAGATTTTTATAGACCGGCTCCCAACGTGTATCGGTAGAAACTAAGTTTCGAAAATGTGGTAATGCCATAGTTTTGGTTCCTTTTTATTTATATATCAAGTATTGAATCTAATTTTTATCACTACTATTGTAGCATACTGATTAATCTATATATTTAATTTCATATAAAAGAAATGATGAAAAAATGCAAATTATGTTGAAAAAATAAATTTGTTAAAAAATTTTTAATATTGAATTTTTTTTATAAGTTTGTATAGTAAACCTTAACTTTTATACTATGTTCATTAAACGATTAATATATTCCTTCGAAGAACATCATAAAAATATTTATTTAGAAATACAACCACCAGAAGCTACATTAGCCTAATTTTTAGTCATACTATAAAAAATTCAATTCAAACTAAAATTCCTACTTTTATGAATACAAATTATATAGAGACCAAAGGTGCTTTACTACTGATAGTTGTAGATAAACTAAAAAAGAAAGAAATTAAATATGATTGGACAAATCAAGAAACAGATAATATCGGTATTATAGCTCAGGGTTTATCTGGTATGACAGTTGATGCTTTTTCTGATTATTTAATTATGGGTAGAATAGATCTACTAAATGCTTTGGAAGCATTCCCTGATATAGAATATACACCATATGAACTTAATTTCTGGGAACCTTTCTCCAGATTAAGTCGATTTTGTTCAAATAATATTACAACTAAGAGATATAAAAGACCTGATATTTTTGATAAGTTAGAATCTTATGGATTCAGCGATAAAGATTTGGATTCTTTACAAAATTTAAATGATCCTGAAATTTTAAAAAATTCGAAGATAAGGGTTACAGAGAATTATCAAAATGTTCTTTCCAATTTTATCGAATATGTTAATACTTGGGTGAATATAATGTCTAAAAATACAGTAACAGCATGAAAAAATTAGTAGGAAAATTATTATGTTATATGAAGTTTCATAATTATACAAAATGGGAACATACAGGATGTCCTACGTGGGGATTTAATGCCAGAAATTGTAAAAGATGTAATAAATGTCAAGATTCTCTTACATCATAGAAATAAAAAAGGCCTCATATAGAGGCCTTTTTTATTTCTTCAAAATTATTTAACTATGGTAGTTGAAATCCTCCAGAAGCAATATCACCGGTTTTAAGAACAGTAATGTTGTTAACAATAATACCCATACCTTTGATTGGTTCAACAAAAGTATCCAAAACACCTATCTGTGCATCAATAATATCAGGTGTGTTATTCGAGTCATCACATATATTTAAATAATTTGTAATACCTTGATTTTTAACAAATGTTGCACAAATATCATCAGCTTTTCTTTTTATTTCACTTCTAATATCAGGAGTATTAAATCTCCATTGATAAGTTAAAAGCATATCATAAAGTTGATCTTCAAGTTCTATAAGAGCTTCTCTTACGTGAATATAACTTAAAGCTGATGTTATTTCTGTTTGAGCTGTATTATCTGTTTCAATAGTAAAACCTTTACCCATTTTATAAACAATAGGATTTGCGTGCATTTGATTTAAATTAGTAATATCATCTGGTGTTAAATCTATTTCAAGATTAGCTATACCATTAATGAGGCCATTATTCAAACCAGCTGCAATTGTCCATGGTTGAACTGTAGCAAGTCTGCTTAGATGTTTTCTTAAGAAAGTAGTACCAACAAATGATGATGGTGGAAACACAAGAGGTCTTCCATTGTCATTTATAATAACATGTGGAAAGAAATAACCTACTGTAGTTTCACCAATACCCTGACCAAATGAATATCTGAATGTTGGATTACTTTGTGGGTTAGCACCAAGTGCTATGTATGCTGTTGATAAAACACCATTAGCATCAATGAAACTTGGTGATGTAGACTTTTTAAAATCTTTAACAGCTGGCATATTTAATATACCAAAGCAATTTAATTTGGTACCACAAAGGTCTACTAATTGTTGTTTTGATAAAGCTGTTAGACCAAGACCGAATGAATCAATTAAATATCTCCATTCTATTTTATTACGATTTGTTAAACCTTGAGCTATTGGTGTATTTACAGCAAGCATATCAAGTATACTACTTTGTTTTGCTTCTGTACCATCTGGTAAACTTTCAGTTCTAATTTTAAATCCATTAAGAACGATAGCCTGGAAAGTATTAACATAATCTTCTATAGCAGTATATCTCATTGTTTGTTGTTCTGCTCCGAAAGTTGTTATTGCTATTTGAGCATCTGTTGTTATTTGTGATAAGCTAGCATCTTGCGAGTAAGCTATTTTGTCAATAACACGAGTTAATCTTCTTGGTACACCAACTACTGTAGACTCATCTACATAAGCTTCAAGATAATCACCAACAGCAACAGTTGCATATCTTGTACCATTAACTAATATTTTATTTATATCAAGTACAGCTTCAATCTCAATAGTTTCTTGAAAATTAGATCTTTTTGAGAATACTGTAACACTCCTATTACCATTTACTAAATAACTTTTATAAACAGGATCTGTTAATGTTAATGAACCTGTAAGAAGAGTAGGATCCGAAGTAAATTGAACATTAAGACTGTTATTTATTAAAAAGAGTCTTAAATAAACAATACTATCTTGATCAGCATTGTGTATTTCTACACCATCAGTTAATCCTTCAGGATTTATAGCTTCATTAACGGCTAATTGAAACATATTTGAATAGGTAGAGGTACCTACAGTATAAGGACCAGGAATAGGGCCTGTCACAGAAAGAACTGTGAATATACCATCATTAGTTTTTGATCCTTGTATGTAAATTAATCTATTCGGTATTATACCACCAGTTTCACTATCATATAAAGTAGATAGATTTGTGTAAACCTGGATGATATCTGTTCCAGAATTCAAAACAAATTGTGTACCGAATGGATTAGTAAATAAATCTTGATAAAAGTAATCACCACTGTTTATTAAACCTTGTAAGAAATATTGATAGAATTTAGAATTAGGGGCAACTCGACCTGTACCAGATGATGAAGCACTACCAACAGTCATCATACCCAAAGACCCAAATTGGAATTCATTATCGATATAATAAATTTCCACTTGTGAACCTCTATCTATGTAGATATTGGCCGGCATTACAATATTTATGGATTTGTTATCAGTACTAGATACATCATAAGTAAGCGAATTTATTATGTTATTATTACCACTAGAATCTACAATAACAGATTGACCTTGAATAAGATTAGATTCAATGGATTTAAAAATCATTAATTCTCTTGTCTTTTTATAATTTGTATCAGGATCACTGTCTTTTGTACCGTTAAATGTTATTATTATCTCATTAGTACCAAGCATTTGAAACTCGATGTCATATAATTGTGACATAGTATTATTTCTTCCTGATGTTAATGGTGCCAAAGCAGTAACACTTTCAATACCTACATCACTACCACTTGTACCTTGGTCACCAAGCATTACAATACCAACTGGTATCACACCAGAAGCTAAAGGTATTAATGGTACATCTATCCAAGCAGTGAATTTACTTACTTCAAAACCAGTTGCTATACCAAGAACACCGTTTCCGTCTATGTAAAGTGTATCTTTTCTTATTTTGCCAAGTGCAACATTTTGTGTTTGAACAACAAAGTTATTTGGAGATATAGTTGAATTAAGTGTAACATTAAGTCCATTAAGAATCATGTAACCATCAGTATTTAATTGAATTTGACTACTACCAGAACCTGGAGTAACGACAAAATCGCCATTTACAAGAACTGGACTAATTTTTGTTTCATCCATAAATTGTCCGTATATAGCATATCCAGATGTACCATCGAAACCAAATACATTACCTGGTGTATTCAATTCAACTTCAGTGAAAACAATTGATTCTGAAATATTTTCAAGATAAGATAAGTATTGAATAGTTTCTGTATTTTGTCCAACAAGACTATTACCTACAAGGTCAATTAAACCGTTGGGTGCATCCGTTTCTATTTTATCCAAATCATAAGTTACAAATAGACCAGTTATATCAGTATCAGCATTTACTAAATTTTCTATGTACATATCTCTACCTTGTGAATCACGGAAATAAGGTATTAGTGATACATCATAAAATTTATAAAGTGTCACAGCATTATCATTTAAGAAATTCTGTATAGAACCTTTTCTAAGACCTTGATTATTAAAATATTTAGACCATTTTGTATCTACAGAGAGTGCTTTATAATTTGACCAATCACCACCAACAACAGCTATAGAAATAATATAATCAGAAATAAGCTCTGTTGGGTTAAGATATGTTGGTATTTTTTCTTTACCACCATACCATGCTTCAGTTGTTATATCAAATCCAGTTATTGCTGATTTATACATGAAAACTGACGTTTTCTTGTCACTCATATTTGTAATATGAAGTACATGCTTACTATCTGTAGCTGTAGACTGAGCTAAGAATAAAAAAGCATCAGGATCTCTATCCCAAAATTGATTTTTGTTAAAAAATTTCGAATATGAATCAGTTCTTATAGGTCTATTAAGAACGGTTGGTGAAGTTGATATTGATTGCCATTGAAGCACATCCAGATTATCATCTGTAGGAAGAAGATTTAATGCCCATACAGGTGCAGAACTTATAAGATTAGAAATAGTTCTATGAAAATATGAACCTTTTTTTTCTAAATTTCTATCAACTGGACCAAAGATTTTTGCTAGATCTTGTGGTGTGGATATCAATGTAGGCAGATTTATAGGTCCTTTTCTCGAAAATCCTGGGACTAAAACTTGTAGTGCTGTTTGTGCAGGAATTTGTTGTATAGATGCATCAATTTCTTCGATATAAATACCAGGTCTTGTGTACTTGGAAATTTGAATAGCCATTGGTATGCGTAATTTTCTTTTATATATCAGGATATTTGTTTGTAAAAATTCGACTACAAAAAATATTTGCTTATTTATACATCCATTTAAAACCACCAGATGTAATTCTTTTGCCTATACAACAACTACATATAGATCTTCGATCAATATGTAATTTATCCGAGGCTTCATTAGCTGATACCCATTCACTTATTATATTTTTATCTAAATCTAATTGTATTACAGCTTTCTTTTTTTTATATGGCTCATTATGATGTTTATCAATTATATCATCATAGCTCCGATCATTCAAATAATAAAACTTGTAACTATTGAGCTTACCTCTCTTTCCTTTACACATCATATTAATGTATCCATCAGATACGTCATTATCTATTGCTGCTAATATTAAACTTTTATAAATAGTTTCTTTGTTTGTTATCTTACATATTTTTTTTACATACTTTTCTGAATTTGAATTTATAGATTCTCTTTTTTTTCTATATTCCTTCTTTTCTTTAATAGAAATATTAGAATACTCCCATATGAAACCATTTGTTTCACCCTGTAAACCACGACAACATTTTGATATTAATACATAATTTGAATTTGTGTTTTTTGCTGCTTCTGTTATACTATTATACACTTTAATAATATTATAATTATAATCATACTGTATTATCTTCTTTTTTTGTATATCATTTATTTGAAGTTCTTCATCATGATACTTCCAATAAAACCCACCAGCTGTTATTGCTTTATGTCTGCAACAAGCAACAATATTAGACATATCTATGTTGTTTTGTAATCCAGCTTCCACAATACTTTCATATGAAACAATAACTTCTTTTGTTTTCATACAGATTTTATCTATTTTTCTCATAGATAAAATCATATTAGATTTCACACCTTCTTCACTTATATTAGCAAGTACACCTGTATTATTAATAATTTTCCCTATACTCTTTATAAGAATTGCTTCATTTATTAATGCATTATTCTCGGTAATACCAGTTAAATACATCTCGCAAAACGGTGTATGTCCACTTTTTTTAATAGCTTTTATTTTATTGTTTTTTAAATTACTGTATTTTAAACTATAAGGATATAGATGCATTTTATATCGATCTGATTTACCTTTGCCAACATAAAAAGGTTCGTATAAAAAACAACAATTTACATTTTCATATTCATAACGACCTTTCTTTCTTGGATCTAAATATACATACACATAATAAAAATTTTTAGACATAAAAGTTTTTTATGTATATATCTTAGTTAATTCTTCCTACATACTTTTCATAAAATATATAAAGAAAAGAAGCTGGTAATTATGACGATAGATTCAATGATCGATTTTATAAATTCTGATCTTACCATGAGTGGTAGTATACCGACATTACTACCACCATTAGAAATAAGAAGATTAGTGACTGAAGAAGCGTTACCATACTTTTATCAAAATTATCAATTCTCTTTACAAAAAGCATATCTGTTGGTTCTTAGGAAATCTTTGCTTAAAGATCCGGATACTGGTTGGACATCAGCTATTCTTCCAGATGAGGTTTTCAGTATTGTAAGAGTTATACCGATATCAGATCCAACACTCTTTAATATGGGTATAAACGCACCCAATATGAATTTGAATTTAGGTGTAACAAACCAACCATATTTGACTAGTTTTGTTACCACTGTTGGAGAATTAGGTGTTTATAAATGTGCTCTTGATGGATTCGCTGATGTTTTAAATATGCTTTCAAAAAACACAATTAAAACAGATTATAATTTTAATAACAATCGTTTTCATATACTAACTTCTACTAGAGAAAATCTTATATTAGAAGCAAGACTTAAAATAGAATGTGAACGATTATTTGAAGATGAATTATTTAAACGGTATGTAAAAGGACTTGCGTTGAGACAACTTGGTAGAATGCTTACTAGATATAATTTCCAATTACCTGGTGGATATCAAATCAATGGCGAAGCATTAAAAACTGACGGACAAGCAGAAATGGATAAAGTTATGGAAACAATAAAAGGTCAAAGTAACGTAACATTTTTCTTTATGAAATAATATATGGTTCCTGGAAGTCCCTGAAGAAATTCAAACTTCCAGATTTTTTTATTTAGCATATACCTGATCTATAATAGTATTTAGTACTATTTCTTCAAGAACTAATCTACCCATGAATATTTTTAATATTAAAGAATATTTATCAAGTCTCCATCTAAAATTTCCTTGTATACCTGGTATAGGTGTTATAGGTAAATTTTGTGGTGTGGCATTAGCTATAGATTTAAAAAGTGGTCTCACTTTTAATTGTTCATCATAAATCAAAGTACTATAAGTATTGAATGCTCTATTTGATATAAAACAGTCCTCTATTTGTTTATAATTTTCAGTCATTGGATATTTTTTATTTTATGTATCATCTGTATACGACCTCCTTAATATATAAAACAAATAAAAACCATACACTGTGCAAGATTTTAGAACCTTTCAGGTAAGATACCCAGGACACCCGAAATATCAACCAGATGTAGTTCTTATTGATAATCCTGTTATCCATATTATTCAAAAAATCGAAATGTTACTGTTTACTAATAAAGGAGATTTTATTGGTGACTTGGATCTTGGTTGTGATCTTGAACTTTTAATATGGGAAACAAATGTGTCTGGTGATTATATACAAAATATTGTATTGGAACAATTTAATACTTATATACCAGAATTAAGTTTAACTAACTGGACATTATCAGTAGATTTTGTTGAAGGTGATTTTCGTGATATAGCAGTCATAAATATTACAGTAAATGATGCTGAAATCACAACTATTTTTAGATAATTTAGAATATTTTTCAAATATATACATTGTAAAAATAAAATAGAGTAATGGTATTGTTAGATATAATGAGTATTGTTGAAAAAGTTATGGAGAAAGTAATTAAGCATATTTCTCCTATGGAAGCTTTATTGTTACTAGTTGTAGGTGCGTTGATGTATTTTATATACTATAAAGACAAAGAAGTTAAAGAATTAAATGCTTATATTCGTGAGAGTGAAAAAGGAAACTTACAAGTATTAAACGAAATTAATAATACACTTGATAAAATTACTGAAACAGATAAAATACGTTCTGAATCTTTAATTGATGAATTTAAATCTTTACGTGATTTGATAACATTCAATATGATGAATAAAAAGTAATAAGAGCTCCGAAAGGAGCTTTTTTAATTAAATCTATGAATAAAGAGGTGAGATATCACAAAAATAAACTAAAATACTTTTGTCACCTCTTTTTTTAGCCATGGATATACGATGTTTACCATCAATTACTTCATATGGATCATTTGATTTCGGATCATAGTTAACAACAGGAGGAAATTTAGAAATATTTTTATAATCAATATCTACATCTAATTCAAAAGTAAAATAATCAACAGGTACTTCAACTAAATGGTAATATAAACTCCATGGTATCAAATTAGAAACATCTTCGTGAGATAATTTACCTAAACCATCTCTACCATATCTAGTTAAAAGCAATCGTAAATCATCGCCTTTTATTTCTTTAGGAAGATTTTTAAAAGATATTCTTTTACTTATGAAACTTTCAAAATTTTTAACATATTTTCCCATAAAAAACTATTTTTTATCTTTTCCACCTTTCTTCTCAGTAGAATTAAAATTAACATTAAAGAAATTATTTGGTGTCATCATTTTAGTAGTACTACTAACTCTTCCATACTTGCCAACTTTACCGGATCTAAATATACCACCATCCATTTGGCCATCCATAAAACCACCTACAAAATAACTATTTACAATATATGAATATTGATCAACAGAAGAATCTAAAAGTTTTGAATCAAGTATAGTACTATTTTTTATAGAACTAGAATTAATTATACTATCTTTTATATCACAACCAATCAGACTACAATTTTCAAAATCACCTTGTTTAACATTACATCTAATCATATCTATATTAGATACCTGATTTATACATCTGAATTCAGCATCTACTAATTCTACTTTCTTTGTTTCTGTATCAAGATTAATAATAGCATTTTTTATGCCTTGTGTTTTTGAAAATAAATCAAATAGTATATCTTTAATTTGATCATAATAAGCAGAAACTAATTCGTAAGCAGCATTTTGATCTATCTGAAGACTTATACCAGGATGTTGGGAAACAAAATTTTCAAATTTGTCATATGATTTATAATGCCTAATATTATCATCAAGATAAGCTCTTAGTACACGCAAGTCTTTATTATCAAGCGTTATATTTAAAGAGTTAAAAGATAACGTTGTAAAATAGTCCATTATAGCTATAATACCATTAAGTTTCTTTTGATAATCTTTACCACCCATATAACGAAACTCCATTCTTCCTTCTGGTATTAAACCAAAGTTAACACCGAAATATTTTGTATTAGGGAGATTTAATGAACTCTGTAGAATTTTCGCACTAGCCTCAGAATAATCATAACCTTTAAAAGGTATAACTTTCTTAATAGATTTAGCATAAATATTATTTCTTCTTTCTGGGAAATGTTGATAAACAACATCCTCATCAATATTAAGAATCATTTTAAGTACATTAATATTATTAAGAGATATTGCTGGATTATTTTCATCAAAAAAGGAAAGACTAAATTGTATAGCAGATCTTTCGTTAGTATAACCTATTTCATCAATAATTTTCAGACATTTAGCAAGTATAAGTTTTGCATTAACATATTCGAATGGTCCTGTAACAAGTTCAGCCATATCGGATCCACCAGAATAGTCTGGTTCTATTTTAAAATTATTTTGATCTGGTACAAAATCACTATGGTATTGTTTGAATAAGTGTACTTGAATAGGTTTTAACCTTTCATTAAAAATTTCCATAGTTTTTGCTAAAGGAAGCTTACTATAAAATTCAAATTCAAAACCTATAACAGCTTTTTTTAAGTTACCAAAATTATTTAAATATGACTGACTGAAATTTTCCATTGTTGTATATATCAGAAATATACAGTTATTTAATAGCTTCAAGATATTGTTTTACTTGTTCTATTTCCAATACTTGTTTCGTTGTGTAGTCGAAAACCCATAATATTTTTTTAAATTGGATAGCTTTTCTTAAGGAGTCGGCTGTTCCTCGTGATTTACAATTCCACATAGCAAGTACTTTATCTGAATTCTTAACAATATCTGTATTTCGAATAAATCCAGCAGCTTTTCCGTTTGTATCCCAATCAGGTAAATAGATTGTTTTATGCACATCATTTTCAAAAGCCCACTTCTCAGAAAGTTTATCAGCACCTTTGGCTCCACCGGATATTATAAAAGTTATTGTTTCTTTTTTGTGAATATAATTTAATATCTTTTTTAGATAAGGATAATCATTAAATTCTCTTCCACCAATTACAGCAAGCTTCATATAAATTATTCTTCAAGAACAACACTATCTAAACCTATACCAGCATAAAATAAAAGAAAAAGACTGACAGGTTTCAACATTTTAACCAGACACATATCTTTCTTTTTATTCAATTTAATAACATTAGCAACATGTTCTTTATTGGAATTATATAAAGGCATACCACTCTTAATGAGTATATCACCAAAATCAGAATTTTTTCTCCAATAACGATTAACCATTTGGTATGGGCCTATAGCATTAATTAGCTCCTCATCGTTATATTTTTTTCTGTTGTTATCACCAAGAAATTCGTTTATCATTACAAATACATTTTAATACAATCTACAAATTATATAAGATATTTTATAATAGTTTAAAATCTACTGCGAGCAATCAACATACGTCTAAAAAATAAACCTACATCAATTTCGATAAGGTTTGATGAATAACAACCATTATCACCATTTGTTATTGTGCATGTAATTTTTACTACACCAGATTCTCCAAAAAACACATCTATATTCTTTCCTGAACTCGATGAGGTAATCGTAGCTGGTCCTGTGATAGACCATTGATAGTTATATAAACCTGAAGGATCAAATGTTGCTGGTATACTATAATTTTTAGTTGAATTTTCCTTTACTCTAAGTGTTCCAAGAATACTAGTCGTTGCAGGTTTCTGATAAATAGCTATACCAATATCCCATAAGGATGAGTAACCAGCTGTAGATTCGTCCATTATTGTACTATAATGTGTTTCTTTTGGTTGATCATAATGCCAATCATCGGGTTGTACAATAATTTGACTTACTGATAATAAAACATCATTAGTGACAACAGCTGGATCATAATAAATCAGATATCTTCTTTGTCCTCCTACAGTAGTTACAAGATTAGTATTAGCCATACTTTATGTATTAAAAAGTTAACATTCTATTTTATTATATGCCAATCAAATTTAACAGTTCCTGTTAATCCACTCAAATATACAACATCAAAAGTTGTTGTAGTTTTTGTACTATCATCAATATAATAGTTTGCTGCCGATAAAAGATTTGCTGGTGTGGCAACAGCACTATATGTAGTGTTAGACATTGTTACTCCTATTGGAACAGTGAACCTAGTTGCTGATGTACCACTTGTCGAGTATATCCCACCTATACTAACAACAGCATCAACATAACTTTTACTTACAAATTCATTTGGATTATCAAATGATGTTAGGTTAGTAATTACTTTTGAATTAATATATTGAGGTAAAACCGTATTTTTATTAAGATAAGTAGCTTCTGTAAAATTCTGAAGAGTATTAGGTGCTATTGTTTTATTATTTACTGAACCAGCAGAAATTTCTTGAACTGTAGCAAACATTACTATACCAGCACCAGATGTAGAGGCTACATATTTATCGGTTAAAACTTTTCTAACTGTTGTACTATCAAGATATTTTATACTACCATCTAAAAGATCATAACCTATTTGACTTTCAACAGCAAATCCAGAAGTACCTGATAAGTTATGCAATAAAGCATTTTGAAGCTGAGCCTTATTTTGTAAATTAAGATGACTTTGAAATTCCATTAAGATATTAATTATTTTTCTTTCTCTGAAGTATATATTGAAAAAGTATCTTAATAATCTTTTTTCAATAGAAAGAGAAACTTTAATGATTATATCCTTTAATTTACTTCCATTATAAAATATATGAAAGTAGAGGTATCTAAAGTCTGAGTAGTAACTCCATCATCAAGAGTAGAAGTAACTGTAAATCCTACACCAGAATTAATTGAATAAGTCAGATGCCCTAATGTTCCAGATGGATTTCGTAACTGTAAAAATATAGAATTAATAGTAGAAATAAGTGCTGTATTCGAAATAGTTACAGTACCAGCTACCAATGTTGATACACCGGCCATTTGATTTGCACCAGGCGTAAATGCAATAGTTTTAGCAAGACCCAAAGAAACAGATTTGCTGAAATTTAAATAATTAATTCCATGGAAATTTAGTGCTATTTGCCCATCCATATCCAATAAATATCGGTTTTGCCAATCGATGGAATTTGTATCTGTATTATCAACTAAAAATCTGTTTTGATAATCAATAGAAATATTTACTGATGCATCTATTAAATCTCTATGTGTTGTATTATACCTGAATGCTATACTACCAGCATCATCATATAATTCTCTAGCTGCCCATCCGATAGAATTAACACTTGATGTATCTAACAAGAACCTCTCATAAAACTTTGCCGATATACCAGTAACTCCGTATACAAAAAAATTATTTGAATCAAGAAATAAACTACCACCAGCTGAATAAAATTCGCCAGTTGCCCAATCCAAACAAATATTCGATCCATTATAATATAATCTATGAGCATTCCAGTCTATTGATACTAAATTATTAGTGTCATAAATCCAATGTGTAGTAAAATCAAAAGCTAAATTTCCATTAGAATAATTTATAACATGATTTTGCCAATCATAAATAATATTACTTGATGAATTAATTAATTCTCTAGTAGTCCAATTTACAGATTCAACTCCAGTATTATCATTCAACTTATATAAGTTCCACTCTATTGGATAATGTACACCAGCACTATCAACCAATCTTCTATTCAACCAATCAAGAGAATGGTTATTTGAATTATCCAATAATAGTCCTAAATTCCATGCTACTGATACTTCATTAGATGTTGTATATAAGTATCTATTCAACCAATCAATGGAACCTATATTAGAGTTATCATAAATTTTATAAGTATTAAAATCAAAGGCAAGATTACCGTTTGAATAATATTGTTTTCTATTTTCCCAATCTATAAATGCATTTCCACTGGTATCATAAAGTTTTGAATTTTCCCAGTCAATAGAAGTTGAGCCAGTTGTGTATAATAATTTTTTGTTATTACCCCAAATAGAACCATTCCAGTATACACCATCACCAATTTGTAAATTTGTAAAACTAACATCGGCTAAATCTTCAAAATAGGGAGCCGAAGATCCTGCTGTTCCAGAATTAGTAATATTACCTCTACCAACAATACTTAAAATACCATCAACAGATGTTATTGTATTAACAGTAATAGTTTTTGCTATATGTTGTATATCAATATCAGCATTTATTAAAGTATAATCGTTACCAGTTTTTCTATAAAACTGAACTGATCCTATTTCACTAAAACCTAAAGCTTCATAATTTATAGTTCCTGGTGCAGTCAAACTTACGACCATTGTACCAGCAGTATTAGTGCTATTTGCACCACCACTACCAGATGATATTTGAAAAACATCATCAAACTTATCGTAAATTAAAATGTAATTAAGGCTTGTATCTATATCACCTGGATCTAATGGCAACATAGCACTACCATTTATCTTCATGACTTGTTTTGAACCAAGACCATTTATGTTTATATAAAGTGGTCCTGTATTTTGAAGTACAGGTCTAAAAATATAAATAGCATTCGATGTATAACTTGTAATAGAGGCATTAAAATTATAACTATTAGCAGTACCAGAGGTACCTGATATTTCATCACTTGATAAATATAAAACAGAATTTCCTTTAGCTCCGATATATTTATAAAAAGAAATTTTAGGTGGCATATTTGCTGGTGGTAAATTATCACCAGAAGGAACACCATTTGTAATTGTTCCATAAAAAGTTAAAACACCAGCATCTCTATCAACTACCCAATCTTGTAAAGAATAAGGAATTATGTTACCATTATTATCTTTTAATTGAATATTATAAGATATACCATCACCATAATTAGGAGATATGCAATTTTTTAATTCTGAATGGTAAAAACTATTAATTGTTCCAGGAACAACATTTAAAATCAAATCATTAAACTTTTGAACAACACCAATAGACTGTCCACTTGTACTACTAGGAGCAGTATTAGGTATAAGATATTGTTCTAACCATATTTGTTGTGGATCTATTGATAATGGTGATGTAAATGGTTCATTAAATGTAAACCTATTAGAATTTGTAGCACTTAATTCTAATAATTTCTTGTATGAGCTGTCAGATTTTTGTCCTGTAGTTGGCATTTAATATTATCTTTTTCTTCAAGTATATATTAAATGTCATATCAAAGATTTCATAAAAAATAGATTTTATAAACCTATAAAAGTTTTATATATACTTAAAATAAAGACATATTATGAATACAAATGAAAACGTTGAATACGGGGAAAAAGAAATTAAATTAGTAGAAGAAAATGTAAATGAAATACTAAATATATCTAAAGATTCTCCAATGGTTAATTCTAAAGTGAAAATTAATAAAATTGATAAATTTTCTAAAGAAGAAGCTTTGAAAGAAGGTTTAGTTTAATTTGTTACAACTATAAAGCAACAAAAAATTAAATAGTAATTCGGAATTATCACTTACAATACTTGATAATTCCGAATTACTTTATACAGCTGATAAAGTTACACTAGTAAATTTCAAATATCCAGCACCCTTAGTCGTATCAAAAAAACCAATCCTCACATAACAAGTACCAGTTTTTACAGTAGAACCAAAAGTTACTACTTTGGAAGTTACTGTTGATGCTGCTATAGCTAATGCTGGATCATTATTATTGTTTGGATTACCACTTCCTGGATAAGCTGTATTACCATCTATCCATCCATTTGAAGGTATGGAACCATCTACTCTAACATGTAAAGAGAATTTAGTAGGATCTAATGTAATACCATCCATATTTACTATAGAAGCTAAGTTACTACCTAAAAAATTAACTGTTACATTTTGAATTGATGATACATTTAATTGAAATGTTACATATCTCCATCCTGTAAAAGTAGAATAGTTTGGTCCGGCTATAGGATAATTTGTTGTATAAGTAAAATCCGGATATCTATATTCACCACCAAGCATTTGTAGTTCAGAATTAATATTTAATAATTGTGTTGAATCATATGCTATACCGTAACCTGATGTGGTTGCTGGATAAAGACCTGTTCCTGATGTTACCCTTGCAGATTCATTACTTATTGTATCTATTCTCATTGTTCTCCCAGCTTGTGTTGTTGCTATGGTGCCAGTATTAGAAGATGTCTGGCCAATTGAATTATAAGCACGACAAGTCATGATAATATTTTCAATATATTTGCCAGTTAGTACATTAACAGATAAATCTGCTGGATAAACCTGATTATATGTTTTTATACCAGAATCCGCCGATGTTGAAGAAGATGTCCAAGTAGAATCTGTTTCTGATATTGCTGCTGGGTAAAATGTTTTTATAGCATTGTTTACACTGAATTGTGTTCTTACAAGATCTCCAGTAACTAGTGTTGGTACACCAGATATTTTTGTAGTACCTGGTGCTCCTGTACTTATAGCTATACTAGTAACAGTTGGAAGAGTTGGATCATCTATCCAAAATGTTAAACCTGAAGTACCAGTTATAGAATGAGTCATTAATACATTTTGTTCTTCGTCTGGATAAAATGTAAGAGCTGATAAAACCTGTACTTTCGAAAGGAAAGCATACCAGAATCCAGCTTTACCAGAAACACCGTAATGAAAATCAAAATCATCTGTTATATCTAAGGTTATATTATTTCCAGAATCTGTTGCTGTATGACCAGCTTCACTGGCTGGTGTAAATGTTATAGATGGTGTAACAAAAGTTGATGGATTTGTTCCTTGTTTCTTTGTTATTTGTCCCGTTAATACTCCACTATTAGCATTATAAGCACCATTATTTGTAGAGGCTGGTGTTGCGGTATTAGGGTTAAATATAATTTGAGGTGTCTGGTTATTGGTAACCATATTCCTTACAGTACCAGTTTTTGTTTGTATGGCAGTATAATTAGTAGACAGTGTTAATACTTTTGTTGAAAGGTTACCTGGTTTTGGTGGTGCAAGTAATGATAATATTTGATCCAGAGTGGAAATGTTACCGTTATAATCAACATTATCTACAATAAAATTATTACTTAAATAATCTGTATTTTCTACATAAGAAGCTTGAGAAGTATTAATCCAGTTGGTACCATTATATACGAAATTATCACCTGGTTGTAAATCTGTAAATGCTATTCCTGGAATATTTGAAAATGAAGGAATATCTTCTGGAATACGAACATCTATTTGCCCAACATTTGTGTAAAAGGATAAAATAGTTTCACCTGATGTTCCATAATCAAAATGTAAAGCTGACACATCATAGATAATTGTATCTACTAAAACATTGTATTTATCCATAAACCCGGTTTTTACAAGGTTTAATGTATCCATTTTATATTGATTTAAAGCACCTGACATATCGTAACAAATTTTTTATATATCTGTATATATTGAAAAGGTTAATCAAAATCATCAAAAATAAAACCTTGAATTACTCTTAATGGTAATAGCATCTCTGATGCAGGTACATCTTTATAATCAACACTAGGATTTTTAATATCAGCGATGAATAAATCATAATTTATTTGTGAAACATCACCAACAAACTGCCATTGACCCGAACCATTTGTACCAGACCATGTGGAATTATCTATAATCAAAATTACATCACCAATACAGTATGATCCACTTACACCAGAGCATAAACCAATAGTCGGATCATCAGGATGAACAAACTTTTTAACTAAATAATGAGCTGTAGGATTATTTCCAGCTAATCTTATTTCACTAAAAACATTTCCTCCGCCAAACATTAAACTTGGTGCTGGAATAATCTTGGTTATATCATAATTATATACAACACCATTAAAACACCAGCAAACCTCAGTAATACTTTTATATGTTATCTTACAAGCATTACTGATATAAAATTTTTGATATTGTGTATTATCACTAACATTTCTATTTAATAAAGCTAGTATTTGACTTGCTTCAGGTATTGATATATTATTGTTAGCCCAATCCTGAAAGAATGTTGTTGGATAAACATTCATACCAACACTTATTTCTTCACTTACAAAATCTTTGTTAACATAAGCTATAGAAGGACCACTTATCAAAGCAAAACCATTTAAAGATTCCCAATAAGTCAGAAGTAATAAAATTAATGCTGAATCATTTGTAAGTGTATTAAGACCACAATTATTCATAAAAGCTATCAACCAATCATGTTTTGTCTGATCTACCCAATCATTTTCATGAACAGGCTCTATAATAAAAGTATCTGTACCTAACGTATAAGTAAGAGATTCCCCGTTTGTTCCGTAGGTTGGTGTATTCGAATCCGGCCATGGAGCTAGTTTAGAAATATCACCAGGCACACAAATATTTCCTGAAGGAAGATATTTACTAAAACCTCTGGTACCATATTCACCAGCATAAGGATAGTTTAAAGTAAACGGTATATAACTATTAGTAGTTAAACCAGAAGTTCCAGCTTCTGGACTTGTATAATTAACAACACCATTAATAAGATAAATAGGATTTACTAACCCTCCACCGCTTGGTCCAGACATTTAATATGCTATTTTTCAGTATATATTATATCAATCCTTACTGTTATGAAGGATTTCATCCTATTAAAAATTCATACTATTGTTTTTAACAAAAACCTATACTATATTTGTAGTATTAGTAATAATTTCAATCTAAAATTAAAAACATGAAAATTAAATCAATATTATTAGCCTTATTATTAGGTATAACATTATTCTCTTGTGATGATAATAAAACAAGAAATAAACCATACAGTGTTTCTCAACTAGATGCTCTAATCCGTGATCTCGGTAAAGAAAAAACTTTCTCCATTATTCTCAATGATATGGATATGGATGATAATGGTGCATACAAACATCAATACAAGATAATTTTACAAAGAAATAATTTACCAAAAGATTCTTTGACTGATTGGAAACCAGTAACACCTAAATTTTTTGAAGAACAAGAAAAAAATATGGGCATGGAAATAGCTTCCAAAGATTCCACTGGTAATGTATCTAAAAAAGCTTCACCAGCCGGTTATAACAATTATGTTGGTAATAAACAATATGGTAATTGGCAAACAGATAATACAGGAAACTCATATTGGGCTTTTTATGGTCAGTATATGTTCATGCAACAAATGTTTGGTTTAAACAGACCCATATACAGTACAGAATATCATACTTATACACATGATTATAGAAATACAAACAGGTCTTATTATGGTTCAGGTAGAACTAACTATGGTACATACGGTGATAATACAAACTATTCTAAAAGTAATTACCGAACAAAAGTAGACAATATAAAGCGTAGTGATAGAAACAGATCTAATAATTCAAATAGTAGTTGGGGTTCAAATAGTAATAAACCATCTTCTAGTACAAATAAACCAAGTAGTTATAGTTATGATGATACAAGAAAAACTTCTACAAGTAATAGTTTAAGAAATAACTCAACGAGCAGACCAAGTTCATCTTCTAGATCTATTTTTAATTCTGGTTCCAGTAATAGAAGAAGTAGTGGATATAGTAGTAGCCGAAGTAGTCGTCGTAAATAATTTGTTCTAGTCTATGAAAATAAAAAAAGCTCGAATTATTTCGAGCTTTTTTTATTTTCTTGTAATACTAATTCTTCCTTTTCAAGTTCTACCTTATTTTGAGCCTCGAAATAGTACTCCAAATACTTTTCAATTCTATCCGGCTTAAATAGAAGTTTCTTTGTAGCACGATCCCAATAAACATAACTTCTGATTTCTTCACCAGTCATATGAGCAATGATAGGTTTATCCTGTTTAAATTCACCCCATAACCTTTCAATATTACTTCTGTTATCCTTTCTATTGAAACTGTTAATAAACTGAGCTATTCTTTTGGTAACATTATCAACCTTAGAAGTAAGTACTCTTTGTTCAGTTATAGGTAATTCATATACATCCTTTGGATAAAGACGAACATTTACATAAAGTATAAGTTCCTGTTCCCATGTTTCCATGGCTTCAAAAAATTGTTCAAAACTTTTTACATAATTAATCATAATTTATATATCATGATATTAAGCCAAAAATTTTACTGTTGACTCATATAAAAAATCCAATAATGTTCTCTTCTTAATTATACGGCTCCTTTTAATTTGAAAATTAACTCTTTGTTTAAGAGTCATACCAGTATAAGATGTTTTCTTTTTTTCAACTATTAGTTTGGTTTCAGCAACTGTATTACCATTGTTAGGATCGAATGCTGAATTATTATCCCATACAGCATCTCTCCATGTATCAGCACTATGGAAAATAGGATCTTGTAATTTAATTGATTCGCTACCTGTTGAGCTAACTAATCTTCTATTACTCCAATCGAGACTCTGTACAACATTATTACAATTTATTAAGTATCGATCAATAATTCCTTGCATACCTTTCAGTATATCATCTTTTAAATCATTAGCCTCTTGTGAATGACTATAAAATAATATTATCATGATAGGCTCATGTTGCATATCAATTCTGTCAGTAACTGTTATTTTGTGTATAAAAGGAAAGCTTTTTAAGAAATTTGTAATGAGATCTTTTAAAACAGATATATTATCATTTGATATTATAAAACTACCTAAATTAAAATGATACTTGTGTGGTAATAACATTTTTGAAACAAGTTTCAAATCACCAGACTCAGTAATTTCTGTTTCATAAACACAATAGCCAGCAGCTGTTGTATCTGGTAATTGTATATTTAGTCGAAGACCTTTATGTTGAATTTCTATTTCTCGAATAGATTCATCTTCTGGTGAAAAGGAGGTGTAGTTATCTATATTTCTGGATAGATCTTCATTAATATAATTGCAAATATGTTCACTATATGTTAAACCTCTTTCCATAATTATATCTCACGTGTAAGAAGTATAGAACCATTACCAAAATCCATAAAAAGCATTGTAGTAAACATTGTTATTTTCCATTCTTCACTAACTGGTAAAGACATAAAGAAATCTTTATTATAACAGAAAGAGGACTCTTCCATATCTTCATAAGTACCAACCTTGAGACTATAGGTTCCCTGTTCTTCAATAAAAATACTACCTTTTTTAAAAGATATAAATATTCGCTTGTCTTCTGTTCTCACCGAAGATAATTCTTTTAGATCTTTATAATCTTCTTTGTTTAGAGAAAATTCAATAATAGAATCTTCGCTGTTTCTCATGTCATCTATTGCTGAGAATTGAACATTTTCAGCAGTACTATGTTCACCAGAAGTATAATTGTTTCTTACTTTACCATCCCAGGCCGTAATTTTAAATATTGTGTTATGTTGATCCTGAATAAGTATTTTGAGTTTTATTTCCTCTTTACTTCTTTTATAAATTTTGAATTGTTTATAAAAGTTTTTTGGTAAAAAAATTACAAAATCACTATCAGGAAAGTTTTCTGGAAGATGTTGAAACAAATACTGACTATCAAAAGTGTAGTATTTTATAAGTGATAGAACTTCACCTATTTTCTCAGCAGCATATATGAAGGTTTGCTTACCTCCTATTCTGAGCATCAATTCTTCTTCCTTGATCTTAGCAAGATCATTGATGGCCTCTAAAATAATTTCTAATTTATCTGCTGAAGTTGTGAGTTTTAACTCTTGGAACATTTCTTTGCTCATACACTATAATGTTTAAGTACTATTGATATAGTAAGAACACTATAAAGTTTTACAAACTCTTAATTTTATTTATTTGATCGATAGTAAGATTGTTATAATCAACAATAATATTTACATTCAAAATAAGATTACCCCGAAGGTCATGTTGAGGATTGTTAATCAATCCTTTATTACTCATCTTCAAACCTTGCCCGTCTTCTATTTTTGCCGGAATATTAATTTCATATTCTTTACCATCAAGATGTGTAAATTTAAACTTACCACCAGTAATGGCTGTTTTAAAATCAATATCTATTTTTCTTTGTAAATCACCATTACTACCTCTTTTGTAAAGATTATGTTCTTTTTCTATAAGTTTTATAAATAATGATCCTTTTTTTCCAAGGTCTGTATAATACTTAGAAAAATGCCCATAATTATGTACAGTATATTTTCGTTCACCTTTATGTGAGTATAAAGTTTCTACTGGTATTTTTTCATCTTTTTCACAAACCTTCTCACCTTTACATTTAGCACAAAGTTGTGTATGGATTCTTCCGCTACCTCTACAGAATCTACATTTAGCACCTTGGAATATTCCTGTTTGTCCACACATTAAACAATCATTACCATCATCAGATAAGTCAGAACCTGTACCATCACATTTAGTACATACAACATTTCTTTTATAGTTAATATTTAATTTCTCATTACGATAGATATGTTCCAAGGTAACATCAACAGTCAAATTAATATCAAGTTCTTCAAAAAAACCTTGTGTATCTCTACGTGTTTTAAATGGATCATATTGCCTACTACCTTGTGTAAAACCACTACCAAACATTTCATTAATCAAATCTTCAAAGTTTTTATCACCTTGTGGGTATGTACGACCATTTTGATTATAATTATATCCACCAAAATTACCATGAGTTTTCATAGTATCATAATTAGATTTCTTTTGTGGATCACCTAATATCGAATATGCTTCATTTATTTCTTTGATCTTTTCTTCAGTACCACCAATATCTGGATGATGTAGTTTACTTAATCGTCTGAAGGCTTTTTTAATATCCTCCTGAGTACTACTTGAAGTAACTTCAAGAATTTTGTAATAATCTTTATTCTCCATCGGTTTTAGTATTGATTTCTTTTTCGAGATCTTTTAGAAAATTTTTACTATCAGAATCCATAGCAATTATAATATCTTGTTTATTAAGAAAGTCCAGCATTTTATTCCGGCCTACCTCAGCTAACATTGAGTTCAAATGATTAATATCTACGTAAAATCTTTTTTTCATTAAATTTATAATTATATTTTATATACTATTCTTATATAGAAGTTTGTTAAATTGTTAAAAAAAGCTAATTTTGACGTAAACTTTCATCGATTTAATACTATAAAAATAATGAAACCAAATTTTAAATCTAATTTTAAGTACCAGAAGAAAGAAAATCCTCATAAAATTGACGATTTTATTAGAGCTACAACTGTAAGACTTGTAGGTGAAGGTACCAGTGATATTGTAGAACTGAGTTATGCACTTAAACAAGCTGACAGTTTAAATTTAAATCTTGTTGAGATTAATGGACAAGTAAACCCACCTATTGTTAAAATAATGGATTATAAAAAGTTCCTATATGAACAGGAGAAAAATAAAAAAAATACTAAAGGTCCTACAACTAAAGAAATTCAGCTAACATCAAATACCGGCCAGAATGATATTGATGTTAAAATGAAGAAAATTTTAGAATTTTTAGATAAAGGTCATAAGGTTAAAATAGTCATGAAATTTCTGGGTAGAAATATTCAGTTCGTTAGCCGTGGTGAAGAAATGCTTTTAAGAATGGCTGAGAAACTTGCTGAAGTAGGTAAGATTGAACAGTTACCTAAACTGGAAGGTAAGAATATGCTACTTTATGTGGCTCCTAAACCAAAAAATAAATAATACTGTTCTAATATGGTATTCAATAGAATAGTAAAAAGATCTATAATTCTTCTTGAGAAAAATCCTGGGAATAATTCCGACTATATAATAATCAAACGCAAATACGTATTTAAACAGAACTTCTTTTTTGGAAGAACACTGTTACATAAATATGATATTCAAATTAAGTAAAGTAATCCATGATAAAGAAAGAAGATGGTTGTATAATTTTAATCTTTAAAAAAATTGTAAAAGGTGTAGCATATATTTATAAAATTAATATTACTTCAAAAAAAGTAAAAGCTATATCAAAAGAAGGTATTGATATTACTCTTAATTGGAATAATGAAAGATCAAGAATGCGAGAAATGCTTGAAGAAGCCATTATAGAAATGGATGAAATTATAATGAATAATAAAAATATTATGTATACAGCAATTTTACAAAAGAATACTTTTGAAGCTGAGAAGGCTGAGAAACATTTAGAAAAGAAAAAAGATATTCTTACAATATTAAAATCTTATAAATTCTAACATGTCCAGATCTATAAAAGAAACTCCTGTTTTAACTGGTAAAGATGTTGATACATTCTACAAAAATCTCATGGAAAATGTAATAATTTTAGAGAATCCCACTAAAGAAGAATTGGAACTAAAGGCTATTACTATAGAAAGAATGAAGAAATCTTATGAAGCCTTGAAATCGATAACAGTTGGTTTTGAGTTTTAAAAATTTGCCCTCTTGAGTTTTTATAAGCTCAAGCAAGCCTGCAAAATTGGTTGCAGGCAATTTTTTAACCAATAAAAATATCGTTTATTCTATTTTTTATTTTAGAAATTTCATCAGCCATCATAGTGTCCATTTCAGAGACCATACCTAAATCAAACGTATACAATTTTATAGTAACTTTATTGTGGCCATCAAATTCAATAATTGGATAATGATCTTTCCTGTTTGCGAGTTCTAATACATCCTCTATAAACTTTTTCGATTTCTGAAATTTATCAAATTTAAAAATAGAAATAAGATATTTACCATCATATAGGAAATCTGAAGGCATTTCTTGATTGGTAATATAAAAAAATACGAAGCCTCCTAATTCCTGTTTAGGATATTCGGGTGTTAATGACGATATAAGATTTAATTTAGATTCTGGTTCCAAAACCAATACATAATGAAAACCAACTTTAAAAAGAAAAGCTCCTGGGGACATACTCCTAAGTATAGGATTTATATACCCAAGCTTTAGTACTAAAGATTCAGCATAAGCTTCTAAAGATTCTGGAATTTTAATTGAATTAAATTCTGTAAAACTGAGAACCACGACAATTAGTTATTTTTAAGTATAGGATTAAATAACCCATAATCAAGAGCCATTGTTATAAAACTAGAAAGTGTTTCTGAATCATAAGCCATCAAATCTTGTACATCAGATTCGCCATCTCTTATCTCTCTAAGAAGATGTATAATTTCTGAATTAAGTTCACTAAATCCTAAATTATCAGAACTATCTGATATGTTAACATCATATATGGATTCATCGTCTCCACTATTTTGTTCTTTTATATAATCACTAAATTTTCTCATTGTTGAAATTTGTTTTTTAATCGAGGAATTCGATTTTTGTCTCAGTCAAACCTAATAAACCATTTACTGTTTCTTCTTCTTTCTCCTCCACATTAATATTACCTTCATCATCTTTTGTTTGGTGTGTAGCCTCTTCATCAGCTTTATTTTGTTCGTTATCAATAGTATTTTCACCAACTGCTAAAGATGTAGGAATATTATCTATGACCAAATATTTTTGTAGAATGTATTCAACCATTTGCTCGGCAAGTTCTGTATCTGTATATGCTTTATTCACATCATCACCAGTATCTTCATGAACCTTAGCTTTATATTCATCTATGAGATTTGATGGTACACTAAATGTTGTTTTTACTTTGTATGAACCTTCTACAAGAATTGTTGATTCATAAAGACCTTGTGTTGGTGAAGGTACTTCATCGTCTATATGAAATTCTTCAACTTTATCATCTTCTGCGGAATCTACTATATTTGATTTGTTAATATCCGAAATTGTTTTAGCTGTATCATCAATAAATTCTTCCTTCTGTATGTAAGGATCAATACCATATTCTTCTGTAAGCTCAGTGAGTATACCTGTTAAAGCATTTAATTCATCAGAAATTTTAGTATAAAAATCAGGATCTGATAAATCTTTTTTAGAAGAAATTAATCTTGTTTTATTATTAAATGCTGATAAAAAATCCCAGGTGATATCACCTACAGTAAAATCAGGTTCTCTATTTGAGAAAACGTTATTTAAAATATCAACTAATTCTTTCTTAGATATTCTCTTAACTGGTTGTATAATTTTTGGTGGTGCTATTGTATTTTCAACTAAATGAGTTGTTTTTGGTGTTACAGGTTTAGTTAAAGCAACTTTAGGTTGAATGTTAGTTTTTGATATCTGTACAGGTTCAACTTTTTTTGGAGCTACTTTATTAGTAGTTTTTTCACTACCTTTTTTTACGAAATCATCAAATGATAAAACACGATCTAATTTTGTTGACATTATATTGAGTGAAATTTTAGTTATATATCAAATCAATCCTGAGAATTATCGTTTAGATAATCGAATTCTTCGGTAGCAGGAAATAAATGATAAATTAATGGTGTAGATGGTTCATACATACTGAAATCTCTTATTTCAGAATCTGGTTTGAAAATTTTGATTAGAACTTCTTTTTCAAGTTTGAAGTTTTCAATCATTTTCTTACCATCAATATAGAAAGCCATCCATTGAATATTGTTACTATAATCATAACATATTTTTAAAATATACTTCAAGTTATTCATTATTCTTTGATTTTATTTAAGATAGCTCTTACTCTTTTCTTAAGTTTATGTTCGGTAATTATAGTATAATTAATATTATTATCATCAAGTAATTTTTGTATTTCTATACCTTTAGCGTAGGCCTCTTCTTGGTTTTGTCTTCGACCATGACTTTGATATTCAAATATAGGAGGTAAGTAGAAATTGTAATTTTCATAATTATCATATTCCTTCCATATAAGATTTTCTAATTCTTTGTAAGGATTTTTAAGATAAGTAATACCCATAGGGAACGGACTATCAGTTACAATCCAATCAACTTTATCACGAACTCTGTATTGAAGATGTTGTTGTTCTCCAAAAATAAGTATCTGATCCGATAAATTACAAAAATTGTTTTCATAGGTTTGTCCTTTAGCATATTCTTCAACATACTCAACTTTAAAACCTTTTACCTTCATATCAGCAGCAAGTCTCATAGCTAATGTGCTCTTACCCGAGCAGGGAGCCCCATAAATATTAATAACTTTAGTTTTCGACATAATAAACAAATTGTTTGTACTGTTTATATAGAAATAGCTGAATTAAGTTGAACATATATTGATATATAATTGAAATATTTACCTTATATGTCTGAACTAAAATATTTTCAGAATCTAAATGATTTCCTCTTAGAAGAGAACACTTATAAAATTAATCCTAAAGTACATGCTGAGGAATTAGTAATGATCCTAGGTAAAAGCATAGGTGAAGTAAATAATTTATATAAGGCTTTAGAAGTTATTAATCGTTTCAATCCAAAGATGGTTTTAAAAGCAAAAGATCAAGATACACTTTCATTTGAACCTATCATACACTGGTTATCTAATTTTAATGATAATAACAGAAGAAAAATATTAACCTGGTTCAGAGATAATAAAGATAAACACAAAAGACTTATAAGACTATTCGATATGATTGATACCCTTGATGGGTTTATTGTATACTACAATCAAAACTTTACAGGTGAACATAAGATAGATTTATTCGAAGGTCTTCAATTACATAATATACAAAATGGTAAATTACTTATATCCTGGATGGTTCCTAATACAGAAATAAATTCTGATAACTATTATTACGATATTGGTATAGGAGATAGAAAAATAGAAGTAAAGGATTTCACAAAAAGAAAAACTCCCTTAGAAGAAATAAAAATTCAGCTGGCAGAGAAAACTAAAATCAGTAGATATGAGTTTTGGTCTGAAATGGATTGGTCCATATTACAATTAAGACAAATCAAACCAGAACTTATAGCGTTAAAAGAAGAGTTAGAAAGTGAACAATGGAAATCAGATGAAAATGATATTCTTCGTAAATTTTTGAAATACGCTTTTGAAGTACTTGATGAACAATTCCTACAAGATTTTGAAGCTGGTAATTTTGAAAACACAGCTTCTTGGGAGCGAATGTATAACTTATTCATTAGTGGAAACAATCTATTAAAGTTCAAAAAAAGTAAACCTGGTGAAGGTATTTACGATTACGTTAAATTCATAAGTTCTTCAAGAGACAATAAACCTATGTTGTTTGATGTTGAACCGGTGGAAATAAAAACAGATGAAAATGATATTCCAGAAGAGATTACTCTAAAAATAAGAGAAAAATCAGAGTTAGAAAAAAAGATATCCTATCTAAGAGTTAAGATATTGAAATTTAAGTATGCTAGAAATCCTGTAGACTGGATTAGAGATATATTAGCTGCCGAACAGTCCATAAGAAATTTCGCTAAAAAAATTAATATACTTATCGTTACACAAAGCGGTATAAAACTTATCACTGGCCAGGGTAATCAAAATCTTATTTTTAATACTGTAGGTAATGAAAAAGTTAAAGTAAGTTATCTTGGTGAAGAACCTAAAGAAGACTTATCAAATTATAAAAATGGTATATTAAGTCAACCATTCATGAAAAATATTTGGGCTCACAGATAATGGAAAATATTTTAGAAGCATTTGGAATGAAGGATATCGAAGTAAAGAATAACATAAAAGCATTCTTCTCTATCTTTCATGATCTTAAATATAAGCTCGAGGAAACACCTAAAAGATTAAGAGTATATCTGAAACATGATGATTTCACAATTCTATCTGTTGCTGGACTGATTAAATTTTATTTTAAGAGAGTAGAAAACTGTGATATTATTTTCATATACAATAAGAAAGAGAAGTGTTTAAAATTTCCTTTAAAACAAAATATAAGTTTTCAAGATCCTAAAAGAAATAATTATTATGGTGTTTATGAACCTAATGGTTTCGATGAATCAAAAGCTAAAGAAATTAGATTAAGTGAATTCTTGAAACACAATAGATTAGATGTTGATTTTCTTGTTAATCTTGCTGAGTTTCCAGAAGACTTTGAATTTTACAAACAAGTAATATCACTCAAGAAAACTATTTATTATTATAGTTATCAGGGTATTGAAACATTTTACGTTTGATAAACATTACTTATAAACATTGCCTAAAAATGATCTTAATATGAAAAACATAGTAACAGAGCAATTAGAATCTCTTGAAGTAATTATTGATCCGGTTTATTTAAAACAAATTTACAAGAAAATAAGAAAGAGTTTATCCATTGATAAAGTTTATCATTCTATCAGGACTGCCTCCTACGCAATTGAATTTACTAATAGTCCAGATGCTATCATTGTGGCCCTCTGTCATGATTATCTTGAAGCTGGTGGTTCCTTATTAAAACTTGATGTGTCTGACAGAATAAAAGAATTGTTAATGTGTCTCACAATAGAAAAATATTTTAACGAATATGATAATCCTTCTCTTTGTTGTTTACATTATAAAATACCTCGATTACCAACAGATATGAAAAAAGATTTAATATATGCTAAAATTTCAGATAGGTTAGATAATTGCATTATGAAAGCTAACATTGGTATTCTTAAGGATAACTATATTGAAAAGACAAAAAATCTTTTGTTCATGCTTTATAATAATTTTCCTAATAATAAAACGGATCTAAGAGAAAAAATTCTTGAAAAATTTATACCTATAAATCCAGGTTTCATTGAACTTAATAAAATTCTATTTGCTTTCAATAACTAAAAATTTGCTCAATAACATTAGTAATGATATTGAGCAAATATAGTGATATTACTTAATATTTCGCTTCACCCTTTCTAAAAGAATTTCATAAATTAAATCCTCAGCATTGTTTTTATCATCAGGTACTTTTGTTGATACAGTAAAATATTCAATAACCGACTCGTTAAATTCTTTACAAAACTCATCATATGTAAAATAATTTGTAACACCATATTCATTATAAATCAAAATATTAGTTTCTAGTTGGCACATTTGCCATTCTGTAAACTGATCCATATAAGAATCATCTTGTATCTTTAGTACTTCTTGTAATTTAGTTTCCATACTTAGATATATAAATAAAGTATTAGAAAGTTTATGAAGAAGAGCTACGTAAAAAAATATAATGAATTTTTAAAGGAAGATGCCGGATGTGGATATGCTACACAAGGATCTTCAACTGGTATGGGTGCTGTAGTATCTCCAGGAATTAATACTGTTCCTGGTGTTCCTGGATCAGCTGGTTCAGGAGATTTCGGTTCACCCTTTTTACCAACAGCAGCTCTTAAGAATACAATTTATAAACCTAAAATGACAGACCGTCAAGGATCTAAAAGATATCGTGGAAAAGAAAAAGCTATTAATCAGCTTAAGTCATTATCAAAAACTAGAAAAACAGCAAGTTCGAGAGTTAAAGATAACGAACCATCAGCTGTAAAAAGTTTTTCTGATTTTATTAATGATTTTAAATAATATTTTTGAACTATTCATATGGGAAAATATGTAAAAACATTTGAGAATTTTATAAATGATGGTAAACAGATTGGTGACTATTTTTTAACAAACACAGATTATAAAAAACTTATAGATGAAGGATATGGACCTGATGAAGACGAAATCGATAATTACCTTAACACACTTAACAATTATTATAATAACGGTGGAAAAATTAGAAGAATTATTTTTTCATCTAAAGTTAATAAAAACTTAGGTCATCACTGGACACATATGAATAATGATATTGATAATTACATTCAAGATTTATTCGACTTTTTACATGATGAAGGAAAAGTTACGGATAATCCACCTATAACTATAATAGAAGCAATAACACCACCACATAATGTAGGTGTTAAATACTCACTTGAACAATATCAAAATAATCCTTGGGAAGAAGAAATTTACATTAAAAACTCCAAACTATTAAAAGAAGTAAAAATTAGAAAGATTAAATAAGAATTAGTCCTTTTTAAGGCTGTAATGTTTATCGTAGGCTTTATTCTTTAAATCAAAAATTTTATCAATATATCCATTTCTTCTAAGAAGTTTGAATACAAGATTTTCCACTGAGTATTCACCTTCAGCTCTAAGACCAGCCTGACGACCTTTCTTAATTTTATCCCAGATATCTTTTATTCGTTCTCTGAACTCAGCATAGTCTAAAGTATTAATATCAGCTTCAATATCATCTACTGTATCCATAATAGACTCAGCCTTGATTTTAATCAATACATCATCTATTTTAACATTTTTAGGGTGAGGTTTCAGTATCCATTTATCATTTAGTAAAGAATAAATACCTGTAGAATCATGTTCAGCATTTATGTCTTGCATATACAATTCAACATCATAGTCCAAAATTTTAATATCATGAATAGTGTTAAATTCTCTTGTAACAGATAAAAGATAATTTTGTACAAGTGTTACATCAGAATTAACCTTAGAAAAATCTAATAAAATATGTAAGTCTATATCACTGTACTCAGACCATGTAAAGTTACAATTCGATCCAGTTAGTATTATATCAGTATACTCAATACCAAGTTCAAAAGTTTTATAAAAATCTTCTGCTATACCTAATAACTTCTCACGAATTATAGGTTTTATCTTATCATCTGTTTCCCATATTAAAGGATTCAGTTCTTTTTTAACAGCAAAGCTCTTCAGAGGTTTTTCGATATCTTGTTCATGAGATCTTTCTGTTATAAAATCGATATAATTCTTAAGCATGTAACTTAATGATATTTAACTTATATATCAAAGAAATTTATAATGAAATCTATTGATTACTAAGGCAGCTAAACCTAATATTGTAACACTTCGATAAAACAGAGGTAGTATTACATCATTAAACAATGTACCTTTATATTTACTACCAACGATATTATGTAATTGTAAGAAAACAATCCGGAAAGATATTAAACCAACAAAGAATATCCATTGTGAAGTCATAATACCAATCAGACAATAAAACAATAAGAAGTACTTTAGAAATAACCCATACATGATATGCTGTTGTATTAGTGGTTGGAGATTATTCCAGTCTTTACTAAGATCTATATTCTCACCAGAATTCATTAATTCTCTGGCTATGTTAACTCGTAGTTTCCATGATGACATATCTGAAAACAATATTAGAATAGACACTATAGCAACAAAATAGAAAATATAAATGTGTAGCATAATCAAATGGATTTACATTTTATAGAATAAATATTTCTTTAGTTTAAACTTTTTACCATTTTTCATCTATTAAATTAAAAACCAAATTATTGTTTTATGGGAAAGAAAGAAAAAGAACACAAAAAGAGATCGCAAAATAGAACTCAAAGACTTAAAGATACTTTGAATCATAATAAAAAGCAGTATAAAGCCTGGATGGAAGAAACCAAGAAAGTACAAGCTCAGATAACTAAGGAATATCAAATGGCTCAACTTATCCAGAAGAACATTGACGATGTTAGAAATAAAGCACCAGAGATTTTCATAGTAAATGAAGATGGTACATATAAGTATAATACCGAATTAGTATCTGTTAATGATAAAGATGAAGTAGTATTTATTACTAGTAGTATTCCGGTATTTGAAACTTATAGTGATAAAAAAATAACAGCTCAACAATATTTAGAAATCATCAAAGACTTAACAGAAAATGAAAATACGGAAAAAGAAGAAATTCCGGAAATTGTTATTGATGAACCAATGGTTACGATGCCAGCAAATGATGTAATACTCATTGAAGGTGTAACTAAGGATGATCTTCCTGAATAATTTTTCGCTTCTTTAATTATTCTAAAAGCCTGATAACAATATCAGGCTTTTTTTATTAGATAGATAAAACATGAACCAATTAAACGAGCATATACTTGAATTTTTAAAACTAATAAAGATTGATTTATCTGACCGAGAAGAATCTTTTAGTCAATGTAAAAAAGTTTCTATTATGCTTGTTCAATATCTTAAAAGAAATTCAATCAACGCTGAGCTTATTAAAGTCAGTAGCTTTTTGAAAGGAGGATTCACACAAATTCATTCTAAATGGTGTATCATAGAAAGAAATTTCTGGAGTCATTATATCGTTAAAGTAGGCGATATTTATGTAGATTTAACATGGAATCAATTTATACCAGGATCTTCAGTACCAACATATTTTACTGAAGAAAATATTATATATTACTGGGAAAATTACTACGTAGTTTAATTTATAAGAAGATTTCCTTGACTAACAACAAGGGGGGTTCTGACCTCCATTTGAGGTGCTTCAACATCGCTATAGATGCAGAGCCAAATGTTATAAAAGGTGTTGATGGCCTCCAATTGAGATGCTTCAACATCCATCGATTTAAAAGGATGTTCGCTTGGCAAGGTGTTTCTGGCCTCCAATTGAGATGCTTCAACATCTCGTGTACTTTTGTCAGCGAATTTGCTATTGGTGTTTCTGGCCTCCAATTGAGATGCTTCAACATCATGTTAGTTATAAATGTTTGAATGTCTTTATATTTCATACAATATTGTTTCTCAAAAACTGACCATATTATTGTATAATCAACATATAAGTAGCTATTTTTTCTATTGTACATCACAACATATCCTTCCGAATCTTCGAATATAATACCATAGGGGTATTTCTTATCCACTGAAATACTCCCTAACTTCGATATCAAAAATTCCTCCGATGTCATCATTAGTAAACCAGATTGTATTTAAATAAAGTCTGTTGCCACTCAGTATCCATTGTATATTGAAGTATCAAAGGATTCAATTCTTTTCGTAATTCAGTATGTTCTTTATTAAACGCTATACCGTAAAATTGTGTATCAAATTCCTTAGATGATAATTGAACGTGATTTTCAAAACCCTCTTTTTTAATTAAATATTTTAGAACGGGTGTATCATATACTAAAGCATCAAGTTCTCTATTTTTAATTGCATGGAGGCCTTCCACAACACTATTGAATCCTATATGACGTACGCCATGATCACTTAAATAAAAAGAGCTAGTTGTTCCAACAATGGTTCCAACTTTTTTCTTTTTTAGAGTATTGATATTTTCTATTTCATTTTCCAGCTTCTCCACAGTAAATGCTGCTGTAATCGAAGATGAAATAATTGTATTGATAAAGAAACAAGCAAATATAAACACTATAATAATAAATTTACCAAGATTAGACCTGGTAACTTTATCACCGAAACCAACTGTAGCCTGGACAACAGCCATAAAATAAAAACCGTCAAAAATACCCATAGGACCAGAACTAAAATCAGGATTGTTTTTATATTCTATTATCCAAATAACAATACCCATAACAAATAGTAGAACAAAAAGAAAAACGAATACTCTGAGATAATCCCAAGATAATAGTTTTCGTATAATCAATGCTGAGGTTGATTCATCAACTGGGGTTGTAGCAACTCCATATGTCGTAATGAAATAAGGTTGGCTAAAATCAACCACCTGTAACCGCTGTGCATTAATAGTTATAGATCCAAAACCGATATCAAGCTTTCCTGTATTCACATCATGTAATAATGTTGCTATATTATCTAGGTGATATTCTATTACCACATACTCTATACCCTCTTTTTGAGCAATTTTATTCCAAAGATCAAAACTTAAACCACCATAACTATTGTCTTTGTTTTTCATTACAAAAGGTGGTGAAATGTAAGTACCAACAATTAACTTCTTTTTAATCGGTACACCAAAGGAATTCACAGATATTATAAAGCTTAGAAATAATACCGATATAGTCTTCATTATATTTTTCATAGTAGGTTTAATGGTAATAGGGACAAATATATGTAATTTTTATAAAACTTAAAAGAGTTTTTTTATAGGAGATATATAAAGAAAAGATAAAAACTTCTATATGAGTAATTTTTCATTAAATTTAAACAAACTACACACATCTATACAGGACCTTGGTATAAAAAACATCAAAGTAGTAAAAACTGGCCATCAGGTGTTTTTCGAAGGTACCACTGAAAATAATATTAAACTTAAATTCAAACTTAACGAAGCTTGTCTGGGTCAAACTTCTCCAGCAGCTTGGAGTTATTCTGCTAATCCAGACAACGATTTATGGGTTCAAAGAATTTCCTTCCTACAAGATATACCAGAAGTTATTCAGGACATTATAAATAAGAAAAGATTTGATTCTTCTTATTTGAATACCATTAATGAAAATAAAGCTGAAGAAGAGACTAAGGAAGAGGAAACTGATAAAGACAGTGATAAAAAAGAAGGCCATAAATATGAATATGGTTGTTTAATGGGTGATATTGAATCTGAAGACTGGTCATCAGACTTTGTTGAAGAGGAGGATCTTTTCTTTGATCCTGAAGAAGATGACGACCAGTTTGGTAGAGAAGAAGATAAGCATGTAACAATTTTATTTGGATTCAAACAAGATGAAACTGATATGACTGACTTAGATAAATTTATTGAAAAAATAAAACCTATCGATGATTTAACTATCACCGGTATATCTTGCTTCAACTCAGAAAAATATGATGTTCTAAAATATGATATTGAGTCTGAAATATTAAGCAAATTAAATACCGAATTAAGAGAAGAGTTTCCTTATGAGAATGATCACCCAAAATATCATGCTCATATGACAATAGCATACTTGTTACCAGGTAAAGGTGAGAAATATGACGAGAAATATGAAGAACCTAAAAAATTGGAATCAATAACCAAACTTACTTATTCATTTCCATCCGGTGAAAAGAAAACATACACTTTAAAGGAAGATAAAGAAGAAAAATAAAAAATTATCTATGAAATTCTCCGAACTAATAAAAGAATCCTTTTTCGATAAAAACGAAATCAAAACTATTGGTGATGTATTCAGACATAAATCTAGTTATAAAGATAAAGTTGCCTGGGCTGTTAATCAGATAATGATGGATACTGAAGGTATAAGTGAGAAATCATTTAAACTTCTAGATGAACTTAAAATTAACATTGAAAATGTTTTTGATAAAAATCGTACCGAGATAGAGTCTTTGATAAAGGACTGCCAAGAAAAAGATTATAGGGTTGAATATACAGCCGAAAAAGTATATTATGATTTCTTCAAAAAAAGTGAGTAATGAATAAATTTGTAAAGAGTTTTGAGGAATTTGTTAATGAATCAAACAATAATGATTACTATGAGGGTGATATTTTTCATTACCTTTGTTTAAATATATGAAGACCCAGAAGCTAATGCTGCTTATACTGTAGGAACTCATGATGTAGAAGAAGCTTATGATTTCATAAAGATGAATATAGGTTAATTATATTTTTTAGAATACTTAATATATAGATTATAATTAAAAAATTTTATGATTAATATAGCAAGTATATCAAATAATACTATAGAATTCACAAGTACAAATGATCCTATCACTCTATCAGGAGATGTCTCTGGATCTGGAACTAACGGAATCACTACTCTTGTAAATTGGCCTAATGGTTATCCAACTTACGATACTAGATATTCTACACCTTCGAGTACAGATACATTTACAAATAAGTCAGGTAATATTTCGCAATGGTCTAATGATTCGGAATATTTAACAGGAAATGAATTAATTATATTATCAGGAGATGTTACTGGATCTGGTACTTCTGGAATTTCAACAATAGTTACTTGGTCTAATGGATATCCTACTTATGATGCTAGATATGTTACACCTTCCAGTACAAATACATTTACAAATAAATCAGGTAACATTTCGCAATGGTTTAATGATGTTGGTTATTTAACCAATGATAAACCAATAATTTTATCTGGTGATGTAAGTGGAACTGGTACTTCAGGTATTGCTACATCCGTTAATTGGACAAGTGGTTATGCAACTTATGATTCAAGATATACATCTAAAATAGAAACACCTTTAAATGTAAAAGATTATGGTGCAGTTGGTGATGGTATTACAGATGATACAGTAGCAATTAACGCTGCCTTGGCAGCAATGGGTACTCTAAATAAAGATTTATTCTTACCAAGTGGTACTTATTTAGTAAATACTTATACGGCACCTATTTTATCTGGATCAAGTAATAAAATATTAAGAGTAGAGAATTCTGGTATAGTAAAATTTAGAATATTTGGGGAAAAGGGTACTTGTATAACATCTAGTCTAGATAATGGTACACAATTAATTTTGTATAATAAATTAACCGATTGTGTAATAGAAAATATATTTTTCCAAAATACTCATGCTGTAACACTAAATCAAACAGGAGCAATTTATTTATCCGGTACATCATCACAAAATATTAAAAATTTAAAAATAAAAGGTTGTAGATTTGAAGGTTATTCTACAGCAATACTAACACAAGGTGTAACTGGTTTCACAATTGAAGATTGTATATTTGAATCACCTCTGGGACATGATAACGCACAAAACAATACACAACCAGCAGTGTATGTATGGTTTCATGATAATCCTGGACAAGGTGTATGTATAGATGTTAAAATTAGAAATTGTGTCGCTAACGGGTTTTCTGGAACAGATATTACAACTACTACAACTAAAAGACCTATGGATGGCTTTTTGGATGGTACAGTTTATGGTTTAGAATATATTGGTAATACGACTAAAAATTTTAGTCAGGAACATATTATATTATATCCAACAGTACCGGCATCTACTACAGTAGTTGTAGATTCATATTCATTACTAATTGCAGATTCACATTTTTATTTGTCTGTTGTACCAAATTCTGTTTATACGCCAACGAGTAGTACTTCTGGATTAACTAGTAATTATGGTGTAAGAGCTGATTGTAATAATGTTAATATTTCTAATTGTGATTTCTTCGATTATACATCTGGTATATTAATATTACCATTACAATTTCCGACACTTAAACAACACGGATTTAAAATATCTAATAATAGATTTTATAGTCCAAGAACCACTACACCTGTAGCATATACACCTTATGAAGCTATAAAAATACAAGGATCTACAACAACAGGTAATGCTGCTTATAATATAACAGTTGATAGCAATTATATAGATATTGATGGAATAACATTACAATCTAATAGAGGTGCAATCTCTATTTACAATTCGGAAAAGGTAAATGTTATGAATAACACCATTTATAGTCAAAATGTTAATCTAAATGGTTATACATTAAATGGTATTTTATTATCAAATCTAAATAATACTACGTTAAAAAACAATAATATAATTGGTATAGCGACACCTTATAATATATCTGGGGTTCCTGTAGGAAATTTAATAACAGATTCAACAGTTCCAACATTGGGTGATTTACAACTTAGAAATGGTGGAGTACCTAATGAAATGGTAACTTTATTAGGTAATATAACATTTGCTGATTCAGCACCAAAAAACTATTATTGGAATTCTACATCTATTGCAACTATAGATAATATATCAATTGTGGGTTCTACATCTGGGACTGGTAGATGGGTAGCATTACCGGTACAATCAAATTTAATAACACCTATAGTATATGGATCTAGTACATCTGGTGGTGCTTTAAGATTAGATAGCACTTCAAATTCAATTAAAGGTAATATTTATTTTGATGATTCTTCTGGATTTGACTCAATAAATATGTTTTTAGGTATAGGTACACCAATTCCTCAGTCAAAATTACATTTAGTTGGTAATATAAAAACTTCAGCCTGGACAACAAATGGTATTGGTTTAAGAATAGCTCCTGCTGTGTATACTGATACAACGAGTAATGGTGCTGTACCAACTGTTTATGCTCATACAATAGGATCACCTACGTTTGCTACATCATCTGTTACAACTTATTCGCAAGCAGCAACTCTGTTTATAGATAAGCCAACAGCTGGAACAAATGCTACAGATGCAAACATTTCCTCTCTTATATTAGGTGGTGATTTACAACTTCAAACCGGATCAACAGCTAAAATTGGAACAATTGATAACAATGGTCTCAATATTAGAACTAATTCTATAAGTAGAATATTATTAACTGCCTCAGGTCAAATGACTTTTCAGAATACAGGTTCTGCTAGTGGATCAGTACCATTTATTCAATTTACACAAGCAGTAAATACTGGAGGTAGTGGAAGTGGATTTTTATGGACAGCTGCTCCTCATACTGGTCAAGCAAATAACACTGAAATAACTGATATTAATTTCAATTTATCAGCAAATATGAAAATGCTTGATGGTACATCGGGATTACAAAGAGCATTTAGAATACAAGGAAGAACTTATACACCTGTTACAAGTAATTTGACTTTAATTGAGGCTTCTACATTAGAAGTAAATCCTCCCATCGCTGGTATAGGAACAATTATTGATACGAATTATGCAATAAAAAGTACAGGTAATATAGGACTTATAGATGCGAATCTAGTATTAGGATCTACATCAGGTACTATGATTGGAACTTCAATAACACAGAAATTAGCATTTTGGAATGCAACACCGATAGTTCAACCTACTATTGCTATTACAGCTTCAACATTTATAGCCAACCCGAGTACGAACACAGTATTTAATGAAAGTACTTTTGATGGATATACAATAGCACAAATTGTGAAAGCATTAAGAAGTGTAGGGCTTTTAGCTTAAGAGAGTTTTATAGAAAAAATATAAAAGGTAGTAATTTTTAGTTAATTACTACCTTTTGTGTTTTAATGAGTAAACCATTACATATTACTTTTATATAAAATACACCGGATATATTAGTTTTGATACTTTCATTAATATCACCTGATTTTATGAAATAACAAAAAACTTGTTGACCTAAAGTATTTGTAAAATATAAATCTATATTATCTTTAGATGATCCAATAACATTAACACAATCATTTTGATTATAAAAAGTAATATTGGTTTCATCTATACCTTCTACTTCAACTATTGATGAGTATGCAAAATTACTATTATAATCAACTTGTTTAAGTCTGTAGTATGTTTTTATATCTGTGTCTGTGATATCTAAATAAGAATAATCAATAATTGTTTTACTGTTTTTATATCCTGGTAATTGTTTTAAAACTGACCAGTTTATAGCATCACTGCTTTTCTCTAAAAGAAAATATTCATTATTAATTTCATTAGTTGTCACCCAAGTTAATAAGTTACCTTTGTATGTTCTTTTACAGTCAAAAGAAAGTAATTCAACTGGTGTTGAAAAAGAACATATCAAAAATTGATTTGGTATACCAGGACCTTGTATTTGAATTTGTATACTTGGATTAAAAAAGCTAACCTGAACTGTTGCACAATTTGTATTATTTGTAAATGAATTTCCTGTAGAGGTTGTTGTTCCTGAGCCTGCATTATTTGGTAGATTAAAAAAGTTAGCTGAATATCCTGAAGCTAACACATTACCTTGTAAAGTCCATAAGCCTCCACCAGGTATATTTATACCAGTAAAATTTATATTGTAATCTAAAACATAATTGAAATTATATCCGCCTGATGGACAAATTATTTTATTAGTAGATATAGAAACTGGTGTAACATCAATATGAACAGTATAACCATTAGTAGATGTTACAGTACATTGACTGTATGCAGAGAGAAAGCTTATAAAGCAAAAAAAGAATATTAGTAATAAATTTCTCATTTTTACTTTTAT